ACACATAAGGTGTACACATTATATATACACATAAGGTGTACACATTTTATTATTTATTATACTTATAAAATTTGCTTACCAATAAAATTTGCGCAGGCAACTATTAAGTTCTTCTTACCTTCAAAGACCCTACCTATTTCTATATGTCGCTCTTGGACGTCACTTGGCAGTATCGTTTTTATATAGCTAGTCTCTTCCTATAACTACGAAAGACTTATACGCTCTATAAGTACGCCTTTCTGCTTACCTAATATGTACGCCCTATTTCTTACTTATATTTTTTACGCCCCCTTTTACTTACTCCCTCTATTCATACCCCTCTTATCTCTCTCCTTTATAAGTACGCCTTTACTCGTACTTATATTCGTACACCCTTACTCTTACTCCCTCTCTCTCTACCTCCTACTACTCTCCCCTCTATATGTACACATAATATGTACGCCTTTTTTCTCAAAATTTTTTCCCAAAAAAATAGGTACGCTCAAAGCGTACCCAAAAATTTTCCCAAAATTTTTACTTATTATAATTACTTCTCCCCTTTACTCTTCAATAGGAAAGTAAATTCCAGCTATTCTTTCTATAAAATTTTGAACACTAAATTTTGGAGGCTTTATGAAACAATCAAAACTAATGAAAAAAATTACTACGACTTTGGAGGAACTAAAAGTACCCTACTCTCTGAATGTGTCCTATCGAGATTGCCTATCTCCTTTGGGGTATCCATTGCTATGGAAGCTGAGGCTTACTTGGCGCGGGTCCATCGTTTTAGTTGAAGAACGATACCATGATATTTCGCGCGTTCCTAATCCCCAACGCCTACGACAAGTCAATACTATAAAAGATAACTATGCCTCTTTCCATAAAATTCCTTTACTCCTAATCTGGGACACAGATTCCTCTCTCATAAACCCCGAATGGCTCTCGCGCCAACTAGACCTAATTATAACTCAAGACTTTTGAAAAAGACCTACCTCAATTAGAAGTAGGCCTCTCTTCATAATCCCTAATATTCTTAGAACACTCTGGACAATAATCTCTATTACCGTCCACATCGTGAATCCACCCTGCTTCTTTTGCTTTATCAAGAGCCTCATTATAACTATTTGCATATGGACTATGCTTACCACACCCATCGCAAACTCTATAACTTCTATGACTTATTTCTACATGGGTCATAAAAAGTATAGCAAAAAGAGCTATCCACCATTTATGAAATAATACTGCAAGCGCTCCCCAAACAAGTATTACCATAACATTTTTTAGCATTAAAGCCCATATGGTATTTTTATCCATAATAACCTCCATCCGGCCCGCCATGAATTCCAAACAACTTACCTTCCCACAAACAATCTCTTGCTTTTTGAGGGCAATACACAAGCTCTTTTACGAGAAGCTTAAAATCTTCAACTGTACTCGCCCCATCATAATCATAACCAGTTGCCCAAATATCAAATAGCCACTCGTCCGCGCAATCCGGTTCACACATCTTACAACCAGTCTGCTCATCGATCCAATACTTCATAGTTTTCTCCTCACCATTGGCTTCCATTCATAGCATTCTTCCAATTCTTATTTAATGCCCGCTCCTTCGCTTCTTCCAATCTCCATAATAGCTCGCGCTACTGCTTCAACTTTATCCATAGAAACTGCCCCATTTACAGAAGCAGACTCACACAAAAGTCCCAAAAGCTCTATCACACAATCAAATCTTGTCATCTATCTTAGACCCCTTTCCACGAAAAGATTTCCTCCTCAGCAACACCATCCAACATCGGCTTTATTACTTCCTTGATTGCACGCCAGCAAGCTTCAACAGTCTTAAAAGAGGGTCCGAATCTTTGAGAAGTAGTATAAGAAATAAACCATCCGCGAGATTCTCTACCCAAAGCAGGATAGTAATTTCCACTTCCACCATTCTCCATAGAAAAACGCCACAAACACCGTTCAAGTTTTTCGTAGAGAGCGCGCCTTGTAAGAAGCTCTGCATCAGTACAGTAATTAGCGCAATTATGATATTTCCCAGTGAAACACAAAGAATTCTCTTTGAGCGTCATTACATCTCCATTACCACCAATAAAATAAAAACTCTCTCCCTCTGCAACTCTCTCAAAAGGATTCCTCTTCTTCGCCGATGGCTTCGACTTTAGAATAATATTCCCCTCATTATCAATTACAAAACTATCGGGAGCAAAATCATAAATCTTCCCATCAATCTCAAACTTTATATTTGCCATTCTTAGTCCTCCTCTACATCATATTCCATATCATTATAACCTTCAGGAGCAATACCCTCGAGGTAATCTTTAATTTCTCTATCATTCCAATCATCTGGAACTTCTACCGTCTTCAATACAGAATAAGATACATAAACTGTCTTAGTTGTTTTCTTTTTCTCCAAAGTCAAATTTCCAAACTCTTTTTCATAAAAGTTCGTTATTTTAGAAAAAAGTTTAGGTTGTTCTTTTTTTATGTCCGAAAGATAAGGAGTATCTTCTCCCTTCCAAGGACCTCGATAGAGTTGTCCTCCATAACTCCCTCGCTCTTCCCCAATTACAAGCATACCCTCATTATCAAGAAAAGCCCAATAACCATAATCAGAAAAATTCGGAGTAAAATCAGCTTTAACTCCCTTGAAATTATCAAGCCAGTTATAATTCATTTTCTTTCTCCTTTCCTACTTTCTACATATATTATACACTAAAATATAAAAAATTTCAAATCTAAAAAAGAAACGATCATGCTTACTCGGCGCGGTCGCTCATCTTTTGTTTCAAATCCATAATAATATCTTCAATCCGAACCGGCGTGCAGTCATGCGCATCTACCTCACAATGGTAAATCATTCCAAATCCCCAATCTTCAAAGGGGTCTTTTGTGTGAGTATGCCCGCACAAATTCACCAAACACTTCTTCAACGGTTTTCCAGCATCAGCGCGCGTTGTAATCGTCGGATAGTGAGTCAAATAAAACTTATAACCGCCATAATAAAGATAGAGACTATTATTCGCCTCTACTACATTTGGAAGCCACTGACAAAAGCCCCAACGAGTATCCGTGTCGTGATTACCTCTTACAAGATGAAGTCGTCCTTTCAATCTCCGAAGCATTTGAAGATTTGCCTCCGGCCCCATCACCAAGTCTCCCATCACATATACATCATCCTCGTAATCCACAATCTCATTCCACTTACGAATAATAGTCTCATTCATATCTTCAACGCTTTCGAAACCTCGCGCGCCGTAGATAAAATCTTTCGAATGCCCAAGATGGAGGTCACTTACGATGAAAATAGCCATTACTTATTATCTCCTAATCTATCAATAATTTCCTGTCGAAGCTGAAAAGCTTTCTGCTCCTCCTCTTTTAATTTTCTACATATATCGTCATAGTCCCTTTCAACTAAAATCTTCAAATTCTTTAAGTTTTTATATCTGCCTCTATCTCTTTCTTCTTTTTTCTTCTTCTTTTCTTTTTGATTTACCCAAGAAAAAAGTTTTATAAAATCAATAAAACTCTTCATAGAAATTCGAGTTTGAATATATCCTCTTCTACCATTCCACTCTCTTCGGGAAAAAGAATAATCACTTCTTTCCCACTTATCAGGGGCAAGGCTATAAATTCTTTGAAAATCTTGAAAAGAAAGTCTTACGTCGTCTTCATAATGAGAATCAGAATATTCCCAAAGAAGCCATATAAAATATCCAAGTCCAGCACTTACGCCTCCAATTACTACCATCAAAAAGACTATTAATAAAATAACTTTCAAACGAATCTCCCCTCTATTCTTCAATGAATTAGAGTTTTTGATTTCTCTTCCAGAGTCTAATTATTATCTTTCTTCTGAACATCTAATCTCTCTAAATTCTATCGAGGCTTCTCGTAAAGATTTTCTAATGGAATTAGAGGTCTTCTCTTTCGATACGATTCTTGAGAATCTTTAGCGCAGTAAGATAGTCGTTATTCAAACATAGATTATCTAATTGTATTTGAAGAGCTTCCTTATCATCAGTTCCAAGACACCAAGTCTTTCTACTCTCGATATCATCCAGAACATTATCAATCTCTTTATTGATAAAATTTTCCAGCCAAATCTTTACGGTCTCATTCATTTTAATACCCCTCCACTAAAAAGCAATCCGCACCAACTACTTTTTCATCAAAATCTTTTGCAATGTCTTCAAATATATCCCATGCCATAAATTTATTTACAGCACTTACTTCAACTTCACCTTCATATCCACTTTCTGTAATGTAGACGATTGTCCAAATACCCATGTCAAAATTCCTTCCTTTCAAATCTTACCAAGTCTATCTGTCACTTCTTCAAATGGAAGTACTGGTTCGTAACCCATTTCATCTACAAGAGCCAAAATTTCATTCTTGTTTATATCATCCTCATATCTTTCTTCGTCCGTTTTACAACCAAACATATGGAGATGCCCATTAAAGTATACATCGGTATCGGTGATTTCGACGGTGAACTTTTTCATTTTGCTTCAAATCCTCCAAACCCTCAATAGTTCTCAATGCTTTACAGATGAGATCCCAACTCTCCTGATAAGTCTGCGCGCCGTTTACGAACGGAGGGTGAGGAACTCTGGAGTTCAACTTAGCATAGGAAGTCTCGTAATGAGGGTCCGTAGTAGTAGGGAGCATTGCCAGTCGATACTGGAGATACATAGCCTTCTTGATGTAATGATAACGAGTCATATTTTTATCTTCCTTTCTTACTTTCTATATATAGTATACTATAAATACCGGAAAATTTCAAATTATAAAAATAGACTACGCAGGCATCTGCGTAGTCGTTTCTTTTACTTATTTTTGGGAGTAGTTAGACGATAACCTCGCTTCTTACACCGCGCGGTAGCCTCGTCAATGGTCTGACGATGGATAGAAGAAATCTTGGAAAGAGCTCCTGACTTCAAAAACTGATTCAGGTTCAAAGGAAGATAGTTATGACAATCAGCGCAGACGTTATAGTGGCATTCGTCATTTTTATGACTGCGCGCATGGATATGACCATGGACATTATAAGCCCAGCCGGCGCAATCAATAGGTTCATGAGACAACATAAGCTTTGGAGAAATCATAACTGGACCTTCGTACACTTCATCAAAGAGTCGATTATCAGCGCAGACTTCCCAGCAAGGAGAATTGTCAATGAAATCATAACTATCAATAATGGAGTAGGCACAATTAGGATAGAGGCGCTTCATTTCATCTAATGCTTCGTGCTTCTGGAACAGACCCTTATCGAACTTCTGCTTAAAAATATGACGCTGATAGTTAGATGCGCCAGAATCATGGTTGCCCATTACGAGAATTTTATACTTAGCGCGCAATTGACGCACATAGGAAATATCGCCGACATCGCCAAGACAAATAAGCGTATCACACTTCCCAACTTTGGAGTTGATACGGCGCACCAGTTCGTCCGCAGAGGGCCGATCGTCATATGCATTTACGAGGTCTTCATCATCAAAATGTGGGTCGCTAAAAATCCAAACTGCACCATTTTCGCTCCACTTTTGGAACGGCTTATATAGACTTTCAATCATTACTTCACCAACCTCCATCCATTCTTTCTAATAATCCTCTCCATGTTTTCTCTCCCTACTGGATTCATAGTATGAAGATGAAAAAAATATCCAGTATCTACGATTCCTGCCTGCTCGAGCCAGTCCAAAACACGGATATAGTCTCCTCCATCTCCCGCAAAGTCGCCCGCATCGTGGTCAAGACTAATATAGATAGTGTCAGTAGCGAAGCTTCTCTCATAGGACTTGATAGCTGTAATAGCCTCACTTACAGAGCGCGCCCACAGCCAATCGTTGCAGGGCGGAGTTCTAATATCATCAACCCAAAGATACATCAATAATCCTCCTCTCGTGCCGGCTTTGCAATGGCTTGTGCGTCCAATACGTCAATCGCAAAAGTTCGGTCTCGAATATCCTCATCTACATCAAATATATCGAGAAGTCGTGCCCAATCCTCGACACAAAAATCCATCTTATGAAGCCAAGCACTACGAACTTTTTGAGTATCTGCCATTAGAATTCTCCTTTCTTAGTTTTCATCTCCACAAATCTCATGACTAAAATCTACCCAACGATCAGGGATAACAATGGGGTCTTCCTTAAGCGTATCCGGCGCGGACTCATAGATTTCGCTAATATCGAAGATACCCCCACAACATCCGCAGATAATTTCGTCCCGATAGGCGATACCACCAAGATAGTTTCCGCTGTCATAGTCCCAAAACTTTACCTGAGTAGGAACATCAAAATAGTTATACTTCATAATAAGTTCTCCTTTCTCAATACAGGTCAATTCCATCAACGAGTTCCTCAGACTCCCAAAGATTTTCAAACTCCTCACAAGACTGAATAGCAGACGCGTGAAGACTCATATTACTTAGAGTTTCAAACCATCCTACTACTACTACATCATTCTCAATATCCTCAAAGTGAGCCGTCTTTACCTCATAATCAGAGAAATGACTCCTACAGAGAGAATTCAGAAAATACACAAGAGAGACACACTTATAGTTCTTCCCAAACTTTACCACCACATCTTTGGACTTATAACCCTCGTCAAGAATAATAGCCTTAATCATTTTGAAACTCCTTTCTCTCTCACTTTCTATATATATTATATAGCTTTTTTGGGAAAATTTCAAATTTATTTTTTCCAGAGGAATAGAGGAAGGTAAAATGAATAAAAACTGCATTTTCAAATTGCAGGTTAGCAACAGTTTCAAATTGTATAAAACCTGCAACTTAAACTGCAAATAACCAGCAACTTAAGTTGCGGGTTATCAACAGAGAAAAATAAATAAAATAAAAGAAAGAAATAAGAAAAAGAAATAAAAAGAAAGAGAGCCGAGGCTCTCCTTCAATCCTTTGGATATGGAATAAAATCATAATGAACCTTAGAGTTGTCTCGTAATTTCAAATACCCAAATTGAATAAGACTTTTCAAAGCATTTTCATAAACAGTTCTACCTATTCCTAAGGTATTAGTCATTTCCTCTTGGCTTAATCCTACTGTATATCCGTCTTCGTTCTTGAAAAAGTATTCCCAAAGAAGAGCGCTGGCTAAATTGCCCGTTCTCTTAGCTACCGCGCAGACATCGCTCCAATAGGCCACAATCATTGAACCTCCCGCGCCGACTAGCTTTCCATTACTAAATTCTTTATGGGTTGTTATTCTTTTTTGATTAGGGAAAAATTTCCCATTTTGATTTTGATTGGACATTTGATTTACCTCCGCTCCTCAGAGTATTTCTCCATTTCCTGTCGAAGCTCAGGTGTATCTTCAAATATCCAATTCACAAATTTTGGATGGGCGACATCTGGAACCACACGAATAAAATCAATACCGTTTTCTGTTATTCTTTCTGCCAAACGCCGACTATAAATGCGAATTGTTTTCATCAATTATCCTCCTGTTGATTGAAAAAGTTATCAATTAGCTCTCTCAAAAAATCACTAATCGTAACTCCCTTTTCTCTACAATAACCTCGAAGCTTATCATTCATCTTATCATCAAGATAGGTCTTTATCATATTGTCATATCTAATCTTCATTCTTTCACCTCCCAATTATAAGTAAACTTACTCAGCCCGACGTCCTATAATTTGGTACCTTTTGTCCTAAAAGAAAAGACAGGACTCGCGCCCTGTCCTCTCCCTTACTGAATACTATCCGTCACATCCACGCCATTCAAACTTACATAAATCAAAGTTCCAGTAGCATCACAAATTCCAACTACCGCATCCATACCAACAGCTTCTTTACAAGCAACACTCAAATCATTATATCCCTCATCTAGTCCAATAAGATAAATTGTTTCAGTAGTTAGTCCAGGTTCGAGAATTACTACTTGATATCTACCATCAGCAATTCCAGTTAGAACTCGTTCTCCGTAAGTCTCTTCCAGAAGCTCATCGCACTTCTATACCATTATGGCGGTAGTATCTGTCTCAGGAGGAGGCGCAACTTCAGTAGTTTCCTTTGAACCACAACCTACCATAACTGCAATCATCATAAGCGTCAGGACCATACTAACAATCTTCTTCATTTCTTCTAATCCTTTCTTGGTTTTTTAGTCCATAAATATCGATAAACTTTCCATTCTTCATCTCAGTATACCAATACTGGTCGCTATGGTGAAAAATTCTAACTCTAATAGGCGTCCCATCACTATCAAAAAGCTCCTTAGAAATTACCAGACGCCCATATCTCAAAAGGTCTCTTCCAATTTCTTCCATCTTAGACTTCTCCAAATGCGCTTGCCTCTGTGAGTTCATCTACTGCCTTTAGAAGAACTCCGTTCATCTGCCGATGATGTTCAGTTGCCTTTAGAAGACTCTTAATAGTTGCTTGCAGACTGCGTAGCTGGCGGGCTCCCTCAAGTAGAACAGTATTACACTCCTCCAACGAACCACCGCAAGGACAAAACTGACACTCTTTTCTACTCGCACAATATTCCAAAGTATCACAAATCAACTTAGTATTCATCTATCTTACTTCTCCTTATTTAACCAATAAACTGTTTTTCCATGCTCGTTCTTTGAGGAACTTGCCTGGCCTCTTGCAACCATCGCGCGCATTGTGCCCGAAACCTGCGCGGGACTTACTTTGAATTGATACATCTGCATTGCCATTCCAGCAATTCGTTCTGCTGTCTGACAGCTAAGTCTTTCCAGAACTCCAACAATAGCTTCTTGCTTAGTCATTCTTATACACCGCCTTTGTGGTTCGAATTTCCTGGTCAGCAATCTCATCGATAGAATCAGCACCAAGGTCATTGCAATAGTCTTCATAACTATAAACATACCAGTTCCAATTATCTACCCCACCCCGTTCAAGTGCGCGATAGCAATTAGCCTCGAACACAAGAGACTTGAAGTAGTCAGTATCGAAAAATTCTTGAAGCGTCATCAAATATCCTCCTGGTCGCAACCATAACCCTCAAAATACCCATCCTCAATCAGTTCTTCATCATAATTTTCATAAAGAGCAATAGTCATATTCAAAATATCATTGCCATAATACTTCTCGACGACCTGCGCGCCCTCTGCGAAAGTTGAACCATTTGCCCAACCTTTGAAAGTGCGCTCCTTTTTTTCATCGCCATCCCAATAGGTTACTTTATAACGGACCATTTGATTTCTCCTTTCTCACAAATCAATACCAAAAGTACAAACGGCATAACGATCAGGTAGACCCCAGCCAAAACGACCAGTAAAAGGACCGACTCCTCCAAAAGTGTAGTCATTGTATCGAGAGAGGGTTCGAAGCCAGGTACCCGCAAGCCAGTCTTCACGATTTTTAGGATTATCAGCGAAGAAAGGAATAGGGGTGTCATTTTCCTCAAAGATGCACTCATCAGGAGCATCACATCCATATACCTCATAGGCAGAAAGAAGATAGCCTTTTACTGTTGTCTCAAAGTCAACTCCTCTTTTGCGCTGAGTGATATGACGGGGAACAATGGCTTGATAAACCTTTTTAGGCAAAAGTTCAACCAATCGGTCTACTTCAGAAAGAATATCACTATCAGAATAACGAACAAATTTTCTAAGCTTCCGAACTCTATTCAAATGAGAAGTAGAATACATAGCCTTATTGGAGCAGTAATTCCCACCAATACTAAAAATACAACGGATTCCATCTTCCCATTTTTCTACCACCAAAAAGACACCTTTTGTGCCATCTTTGAGAGTAAAACCGACCGTATCCCCTATCTCAACCTTATGAGCAACCAAATCATCAATAGTAGGCTTATTGTTCTTCTGCAAGGGGCACCCACAATAGGGACAGTAATTGAAATTAGTGGCCATAATTACTTTTCTCCTTTCTCAATAAACCATCTCAGCAGGCACATAGCCCTCTTTGAGAATTGTTCCCATCGCCTTATAGTGCATAAGGCCCGACTTACCCTTGCTCTTTACCACAAGACCCTTATCAACTAGCTCGTTCAAAATTCGAGCCATCTTTTGAGGAGTAACATCAACCAAATCTAAATCGCCTTGCTGAATTTCTTTACTGGTCATATCTCTCTGCGCTTCTGCTAGCACAATCATTGCTTTCGCAGTCCAGCGCTGAGTTAGCTCCTTACTATATTTGGAACGAGTATAGGACATTACTGGCGCGCCTCCTTTACTCCACAAAGTTGCAGCGATACTGTTTCACAATAGTCAGAACGATTAAATTCAGAAATCTCGTCATTGATTTCATCAGTGTTCCAGCTACAATCGTCTCCAATATATGTAATATAATTGATTCCTGCCTGTTTTGCCTCATCATAATCTTCATATACTTCAACAGTACCAGCAATACGATAACTTAAAACCCAAACCTGTCTCACTCTCAGCATACTCAAATCCCCCTTTCTCATTTTCTATATATATTATATCCTATATTTAGAAAATTTTCAAGTTCTCTTATGAAAATACTGTTCAAAATCTTCCTGCGAAGCGTCAGAATAGTTTAGTGGACAGGAATCCTTCCATTGGAACTCTTCCGAAGTTATAAGCTCACTTCTTTTTGCCTTAAAGAAAACTCCACTCCGATTTTCTCTACCAGTCATTTGGGAAAACAGATGAAAAGCATTATCATAGTAGTCGTGAGGGTCTACGGCATAAAAGGTCAGTTTATATACCTTAGCCATTACTCATTATCCTCCCATATCAATTCTTTCTTCGCCAGCGCGGGGTCGGCATAATCAAACTCCAAACAATAAATTCCAAGAGACTTTTCATCACACCAGAATTTCATTACATACCCAGCGCGCGTCAGAATTTTTATTAGAGAGGTAATGTCCTCCCACATTTCTTTTTCGGATTCGTACTCGGTCTTATCAAAAGTTATCTCATTCATTTCCCCGTTCTCCTTAGTCCCAAAAGTGATAAAAGTTTTTACAGAATAGGTCGAAAAATTCTTCTTTCGCATTATCCATCATCGCGTGCTGTTCTTCAAAACTTATATTATCATACATCTTATCATCTTTATCCATAAAATTGAGAAGTGTTAACATTCGATTGAGAATTCGGTGCCACTCTCGCTGGTTTTCTTCATCAGTTCGGTCTACATTGAGAATAGGGTAACCCCAGCTATTATCCCTAAATTCTACCAAAATCTGTTTCATCATCTCAATAAAATAACTATCGAATGACCACCGCGCTGTCTGAGAAAATCCATGCTTGAAAAAATAATAAAGACGAGAAGGAATATACTTTATGTCTCTAATTTTGAATCGAAGACAACCTCGAAAAAGTCCATAAAAAGGACTCGTTATTTTTTGCTTACTCATTACGCCCTCCACACTTACCACAAACTTGGCTTCCTTCTGGAACAGGAGCCCCACAAGCTACACAGGTATCAGTATTACTTGTTCGCTTCATCTCACACCCAATGAAATTAACTTTGCCGTTCCAGTAGCAATAGTCCTTCAACAGGCAATCATTACAAATAGATTCCATTTAAGATTCCTCCTTTTCAGCATTCATACACCAAAAGTCCTCGCAATAACTACATCTCCTCGCTAACTGTCTATGCTTTTCATTCAGGTGTAATTTACAAAAAATAGGTCCACCTATACCTTTACCTCTTTCAAATTCAATTACTTCATGAACTATATACTTACAATAGTCACAACAAGGAACACAGTCTTCACTACACTTCTTCATAGTTTATTCTCCTTCCGCTGGCTTCTGAAGCCATTTCATGATGTCTTGTGGCCTGCAATAATGCCCCTCTTTGTAAATCTGGCAGCTTTTATTTTTCGCATCTTCCGCACAGTCAAGGCATCGACCGCTAAATCCGTCAAGAAACACTACCAGCTCCTCGTCACTCATGGCCCGAATAAAGTCAGCGTTGGTCATTTGCTCTGTCCTCCACGGGCAGTTTTTGTAATCGCATTCGTCAACTTGGTAACCAGCTTGCATTGGGCATCTCATTTCTGTACAATTAGCCATAATCAGTCTCCTTCCGGCGGTTGAGGCAAATCGTGTTGGTACATCCAACAAAGCACATCATCAACATCTACTCCATTGCAACTATCTGTATATTGTCGGAAATACTTATCTTTCCACACGCCACCTTCGCCATAATAGCCTGCATAAATTGTTTTTGTGTTTTTCATCATATACAACACAGGCTCAGGACTTTCTGCATATCCTTCAGGAATTTCCGGCAACCTATCATCAACCGAAATCCACTCCTGCACCGTTACGCCATGGGTTATCAAGTGTTGTGCAATAGCCAAAGCATCAACATCATAATACATAGGGTCGCAACCATAAAACTCAGTTAGCAACTCCACTAACTTTTCCCTAACATTCATTATTATGCCTCCTTTACTTTGCGTAAATTTCAAAACTGCTTAGTGCTGGTCCTGCGGTCATTATGCTACGGCTGAACAACCGCAAATAGCCGCAAGGCAAACAATCAATGCTCCATCCTTTTGGCTCGATATGATTTGACAATTTTCCGAGCCGCCAATTTCCATATCCACCAATTCCGTCAAGGTTCAACACGTCAGAACAGCCGGAAAGCCTACAAATCGGCTCGCCTTCTTTGCTAACCGCAACAAAATCCATGCACATCCAGCCACTGTCATGTGCATAGTCCTGCGGGATAATAATCAATGCGTTAAATTCTCCAATATCTCTTGACCATCCGCCTCTTCCTGGAACCTTCTCAAAATCTTCCTTTGTCATGTCAAAAATATTCATTCTTCCTTTGCCTCCATTCCTTTAACGCGCCTATTGTAACTGTCCTGCTTTTCCATTATTTTCATCATATGTCCACATATAATCATGAGTAATTAAGGGCTTATTCTCATCATAAGTAAATAAATGTGCGCGAATGGTTGCTGTTGCAAATTTAATATGATATTTTGTTTTGTGAGAAACAAAAGTATAAACCACTCTAAAGCTATCTGATTTAACTTCAAAGATTTCAGCACCTTTAGCATACTTAGAAATATAATCAAAAGCATCGGAAAAAGTTTGAAATAGTTTTTCATGTCCTTCGATATAATCTTCTATTACTACAGTAAAAAGACCAAATTGTCTTTTGGGTATATCTCTCATTTGCCTATCTCCTTTCAGCACTAATATCTATCTCCCTTTTTTCTATATATATTATATCAAAAATTTAAAAAAATTTCAAATAAAAAATCCCATAGGGCGCGGACCCTATGGGAAATTTATATATTACTTTAGTAGATAGGTCCAGCTAGCCTTACCTAGTAGGCCATCCGCGCCAAGACCGTTCTCTTTTTGCATACGAAGTAGTCCCTCTTCCATCTTGGGGCCAAAGAGCTTGTCGCCACTCCAAATATCATAAGGATAATATCCCTTATCCTTCATCAGTAGCATGGCTGCACGAACATCGTTACCTTCCATACCCTTCTTTAACATACGTAGTTCCATTTCAATATATTCCTCCTTAGATTCAGGTTTGGGTTGAGGAGTTGGAGCGGGTTGGGGTTTGCTTCCAGCTTCCTTAAAAGAAATCCCAAAGTAATTACAAATACCGTGAGCGATAGATTCACCAATTAGAGTAATATTCTCAACAATAAACTTAGCTCCCTCTATTGTATCATGAAATTCACACTCACAATAAGCGGTAGGCGCACTAGGTACTCTTACTTCATAAAGACTACTATCTGCACGGATACTCTCACTGGTACCTGGCGTAACTGGCGCGAGCACACTAAAAATTGCCTTACAGGCTTTGTGTCCCTCTCCCCCATCAGCATAATAAAACATACGAGTACCCATTACCCGACCATTATAGGCGTTAGTGTGAATAGGTACATGAAGGTCAGCACCAAAAGCGTTAGACTTTTGGCATTTCTCCTGCATTGACTCGTCGTGCATTAGCATAACGTCAATACCATTACGGATTAGTGCCGTCTTACAAGCCTCTGCAATCTTACCACACTGAACGGCTTCGGTAGTGTTGCCGTATACATAGTGATTATCATACTGATTTGAGGGACTTAGAAATACTTTTTTAGACATTTTGAGTCCTCCTTTTTATTTGAAAATAATTATCAATTTTGACTTACTATTTGCAATAGCTATATCTATTTTGTTACATTCCAAGAACTATATTTCCATCCACTTTTATAGATGAACGGAATTGCATATAAAAACCTGTTCCCGCTCCCGTTATAAATCTTAGCTGGTTCAGTATGCTTAGTTGAAACTTGTGTTTGACTGGCAGAAGTTCCCACTCTAAACTCGCACTTATTAGTTGTTGCTTTTCCACCTGTTGAATCAGTAACAACACAATAAGTATAAGTATTATCATCGGCACTATGAGAAAGCGTTCCTGTCAAGCTCTTTGAAGTTCCAACAACAGTAGCTCCTTTGTACCATTTATAAGTATATCCGGTTCCTCCTGATGGATTACAAGTTAGCGTAAATTTATCACCATCATAACCAGCTATGAATTCTGGAATATGCTGAACAGATATAATATTTACGCTTGGAGAAGGTGGAGCAATTTGAGGGAAGGTTATTGTTCCTGAAACTGAAAGAGAATATGGAGTATAAGTAGTCTCATTATCAGAACACCACATGGCCGATACATTGAGTGAAGTAGCAGAAGTATCGGTTACTTTTAGAGTTCTGCTTCCAATAGTATACCAACCAGCTGAGCTAAAATTATACGTTTTATAAACTTTTTGTCCTTGAATAACGTAATAAGCACTATTTGTATTTCCATTATAGGAGGAACCTGTTGCATCATATACTTTTAGAGTCAAAGTAATTGTAGTACCTGAAGCTGATTGACTATATGAATATTCAAGCCTTGCGTACCAATTTTTTGAGGATTTTGGACCATCAAAATAAGCCATTTACTCACCTCTTACGCAGTTCTCTTCCAAATATATATACTTAGATAAGGAGGCATATTGTTGTGAGATTTTCCCCCGCCGGTAGTACCCGTCAGGGTATTACGGCTGATATCAAACTCCGCCGTTGCGAAAGGGTAATATCTTCCGCTTCCGCTCTGCGACCCCATGTCGCCTATGCTGAACGCCTTCTTGCTGTTGGTAATAAATCCGGAGTATCCTGCTTCATTGGCCGGATTGTGTCCGTGGTTGGGCATTTCCTCTGTCGTCAGTGTATGGCTGGCCTCACCGCCCTGGCTCCCCGCAGGATAGCTACTACTCATTCCAAGTAAGAACTTGCCTTGAATCTGCTCCCAAGTCCCTCCAAAAAGAGTCCCAGGATTTGTACTATTTACATTCATATAAATAGAACCAATTGGATAGACATTATCCAAGACAAAGTTAGTCCCGGCTGTCTGGAAGAATAATTGGTTGGTTGCTGGATTGCTGGGTAAAGTGTCGCCATAATCTGTTCCCGAAGTTAGCTTGATGCCCTTCGTAGTTAGCGCGCCTGTCATTGTTCCACCGGAAAGAGACAACTTTTTCCCTAATGCAGTATTTACGACTTTGTTCTGAACAGGATTAGTTGATGTCGAAGACAGTGCAGAGTCTACTGTTGTTTTGTTTGCGCCAGTGGCAATGTCATTTAATTTAGTTTTGTCCGAAGCACTCATGAGACCTGCAGTTGAAGTGGAAGCTACTCCTGGTACCATATCTTTCAAGTTCTTAATTTGAGTAGCTCCATCTCCCGCCCGTAAGTTAGGAGGATTATTTCCATCTCTAACAATCAGAAGCTCTCCATCTTTTAGAACTTCTGTACTACTATTAGCTGTTGTTTTGGTGGTTCGTTTTGATTGAATTGAACTATTCGCAGTTAAAATTTCCTCGTAAGCCATTTTTACCTCCATAAATAGTATTTTCCATCACTACTATTATAGATAATGGAAGTTTGCTTTGAAGTGGGGATTGACCCCACGGTCAACACAATATCTGCATTGACCGTGAGCTCAATATCTTTCGTTAAGTATTTTTCTTTCGTTGAAAAAGTGTATTTCTTCGATTGAGTGGTTTGAGTAGCAGAACCACTCCAAGCTGTTCCATTCGTAAGTTTACTTGCCATAGAAACCCCCTTTCACTCTTAAACTACCCAATCCCCTTGATAAACAGGAATTTGGATAGGTGCAACATCACCATTTCTATTGTGACCTATACTCATACTTACATTATAGAAGTCATAGCCCGCAGTAGTGGTTTGATTCGCATGAAGAGCCCCACTCAAGTTTGCCTTTGCTAAGCTACCGCTAACTAAAACACCATCATTATTATAAGCGCTTTCTCCAGAGACGATAGCATTAGAAGAAGTTCCTACAATGGAGCCACTATCAGGTACTAGTTTTGCTAGGCTAATTTTTTGATTCTTATTATAACCTTCTTTAATGTAGAGGTAACTTCCGCTAACTAAAGATGGAGCCTCTGCAGAAATATCTGTAAATTGAGCTTCTGTCATTCCACTTGGTAGCGCAGATGAATAACTGGTTTTTGCTACAGGGATATAATAATCAGAGCTACTTTTTTCAGTAGTCTTTGCCGTAGCAGAACCAGTAATACTGCCCGTAGCAGATTGATTTTTCACACCATAACCGTCTGTTGTAACTTTAGCTGTGGCCGTACCACTAATGGAACCAGTTGTCCCTGTCGTATTGGCTGCCACAACAGCTTTTAAGGGGATATAGTATTGATTAATAGAAGAAGTATCCGTTATGGGAGTTAAATTTAATTTTTCTCCTCCACTAATGGTCGGAGCGTTAGTTCCAATAGTTACTGCCCCAGGAGCAACATTTACAGTAGCAGAAGCCGTGCCAGATGCGCTTAATCCTGCTTTTGCAATATATTTAACTGCATTTGCTCCAATAGTACCAGTAGCAGAGCCTCCGCTGGCTGTTTCAGATTTAACATAACCTTCAGTAGCTACACTAGCAGAACCAGTTACTGTTCCTGTTTTAGTACCAGAGCCAGTGATAGAGAAGTAATCAGTTCCAAGAGTACCAGAGGATGGCTTGGAAATAGTAGCCATTTCGGTAGTTACAGAAGGAGTAAAAGTAATATTGCCACTAACTCCCGCACTTAACGCACCTTTTTGAATATATTTAGTCTCAGTTTTTGTTTCTCCAGTAGCAGACTTTCCAGAAGTACTTACTGTAACTTGCTCAGGGTTGTAACCTACTCCAACCGTAGCACTTGCTGCTGTTACAGAAGCGTTACCACCAGTAGCGGAAGCAGTTACCTTATAACCAGTATTTGTCGTGGTAGTAACCATACCAGTAATTTTGGTAGATGCTGTACCTGCGGTAGCTGTAGCTGTACCATTAGTTGTAGAAGTTGTAGCTTTTGAAATATAACGATTTGTTCCTGCGGCAATACTGGGAGTAATATCTTTCGTACTTGCAGCAGAGGTTTTACCGGTACTATTAGCAGGTAAGTAGCCAGAGGTACCAATTACGGCCTTTCCGCTGGCAGTAGATTTACCTGTTTTAGTAACTGAACCATTAGGGTCCAGAGTCCAGAAATCTGTTCCATCAGTTCCAGAGGGCTTTGTTGTAGATGAAATTGAAGAAGCTGTACCACCAATAGAAGGGGTAACTTCTGGAACAGTAGAAATAGTATGAGAAGCTACAGTAGCAGAATAATCACCAGCAGGGATGTAGATTTTTGTTCCAGAACCTGTTACGGTAGGAGTAATTGAAGAAGCTCCTGAAATTGAAGTGTCAGAAGAATTTACCATACCAGTGCTGCTAACACTTGCACTTGCTTTTACTTCACCATTACTACCCGCGCCGTTGACCGTTACATAATAATCGGTAGCAGAGCCAGATGGAGTGAAACCAGTAGGAGTTCCACTTACTTCAACAGAGGGGGCAACTAATCCTGTTACAGTGCCACTAATGGTAGCTTTCGGAATATATACTTTACTACCATTACCAGTTACAGAAACAGATTTCGCTCCAGAAGTTTTTTCATCTCCAGAATCGACCCAACCACTAGTAGAGACGCTGGCTTTACCTGCGGCAGAACCACTAGTAGTGCTTAGAGAAACATAGTAATCTGTTGCGACATCTGACTGCGTAAAACCTGTTGCTCCCATTGATGCGGAGCCACTTGTCACAGAAACATCAGCAGAAATTGCACCATCGGGCGCCGTTACATCAATTTTAATATTGCGGTCAACATATTTACCAGCAGTATTTAGTTCTTTAGAAAAATTTTGAGAAGTAGCTGTTTCTCTTAATAGAAATTTGCCATCAGTATCAACAGTCATTGCCATAAATTAAACCTCCAAATTAGGTATTTGTTTCACCATCGTAAATAGGAATGGTAACATTTTGAGTTCCATCGTAAGAGTATGGACCAATTGAAATAGTAGCGTGGTTATGCTCCGGCGCGGCCTCAAAAGGCAGGTCATTAACTTTTGTAACTCCATCGCCAATTTTTGTTAATCTTAAATCGTTATAAATTATTATCTCTCCCTTTAAAGGGACGAAATTTACCGCTTTTGCCCAGTTTTCAGAGGTATCATTTTTATTCTGAATCCTGGTTTTTAATTCCTTATTCGCCATTCTTACCTCCTTATAGGCATAAAAATAAACAGACCTCACCTAAAACTGGCTTGAAGTCTGCTTCTTTCTAGCCTATCATTTCAAGGCAATAAATACCAGTTATCACTTTCAAACCAATAAGGAGTATTTTCTCCTACTTTATTTAATTATCTCATAATTCTGATTTATTTTCAAGTTTTGGAATGGTGGGGAAAAACTCCCCACCTTTCTTAATTAAGCATTTCCACAATTAAAAATTAAAGTTTGGGTTCCCTGTTCTAGTAGATCTGTAGAAATAGCCTTGACACCAATTACACCATCGGTAGACTTGATAGTTACATCGTCGACCTTAACCAAACCAGAAACTTCTGATGTGGCATTGGGAATAGAAATATTAACACTCTTATCTTCAGAAGGGGTGACAACAGTGCCATTTAACTTAATTGATTCAATAGTATTTGCCTGCGCCGCGTCCCATGCAGAAATCTTCTCTTCAGAGATGCTATCAAGAATAGTCTTGTTGGAGTGTTCGTGAGCTTTTCCCGTCAATCCTTCAACAGTGCTTTGTAGACTTGTAACATCAGAAGCGGCTGCCTTGCTATTAAGAACATCTTGTAAACCGGTAATATTACCAATTTCATGAGTATGGGAAGCTAATGCATATTTATCTGCACCATCAACCTTTAACGCGGCATCAATTTGATCAGTAACAGAAGTTTCTCCGACCTTACCTTCTAATGCTGCAATCTTGCCATTGGCATCACTCAAATCAGAAGCTAATGCATACTTCTCAGATTCACCATCTTTTAGAGCCGCATCAATAGCGGTAGAAATCTGAGTTGCAACAGGCTCAGCGCCAACCTGGGTCTTAAGAGCCGCAATATCGTTCTTATTGGTAGTAATTTGGGTATTCATGACCGCAGCATCCGTTCCATGAGTACTAATCCAATCAGCAATTTCCTTTAATGTGTCATAACTTGCATCTGCACCAGCAACAACTTGTGCAATCTGATAAGCAACAGAACCTTCTGTAGTATTGTTACCATTTAAAATCTCAATAGCAGCACTGTTATCATTTACTTGCTTTACTAGACCACTATTTTCATCGCCAATTGTAGTTTGTAGTGTTGAAACTGCAGTTTGTAGCCCTTCAACGGTAGTAGCATCGGGCTTTACCCAAGATACTTTACCATCAGCGCTCTTAACCAACTGCGCACCAGCAACGGCATTGGCAAATCCAAGTAGATTTAGAGAACCATCAGCATCTTTGGCAAAAACATTCTCGTTGATGACAATGTTGCCGCCGACTTCTTTTAGAGTATTATCTGGCTGAATTACATATAGAGTGGCTTTACCACTTTCAACTACGACAACTGTTTGACCATAGTAATAGGTAGTTTCAGAGCTGCCAGCCTCTTGAGCGGATGCGGCAGCGGCGGTAGCAAGTTCTAAACTTTCAAAATAGCTTTTAGCGTCAAGAGGGAAAGCCGTCTGACGATTAAAAGCTACAGCAAAATCAAGTGTGCCAAAAGTCATAGCCATAATTTTTTCCTCCTCTATTAAATTGTAACCGTATAAGAGTTAGCCTTAGTAACTGCTTCTGCGAAGTCGGTCTTATACACTTTATACTCAATACCAGCATCAGAACCAGCTCCAGCAACAGTTAGGGTAGACTTAGTAAAAGCACCCTTAATTTCTGCATTTAGACCATTAACGTCCTTTACTGAGGTTACATCTCGCAGAGTAGCGGGATAAGCAAATATTACACGAACTGCGCCAACAGGAATAGTAATAGTAAAAGAATTACCATTTGTTAAAGCTTTGCCAGACTTAGTTAAGCTACGAATGATAGTGCTAGTTACTTCTGCTTTCTCTGTAACACTACCGTAGAAACTATTACGATAACCAGTGATCGCACCAGAAGTCTTACTCGCAGAACCAGCAGCAATCTTAACTACAGGATTAGAATCTGTTCCTAAATTATCATTAGCAACCGCACCTTCGCTATAATTAGCCTTAGCTGTAATCTTATAATTAGTGTTATCTGCAACAACAACATCTGCAAAAGAACCAGAAGCGGTATCAGCAGTATTACCAGCAGTATCACTAATTTCCCAAGAAGTTGCAGTAATTCCGGTAGCTGGGCCATAAGTATAAGAGCCAGCGCTCAAAAAAGCGGAATAGGTTGGAGAAACAGTAGTGCCAACTTCATATGCTTTTGCCTGACTAAACGTTAGAGTTACAGCAGGATTTGCAGTAATCGTTGGCTGTAGTCTCTTTGAGAAAATCTCAGTTAGTGCTTCGGCTATAGATTTACCCTTTGTCGCAAATGTTGCCGTACCAGTCTTAGTTTTTATTAAATTGCCAACTTGAGTATAGTCACCAGCTAAAGTAATATCCGAGTCAAGAAAGACATTTTCAGCATTATAATTACCATCCATTGCTGTCCAAGCTGATGCAGTATATATATATGCAGTATAAGAATGCTTATCTTCAGCAAATGTTCTTATTACAACAGCCATATCTCCGTTTTTAGGAGTAGTAATTTCTCTTACTAAAGCTTCATGGTCGCTTTCATTTTCTTGAGCCTCAACCTCAGTAAAGCTGCTTTTATTGTTATTGACAATTGTTTGAATAGCTTCTTCGTCAATACCAGAGTAATCAAGATCGTTCCAAGCAGTTGTTCCATCGCCAATCTTCATTTTCTTGGTATCGTACTCAATACCCATTTCACCCTGTAGTAAAATAGGATTTTTTGTTGCCCAAGTATTACTGATGTCATTACGAAGCTGGATTCGGATATTTAGAATATTTTCTGCCATATTATTTACCATCCTCCTTTATTAAATTAAGCTTGCCCGCCAGAAAATACCATTTCTTCTCCAGACTCAGAAAATAGTCTGTCAACAGATATGGGGTTAACCATCATTGTTCCATCTTCTAAAATTTTTATCTTATTATTTTCATTAGAGCTTTTTACTCCACCAACTATAGTTTCAGTTCCAATTCCACCAAAACCACCACTTTTTTCAAGTTCAGTAATCCTTTTATCTAAATATTCCCAAGACAATATTTGGCTTTCTTCGTATAAATAATCATCTGGTTTTTCTTTTTTAAGAACTTTTAGCTCATTTCTACTTATTGTTCTGCTTCCATTTTTGTCAGAGATAAAATGATAAATTTGAATAAATCCTGCTCTTTGTAGTAGTAAATTAGGAACTCCTGCAACTATAATAGAGTCAACTTCTTTCGCAGTCACTACTAAAGCTTTTTTATCTTTGCGGTGAGCGAAATGAATTGTTTCACCCGCCTTTGCTTTAGGGAGAATAACATAAATATCTCTATCCCATTGAAAGGCATCGGTCCGCCCGTCAAGTAATTGCATAGTATTCCCTCCTAAGTTTATTCCTCAAATTATAAGTAAAAACTATTCAATCTCTTTTCAAGTTTTTAGAAAAGAAAATCATTTCCTCCCTTTTTAGTGAAAACTTGAAAAAGTCGAATTTTCTGTTATAATAAATATATAAAGAATTTATAAAGAGCGAGGAATTATTTATGACCAAAGAAAATTTTTCAGAACTTATCAATGCAGTAAAAAACCATAGTGAATATATTTGGAATTTATATAAAGACTATGGTATTGATTTTGTAAATAGTCCTGTTATGGAGATTGAAAATGAAATTACAAAGTACCTGAAGGCCCAGTTTGACGATAAGTGTGATTGGATTAGTTATTGGATGTGGGAACTAAACTTTGGAGAAAACTGGAAGCCAGGCACTGTAACAGAAAATGGAAATGATATTCCTCTAAAAACAATAGATGACCTTTGGAATCTTCTGACAAAATAAAAAGTAGACCCTACACTTCTAAGGTGTAGGGTCTTTTCTTATGGCTTTGAAAAGTAATGGTCGCCAACTTTCGCAACGGGAGTTCCAAAATCATGATATTGACCGGTTCTAAACCAACAAATATCAGGAATTCTCCCTCCATTCAATACATAATAAATAACCTCATATTGTGTCGCTGTTGGTTCAGCGTCATCAACATACGGTGCGGGCTCGAAAGCATTTATATTATGCGCGCTATCCCAAATTGAGGTATCATTTCTTTCACAATAATTTAGAATAGCAGAACAAGTATATACCTGCCCTTCCCAAGACTGATTTCCTGCTTCACACCATAGAAGTTTTGCTAGAATTTCTTCTTCCTCAAAATAAACTATTTTAGTTTGAAGTTCTTCTTCTAAGGCGCGATTGCGTTCCTCAAGTTCTTGGATTTGTTGCTCTTTTTCAGTAATACTTGCTGAAAGTTCTGTATTCTCTGCTGACAAGTTAGTTTTTTCTCTTTCAATAGCATCAATTTTTGTAATAAAAAAATTAGCCTGGGCAATAAAACCCAGGCAGATAAATGAGATAATTGCCAACAGGAGAACTAAGTTTCTACGTCTCATAAGACTTATCCTCCTTTAGTTTTATCTTTTACTTCAATTTCTCAACCCACTTTTTTGCAGACCAATCTTTAGTCATATCTTCCCAAGTCTTATCACTAAAACAAAACTGGCGAATTACTGGGTTAGAAATTTTATTTACAGTGGAGGCGAACTCCTTTCGGGAGGTAAAATGGAACTGGGACTGGAGAAGAGAACGAAGGAGTTCGGCCTCTGCTTGTAAAGTAGATTTTTTCTTCTGAAGTTCCTGTAATTTGGGAAGATATTCACTTGCATAGCAAGAAAACTCTTCAATTTCTCCTTTTAGGATTACTTCCATTAGACGCTCCTCTGTAATTACATTATTATTGCGGACATAGTGGGCAAGGACATATTGAGGAGATTTAACTTTGATACGATTGAAGTTCTTATCACATACGACATAGCCCTCTTTATCCCAAGGAAGCTCTTGCGCCATTCTAATCAAATCGGAGAGATTAGAACAATTATAGATACAAGGGTGCGATAACATAGGAAAATTTTTGGGACAATAGTCTTCTTGATAAGACTCCATATTTCTCTCACCTAAATAATAAATAGCAATATTATTATAAGGAATTACAACTCGAGTATAAGGGCTAACTAGTTCAAACATATAGGTCTTAAAAGTCATAAGACGATTACTACAACAAAAATCCTCTAAATTCTTATATCCCAAATTCCGAAGTCCTTCCTCAAAAATATGCCCAAAAGTCGGATAATTGATATCGCCAGTCGGTGCCATGTAGGCATCAATACCAGAATTGGTAACTAGATACCATTTGTCTTTCCAGTAGAAAAGACGCATCAACGACCCATCAATCTTTTCCATAACTCGCGCAGTAGCCCAATCAATTGCAGAAGCATTAGGCTCCCCATAGTTGAAAAACTTATCAAATGCTCTGGATACACATTCCCAAGTCCCCTCAATAAAGACGGCACCCCGTGCTTCACGGACAATCGGATTAGAAAAATCAGATTGAATTTGGTTATACTTGAAACTTACAAAACCTTTCCACTTGTTCCATTTTAGACAATAAGGTTCTCTATCTAGGATTTCCTCCCAATCGTCTTTATGCTCCATTAGAAACTTTTGAAGTTCCATTTTAGCCTCCTTTCTACGCTTGCCAAAATTCACATTCTTGTTCTTTTAGTACCTCAAGGTGTTCCTCATTATTTATATCAAAAGGAACTACATTATAAATAATGCCGCTCTCAATAGACTCGGTATATAGGTCATCAATATACTCCGTTTCTGCTTGAGACATCTCCCCTACAGTAAATCCTTCATCCTCGGCAATTTCTCCCCAAGTTTTGACTCCATGAAGTCCTTCATAGCTATCTCTGTCCTCAACAGCGCTATCATAACAAAACTTTAGCGCACTCTGAGCATCTCTTGCCTCAACAGCAATATTATAAACAGAATTGACTGCATTACAACCATAGGTTCCAAAAAATTTCACAAAAACTCTCCTCTCAAAATTCATAGATGTTAGACGGCCTTTGTCATCACATTCTTTCAGAACGCGAAGGGCCTCGAGGCATTCAGAAGGAAGCTTATCAAGGATTTTACCTTCCCTATAAAGTTCCATATGAAGAGCAATTAAGTATAATGCTCCATCTCCAATACTGGGCGCCCCATTTTCGATTAATCCATTGAGATTCCAATACTCAGAAGAGGTCATATAGAGGTAAGTACTCCAATTTTCATGCCCATAATAGGTTGCTCGATTTTTTCGATTACCTTTCTTATCATAAAAAGACTTTGTATAAAACTTCCCAACATCATGAAAAGCTGTAGCCTCAATTAAACTTGGTGTTGCCTTACCAGTCTTTAGAAGTTCCCGAAGTGTCATATTCATATGTTCTGTTATTCCCTCATAATGATACGGTGCACAGTCATGAGGAACTTCTTGTTCTGGAAAGTAGGTATAAATAGAAGGATAGTCAATTTCATCATTATGATGAATAAAAACTTTATCCCAACCCTCCTCTTTTAGAGGAAGCTGAAACTGAGAAATTTGACGACGAATAACTTTTTCTCCAACGCTTCTGGCGCGGTTCTTGTCTCGTTCAACACAAAGTTCAAAAGGCGTTGCCACTACAAAGCAAAACTTCTTACAATCAATATCCTGAATGGATTTCAAAAAAGTTATCCTACGCTTACGATTTAGATTAGTGGCATCATATATACAATTTTTACCATTTTTCAAAGCCAGACAAAGTCTTTTGTGAAGAATTTCAAACACTTTTTGATTATGGGTCTGATCTGTTTCATCTCCAAAGACCTCCGCTCTGATAGCATCAGAAGAAAAAACTTCAAAATTTTCTTTCAAGCTCTCATTTGCAAACCAACTTTTTCCACTTCCACTAATTCCAACAAGAACAAATAAGTAATTCAATTCGTATTCATCCCCTTCTTTACAATTAGTAAATGACTGCATTTCTTTCCATTTGTGCAACCTGCTCGATGAGGATTCGTACATTTTTCACGTACTTGGCGCGGACTGAGCTTACAATTGTGAAGAAGGCAATAGCCTTCCTCACTTCTCTTCAACCAAGCCATTCTCTTTCAGAACCTCACGCATCCATTCATTATACCATCCACGGTTCTTGAAATATCGCTTCATAAAGCACATTGCGATTCCCTTCTCAGCATCAAAAGAATCCCCAGCCTGACACTTCACAATAGTCTTAGTTCCATCCTTCCAAAGAGCAACAGTCGTACCCTTCTCCTTATTGATAACAAACTTCGCATTTACCTTTGGACGAGGAGGAGCAGTAATAATTTCGGCAGTAGTAATCTCACGAATAATACCATCAAAATTAGGCCGAGTAGGAACAATAGAGCAGACCTTTATAGGACTGGCATAGGTTGTAACCCCATCAGCAACAATCTTATAGGTCGCGCCTTCAATGAGATTCAACTTAGTCTTATAGAGATAATTCTTCACCGTACCACTAAACTTAACATAAACATAATTCATTTGTTTTATTCTCCTTTCTTATCAAAAACCACTATAATCAAAAATAACTGGTGCATCATTCAAATATCCAAAATTTCCTTTATGAAGGTCATTGATATCATTATCATAAATAAAATCCAAGAGCTCTCGATTTTCTCCAATAATTGCCTCAACTACTTCGCAATCATCCATATCACTTTCAACATAGTCGCTGATTCTATCGGCATAATCTTCATCACTCTCTTCTTCTTCTTGGAGATTGTTGCTATACGCATAATTCCAACACGCGCTAGTAATTGTTGAGTCCTCTTTATCTACTCGTCTTTGAAGATAAATTGGAATTTCATCAATTACTCCATAGAAATAGCAAGGAGCAAAAAAGTCAGTGAGATGAGCCTTGTGCGCCAGAGCGTAATTTTTTGCTTCAAGATGACAATAATTGGTTTGCGTCTTATAAGGAATCTTTATAACCCAATCATCGTCCCCAAACTTCACCACAATTTTTGTGCATCCATTCGACACTTTTAGATTAGTATTTTTGGAAAGTTCCAAACACCAAATATTGAAACGATTACAATTTTGATGATAAGTGTCTTTGAAGAAATCAGTGATTCCCCATTCACTTAGAACTCGCGCTACGTCATGAATAGTTTGACGAGAGGGAAAATCCATTTTATTTACTCCTTTCTCACTTTCTATATATATTATATTATAAATATAAGAAAATTTCAAATTATAAAGAGAAAAGACTCGTCCGAAGACGAGCCTTATCTCATACATATTCTTTTAGTATATCCCGTAATCCACCTAAGAAGCGAAATTCTATTTTAGTTTCATCTAAAGCATATTCTTTCTGCTTTCTCCAAGCACTTCCAGGGTCATTTTCAGCTGGAGTATAAGCTTTTTGTTCTGCCATCGTTGGAAAAAGAATTTTAGGAGCATGGAACTTTACCTGGACAATCTTTTTTGGATTCATAATTCCATACTGAATACTATCTGCCAGAAGAGAGATAAAAAAGGAAAGAGGAACCATTACTCCATTCATATCCATCATATGAATCGATTTCGCGCCAACATCTCTTTGAATTTCCCCAATCGTTTGATGGTCATCAAACAAAAAGTAGGCTATTTGTTTAGCGAATATCTGAGACAAAACTTCTTCATCAATCAATCCATTTTCCTTAGCCAGCGCGCCTTCTCCTAACTGCAAAGCCATGCCAACTAAGGTTCTAGCATTCTTGACTACTGGAGCAAGTACATCTAATGTAGTACGTGCGCTTATACTTTTCGCATGATAACCGCCAAAATAAGTTTCAAACTTTTTATTTAGTGTATAGTTTTTATCTGTTGTATAAATAAGAAACCCATCTTTCAAATTACTAAGCTTTTCTCCCAATTCATTGAAAGCTTCTATGTGTTTTTTCATACCTGAACTTCGAGCTTTTTCTAAAGTTTCCTCTATCAAGGCCGGGTCTATTCCAATACTCATTATATTATCTGCTGAAACTGAAGTCGCGCCAGATGAGCCAGTATGAAAATTCTCAACTCGTATATTTTTACTTTTTGCTAATTCTCTTCCAATTTCTCCTTGTATAGTATCAACTAAATGTTCAAAAAATATACCAGCTTGCTGGGACCCTTTATTATTCCATGAATTCTCAATTTCTGAACGACTTAAACCACTCTTTAGTTTTTTGAAGTCATTACCAGTTAGCTGACTTACTAAATATTCTTTGACCTTATCAAGATTATATGCTTGATATACTTTTTGAGCAAGGCTTCCTGCTGTTTGTAAATCTCTAATTTTTGCCAAAAAAAGACTATAAGCATTCTGCATTTCTTCGGGCATTGATTTCAACTCATTCTCAGCAGAAAACATCCGCTCCAAGCTTTGAACAATAATATCTGGCATATTATCGTCAATAACTTTTCCAATATATTTTCCTGTTTCTTGTGGTTTGTTCAAGTCCATATGTTGAGAAATGTCTTCTGCCATTTGAGGCCACTTTTCGTCCCAAACTTTACTAAAATAAGTAGCAAAAAAACTAAAAACTCCTTTCATGCCATTAGAATTTTTTATAAGAAATAAATTTCTTTCATAAACTTCTTTTAGATTCAGGCAACTATTATAAGTATCTATTAGTGATTTTACTTGAGTTTTGTCATCCCAATCAACAATAATGTTAGCCTTGAATACTGTATTTAGTAGTTGCTGTTCTTTTTGAGCTTCACTTTTCGCCATTCGACGAAGTGCTCCCACTGATTGCTGAGCTCCTACATAACTAGCTCCTACTGACTGAACTCCATCTGTAATAGCTTTTATCAAATTCCTATTTGCAACTGCTAACTGTGGATTATCATCTATATCAGTCTCTAACCGTTTATAATAAACATAGCAATCAGCTAATGTTTTATTTCTATCTAATACTTCTCTAAATTTACTTGGTGTAGCCATATTTCATCACCTAAAAAATTAGGGAGAGCCGAGGCCCTCCCCATATATTATAAACAGGAAAACTCCTGGTCAATCTAACAAATCAGCCATGCGCGCGACCTCTGAACGCTCGGATTTCTCCAATTTTACATATCCAAAATTTGGATTACCAGCTAATCTTTCAATCATAATCTCAAGACCCTGACTCTTCTCAAAAGAGCTTCGGTCTCTCTGTTTGATATCTCCATCCATCCAAAGCTGAGAACCTTCATCAATACGGCCCATTATTAGTTGAATATGCTCTTTTGTCAGATTTTCACTTTCCATAGAATAGAGAATGGAATTGCGAATACTGCGCCCACGTAAAAATCCAAGAGGGATAACTTCAAGGCGTCCCGTATCAATTAAAGTTCTTAGTCCCTCAATACCTCCACAATGGTCAGCCAAGGGCATTACATATGGAAGAGTCTTCGCAAACTCATCACCGGGGAGAGCGCCGAGCGCATCTGTATCTTTTACTTGGATATTGTTTCGAATAAAGATAATTTTTTCAAACTTATTCTTTTGAAGAGCTTCAATCATTCCCTCAATCATAATCATTGATTTTCCGCTACCGAAGGGGCCTGTTATAAGCTTGATTGGAACGTCACTATGAATAAGGTCCATAGCGCATCTCTGCTCAGGATTTCTAGGCTTCATTACTCCACAAAATTGACTTTCAAAAATTGGATAAGAAACTCTTTCAAGCCAGCCATTTCTTTTCTTGTAAAAGTCAATAGGTTCGCACTTATCATTTCCAAGAATTAAATACTGATTCTCCATTAGCCTATCTGCAAATTCATTAGGATTTTCATAGAACCGCGCGAGGTCATCATCTTCTGGCAAAAAGAAGTAGTAAATTCCAGTATAATTCATTGTGCCTCCTTAGATTAGGTCATAAATAGAAGTAATAATTCCATCATAGACTTTTTTCTCTACACATTTTTCAGCACTCAAATACCAGTCACTTTTCATTTTTTCTTCTACTTCTTCTTTATCGAAAATAGTGCGCTCTATAATAATCTCTGAAAGTTGCGCGACCTGACGTTGATATTCATCGAAGAAAGATTTTAGTTCCTCAAACGAACCTCCAGCGCCCTGGCAACTACCTTTATGAAAAAGGACTGTTGAATTTTTTAGACCATAGCGCTTATGACAAGCCAATAGAATCATAGCAGAAGCACTGTATGCCTGCCCCATATTTATACCAATAATAGGAGTAGCTGAAAGTCGAATTAGGTCATAAAGAACTCCTAATACATCTAATGAACCCCCAGGAGAGTGGATAAGAAGCTTGATTGGCTTTCTTTCTATAATAGGAATATCCTTATCTTCCCGATTCCATTTCAGAATATAATGAGCAAGATTTAGAGTGTAGGCACTAATTTCATCATTAATCCAAAAAACTCTTTCATCTAAATCATGATAAAAGGCCAAAAGAGTTTCATCCGGCAATGAATAATTTGCGCTTTCCGGAATCTGGACTAAAGGTAATACCATCTGCTCTTCGCATCTCTTCATAAAAATATCCTCCATAGGATAGATTTTCCTTTCTACTCAAAAGTAGATTTTTCTATCCTTCTTTCTACTAAGTTAGTCTTTACTTACATAAAAGAATTCTGTATGACTCCCGACATCAATTTTCAAATAGTCGCTCTTTTCCCAATACCGAGTATAATAAGAGGTAAAATTGTGTTCAAAAAGAAAATCTTTGATTATCTCAAAAGCTTTTTCTTTACTGTCTGCCTCTCCAATTTCTCTTATCTTCCCCTGAGAATTTTCAAAATAAACTTTCATTTTAGCTCCTTTCTTATAAAAAGAGGGCCGGCGCCACATAGGTTCCGACCCATTAGTTATAAATTATTCGCCAAAACCAATAATATTGAATAGACTATGAAAAGCACTACCAATATCATAATCTCCATAATCCTTCCAATAATTCCTCAGTAGCTTATTATAAGCTTCTCTGGCTTCATCAATTTCTTGAAGGCGCTTTTCCTTCTCTGCCTTTAGCTTGGTTAGACGCTCAGCCTCTTCGGCCTCCTTCTTCTTCTGCTCATCGAGCTTCTTCTTATAAGCACACTCAGCGCTAATAAGCTCTTCCTGAGTATCATAAATCTTATTTAGTGTTTCAGAATAATACTTCATACTAAAATCCCTTCTTTTTATAAAATAAAAACTAAACAACTTGATTATAACCACAAGGCGGACCTTCGCCCTACCTCCATAATTTTCTGATATATTCAACCAATAGGGAGACAAGTCTGACCCATAGAGCCGTCGCTCCATAAGTTCTTGCCCCAATACAAAGTATCAATTCCTATACGAGATTGGCTACTCGCACCTTTCACTAACCATTCAGAAATTTCAAACTAATTTCTTTTCTTGAAAAGTCTCTGCTTTTAGCTACTCGGACTTTGACCTCATCTTATAGGTATATTTCTATACCATCACAGCAAACTATCTTATTGGTCTTTTCCAAGGTTTGACATAGACGACCAATCCATACCCTTACTTGGATTCGGCTTACGCTTTTAACGCTTAGCTTTCTATTGCGATAGCGATGAGACAATGTTTTTATCAGCAATTACTTCAGCACCATTACCTCTAACAGCGGTTGGTTCAGCCTTCCGCAATCAGAAAATCTCACGATTCTCCGAAGCACATCTAAACAAAGGTATCCCTCTGAATAGAAATGCGTAGTACGCTCCAAAAGCGAAGGTAATGTCTCGGCCACATGGTCTTGTGTCTTCACCGTGGTGCCTTATTGTTATAATCAAGCTGTTTAGTTTTCAAAGTACAATGATAGGATTACTTTCGTTTTTATTTAGTATACTCTCTACAAATGACTATGCCACATATCATTCAGTCGCTTGTCTAAGACGCGCTCCTTATTGAACGCCGGTGGTAGTTTATCCTATAAATCCATCCTCTACGAGAGTCCACAGTTTATTTGGACTTGTGGGAGTCCATGGTTGCGGGCCGAGGGGATGCTCCTCGTCCTCAAGGTTTATGAGACCTGCGACTTAACTGTTTGTCCTGCCCGCTATATCTTTTTTAACTTTATGTATATATTATACCTAAATTTTAGAAAAATTTCAAATTTTCAAGCCTACCTTATTAGCAATTGGCGCCAATTCTAACAAACCTTCCTAAAACCGTCGGCTTCTCTGCCTCCTCGGCTTGACAAATTTGAAAGTAAGACCATGTCTCTTACGGGAGCATTGTTAGGACTAGTCACACCCAACTGTACGGACTTCGACCACAAATTATCCGCTTTGGATAGTCTCTTACTATCATCAACCAACTTTGTGCTGGATTTCTTATAAGCATTATCCTACTTTTTGCTTATTTGAGCCTCGTTCTCTTTACGATTGTGGGTCAATCGTTTTAGTCGCTTTCCATCTTCGGGTAGCTTGTTCAATAATATTCACGCGAGAACCCCAATAGGTGGCTTGGTAGCCCATAGGGTAGTCGAAACCCTGCTTCTGGAATGAAAATCCAGCGTCTTAGCCACTTGACTAATGGGCCAAATATCTACTCACTCCTTGTATAAATCTAACCAAAACCTACTTTATACCCGACACTCTTGAGTTGGTCGTTGTAGCCACTGAGTAGGAAATCCGCACCTCAGTTTTGATTAGGTAAATGTCCAGTTAGTTGGTCCTTGTCCCTTACCATGTCATTTACTGCGAGTGCCCTCCCGCATTTGTCAGCAATCAATACCTTGAGCAGTCCAAGGCGACCTATTATACGATAGCTCAACTTTCGTCTAATTTTTTGACACCACGCCCTCAAAGAAATTAGAAAAGAGTCTTTAAAGCCACCAGCGAATAGATAGTCAATCTACTCTAACGACCAGGTGACCGTGCCGAGAAAGCCTCATTTTTACACAGGATGCTTTCCACTGTCTGCGAGTTAGTCCCACTAACTATGGAGAAGTTTTTCGATAACTTCAGAACGCTGGTTCTACTTGTCGCCACCAGAAAGAACCCCATTTTCTTCGTAAATAGGAAGCGGAAAGTTTATTCGAACTTTCAAATAGTCTCTTTTTGACTAAGGACGAGACAACCCTTTGGAGCGGATGACGAATTACGATATCGCACCATCAGTTTGGAAAACTGATATACTTCCTTTATACTACATCCGCATATGGTAGCGCCGGTGGAATTCGAATCCACACTGTACGAATTTTGAGTTCGTCGTCTCCTGCCTATTGGACTACAGCGCCAAATGCGAGCAGTTCTTATCGCAAAACTTTCTCATAAAACGGGATACAATTCACTTTAACGAGAGTCAATTGTCCAAAGGTATTCGCTCTTTCATCTTACCAGAGTAGATAGGACTCAATAAGAAAACATCAGCTTTGCTCACCCAAACATCGAGGAGTCGAACCTCTCAACCGCTGGACTCGAACCAACTTACAAAATGCTGACTTAGGACCGTCCTGCTTCTTATCTTTTATGCCCATTCTGAATTAGTAATTTTCTTTACTATCTACCAGCTCACATTTTATAGAATTTATTTTAGGATAGGAGCGACCTATCACCTGGCCTTGTTCATTGGGAGCCATACCCAAGGGAACATCACCCTGAAAATTTGGAGATACATCAGCGCTAATATATCCCGCTACTAACTCATCCCTCTGCGTTTTCACGGACTTGGGACCGTTTATCAATAAAAATTGATAAGTCGCATTACGAGCTTGGTGGGAGAGGAATCTTCAAAAGAAAGGAATAAGTTTGAAGTTCCTCTCCCGACTTTCTATATATATTATACTAAATATCTTGGGATTTTTCAAATTTTTGTTTGTGTTTTTCTTTACGAGTATAGGCTTTCTTGGATTTCTGAGGTGCGCATTTTTTACGAATCGCAAGCCATCCTTCAAGTTGGGAAGGAGTCATCTTTTTAGGTGAATTGGTATTGGAATTCATTTCTTACTCCTTTCTCAACTTTATGTATATATTATATATTATTTTTAGAAAACTTTCAAATTTTCTTTTTGCTATTGGTCCAGCAAGAACGACTTGAACGCTCGACCCCTTCATCCCAAATGAAGTGTTCTACCAACTGAACTACTGCTGGATATGGTGCGCCAAGAGGGACTCGAACCCTCGACTCACGCCTTAAAAGGGCGTTACTCTACCAGCTGAGTTATTGGCGCATATGGTACCCCATGTTGGATTCAAACCAACGACACATGGCTTAGAAGACCATTGCTCTATTCAACTGAGCTAATGAGGTATATGGCAGGGACGGTTGGGAATCGAACCCACCCAAGCGGTTTTGGAGACCGCCTCGCCAGCCTTGGAACATTCGCCCCTATATTAGTAGGAATAAATTGATGGGAATAGCTTGTCACCCATCCATGCCGACTGCTTGCTCATGTCTTTCAGCTTTGTATAGTTCATTTTGCACTATCAAGTCAACCATCTAATTCCAATGGATTTGTGGTAATGATAATAAGCGGAGCCGTGCATGACTCCATTTCACAGTGCTTCATCAACTACTTTTGGCATTTCTAATCATTATCGGTGCAGGTAGCTAATCCTGTAACGGCTTATCCTTATTGACTATCTCCTATGAAATTTGCACTACTTATTACCATTTGGTGGGCCAGGGTGGTGCCGACCCACCTACTCCCGAAGGAAATGGATTTACAGTCCATCGCAGTTGCCGATTTGCTACTGACCCATATATAATTAGAGAGCATTAAAGTCTAGGCGGGTGGTCATGTCTCAGCCACACGCTTACACTACTCCAATTCGTAGGAATCCACTTCCAGATTCCCAGGCGAAGGTTTTTTTACGCTAATTCAAGGGATTTCCACCGCAACCTACCTCACTTTTCCTCGCCTGCCTAGACGGCCGATAGGACCTGAACCGTTTCAATACTCTCTACCGGTAGCGGAATTTTATTGGCCGGAATTTGTCTAATTATCCGCTTTAATGGCGCCGGCGGAACGATTCGAACGCTCGCGAGCTTTTACACTCCTCTTTGTTTTCAAGACAAATCTCTTCGACCCCTTGAGTACGCCGGCATATTTATTTACTTCTGCTTTCGCAGATGGCGCCGAACCTTACGGATAAGGTTGGCATTTTCAACTGGATTGGTCATAAGACGCGCCAGACGATTTTCATAATGAAGCTTATCTCTCTGAATCATTTTTTATTCTCCTCTCAACTTTCTATATATATTATAACATATTTTTTATAAAAATCAAATATAATGTGGAGTCGCAAGTTAATTATTTGCGTGTCTCATAGTATGACAACTCTTACAAAGCATTACACCATTAGACAGCTCAGTAATACCACCATTGTACCAAGGAACAATGTGATGAGCATGCATATCAGCTTTCAAATAGTGTTGGTTGCAATCAGGACAAATACCCTTCTGACGATTATACAGAGTAGAACGCTGGGCCTCATTAAACTGTCGATGCTTCAGCAGCTTTTCATCACGAGTGATACAATATTCGACGATCTTCGCAACAGAGACATCCAATTCTTTAGAAGCCTTAAAATCCAGTAATTCATTAAACTTGGCACAAATCTCATCAGGGTCTAGGTCATCATCATGATGATTATTATACAGAGTGCCCCAACTCACAGAAGCCATACCCTTATCGTAGACACCGGGAAAAATTTCATTAATCCAATTAATAACATCATTAAAATAATTCCACAGTTCAGAAGCATCGGGATCGTTAATGTGGTCTTCCATGTACTGACAAATATCAGCATCATCATTACTGCTGACAAACCAGCCAATAACCTGTGCCAAGATTTCCTGTCGATTAGCATTCTTATTAGTATACTGACCACCAAGACGTTCAGCAGGACACTTGGATGTAGAGGAAGGATTGGCTTTACTAAAATATTTTTTAGCATCAGTTAGCCAGGCACTTACATAGTTAGCATTTCTCAGCTCCTGGGGATATAGCTCTTCGCCAGCAATATTGATAGTGCGGAACCATTCCATACGCTCAGCTTTTTCACCCTTACATACATAAACTTCGAGTTCATAATTCATAAAACGCTCATACATATCAGGATCGATTCGCTTGATACTGTGAATAGACAATCTAAAATCTTTGGGTACATTATGATTGGCATTAAACCAACAATCTTCAAAAGCCGAGATACCTTCTACAAAATTACACAAACTAATAGTTCTCTGCTGGCCATCAAGACAATCGTAAGTACCATCGCCATTATCTACCCAATACATAATATTAAGTGGGAATCCCTTCATTGCAGTATTAATAACTGCACTCTCCTGCTTTTTATCATAGACAAAAGCACGTTGAAAAGCAGGACGCACGCACAACTTGCCACCATAAGCCTTAACAGCATCTTCAATCTGAATCTCAGAATCGTTTACATACCCCTCACACAATTCACGAATAGTAATAGACTTTCTAGTAATTTCCATTTTTAATAATCTCCTTTAAGCACTTTATAATAATTAACTTTAGCTTTCTTTTAGGTTTTTTATTTTATTTTTACTTTTTACGACGAATAACTAATCTTTTAAATTTTTCTACACCATTTACAAAAGGCTTACAAAAATCAAAATCACTATCTGAGCCATTATCGATTTTTCCAACAATCTCAAATTGATTGGGATTATATTTTCCTTGGAAGAAAGATATTGGTACTCCCATGAGGCCATCATAATTAGTTGGAATATCGGCTACTCGATTGATATTTATAATGTCAGGACGCTCATCAAAAACATCATACTTACTTGAATCATATTTCTTTGTAAGTATAATTTCATCGGTCAAAGACCTATTAGGCAAGTTAGTATACCAAAAAGTATTTCCCATAGTACGGTCATTACCTTCTGGGTCTTTGAAATGACGCACATTATTATATCCTGCCCAAATACGTTTTTCTAAAACATAAGGAAAAATTTTTCTATAAGTAATAGCATTCAGAGGACCAATCACCAAAAATTGTTTATTATATCTGAGAATTAGAGGTAAAAATTCTTTCATCAGACTAAAAGGTGGATTAGTACAAACAATATCACACTCTCGCAGAATTTCTACGCATTCAGGACTACGAAAATCACCATTACCGATAAGCTCTTCTTGAAGAGCATCTGCATCATCAATATATCCATCACCAGAATTATCTGTATCAATCCAAATTTTATAGGTCTTACCATTTTCATCATAATGAGTGGCAATCAACTTTTTAATTCCAAAAGCATCAAAATTATTCACAAAGAAAGACCAGAATTCACTCTTCTTTTCTACAGGATCATCGCAAGGTAGATATACAACTTTATCTCTAAAATATTTACGATATTTCATCACTTCAGCTTCGATATCGTCATACCGAGTATAAAATTCATCATTTTTTGCTTTCTTTGCGGTATCGAGATTACTATTATTGCAACCATTTTTTGAAGTTAAATCCATATTATCCAGCAATTCTATTAAATTAGGTATAGCCTCATACATTACAGGCGAACCACCTAATTTATTCAAATAACCATTGCTTACAACTGCATTCAATGTTGCAGCAAAAATTTTCTCCCCACACGCAGAGCTCAAGTCCGCGGCACTAAAGGCTCCAGTAGGAAAATAGGTTTTTACATGACCCAACGCATTTAGACCCTTTTCAGTTAAAGCCATTTTATTTCCTCCAACTATTATTTTATTTAAAAGTAAGATTTCTCTCACTTTCTATATATTATATATAATTTTTCTAACTTTTTCAAATTACATCTTGGTCTGTCGGGTCAGCGATTTCAACTCCCGCATAAACAGGAACATAATCTTCTGCAACGCTTGCTAGAAAATAACAAACAGAACTTTGGGAATAAAGAGTCTTCAACTCTTCTTTTTCCTCCTCGATTTGAGACTTATAATCCAAAATAGCAGAAATCTTCTCCTCCATATCCTGTCCCTGAAAACTAGGAATAAGAGCAATCAAACTCTCCAATTTCTGGATATATTTCTTAGTGTCATTGGCTCTACTTTCAAGTCGCGCACCAATCTCCCGAAGTTTTTCTGCCTTATACTCACAAATCTTTTCATAAGGAGCATGGAATTCATCATAAAGATAAGTAGAACGAGAGTAGTCTTTGATAGGAATAAACTTCCCATCTGACTTCAAAAAGATATTTAGATATTGAGACATTTTATATCTCCTTTCTCACTTTCTATAAAAAAGTATGTATTATTTTTATAGAAATTTCAAATTTTTACTGGCACGCCTGGTTCGATTTGAACGAACGAATGTCAGAGTCAAAGTCTGATGCCTTTACCACTTGGCTACAGGCGTATATAAAATGAGGATAATACTTTTATGTATTATCCAAGTTTTACTTTGTGCTATGCTTCTTCCGGTCATATTCAGACTCGAAAATCAAATCATCAATATCCATTCACATCCCTCCTTTTCAAAAAATAAATGGCGCAGAGCACAGCATTCGAAGCTGATACCTTTCAGTACGCATCGCTTAGCAGGCGAGCCTCAGACCTTCTGAGTTTACTCTGCAAATAGTGGAGCTGGATAAGGGACTCGAACCCTTGGCCTCGAGATTACAAATCACGCGCTCTACCAACTGAGCTAATCCAGCATAAAATGGTCCCCAACCTGTGAGTTGAACACAGGACCTCCCAATTATTGGTCATCGTAGTAAGTCCTGCCCTTACATCTTCTGACTAGAACAGTTATTTTACTTTTAAACTATACGATGAAGTTGGGTGCTCTAACCAACTGAGCTAGTTGGGGATAAGGGAAATTTGGACGCATCCGCCTCTCCCAAAAGCTTTCAAAGAGAACTTTGACTTTTGGTATCTCTAAGTAAGTTCTCCTCTCAAACTTTACAAATATATAATATTTTATTTTAGAAAAAATTTCAAATTATTATTCTTCTAAAATTTTTGGATTCATGGTAATCTGATAAAGAAGCCATTCATTATAATAAGGCATAGAACGAATATACTTCAAGAATTTCGAAGAAATTCCTTGAAAGAAATTTCTCTGAGCTACATAAGAAAGAGTAGCACTATAATTAAAAGTCTTAAAACCATACCATTTCTTGTTATCATCTTCAAAAGAAATAGCTTTATAAAGATTTTTGTCTTCCTCTGACCACTTATTCAATAGTAGTTCCTTTATTATAAACCAATCCTTTGAATCAATCTCTTGATTGAAAAGACAAAATTTTTTATCTTTTAGCCCGCTACAAAAAAGACAATAAGAACAATCTTTCAAATTGGTAGAAAAATAAATTTCTTTACCGGCAGAAACATTGAAAATTCCTAAACCGTCTTCTACCTTTTCACAAGAGTAGACTCCATAACAATTTGAAATTTCATTACTATTGAAAACATTTTGACTATATTCTATTTTTGAGGAATTATTGACTCCCATACTGCTCAATACATTGAAAGAAGCACTGATATACTGACCATTCTCTACATTTACTGAAGAATAGATTCTCTCACTGGTCTTAATATCTTTGCTAAAAGCTATATATTTTGAATTAGATACATTCTCACTATCTTGAACTCTTGAACTAGAATCTATACAAAAACTACTCAAAATTATATGACTATCTGTAATTTCAAAAACTTCTTCAAACTTCTCTACTTCAAGAGGTATCATCCCTACATAAGTGCGCCAGTCGCTAAATAACTCTGAAAACAATACTTTTTCTTCATTTGAAGAGTGGCTCTGAACCCATCCCATAGCATCTATGAGTTCCATTGGCTCTTTTGGAAAATTTGTTCTTTCTATAAGCTTCTTATAACCTCTATAATCATTGACTTCTGCCAACTTATCAATAGAAAAAATCATTCATCTTCTCCTTTTTTCACAATTGTCCCATCCAATTTTACTTCCAAATCATAAGGATGGTCATGCTCAAAAACGGCCATTTCAGCACGCTTATTCAAAAGCTTTACAAATTGCTGAACTTCCGGAGTGAGACGAAAATAAGCTACCGGATACTTACTATTCTTTCCTACCAAGGTCGCGCCGAGTACATCCCTACAAAAACGAAGATACTGAGCATAAGTCAGACCCAAAAGGCGCGCCGGCATCAGATTGAAAGAACCATAAATCTTTCCCTCAAAAGGAAAATTTCCATGATTGAGATAGATAGCCTGATAGGTCTTCATATAAGGACTTTCCTCTAAGTAAAAATATTTCTTCATAGAGACATCTCCTTCCATAGTTCTTTTACTTCATCATACTCTGCTTCTGTCATATCCAAGAGAGAAGTCCAATCCTGCTTGCGGAAAATCTCAGGAACAAATTCAGGAAGTTCTCCACTGAACTTCTGTGTCTCTACCTTTTCAACAGGGGTATAATCCTTTATAATATATTTCTTTACGGTCGAAGCAGAGAATCCTGTTTCTCTCGCTACTCCAGCGTAAGTTTTTAGCTCCAAATACAAATTGTTGAATCTAATAATATCATCTGGTGAAACTCGCATATTTTTCAACTCCTTTCATTTCTATAAAAATTATACCTCAAAAAATCTAAAAAATCAAATTTTTCTTATACCTTTATATAAAACGCGCGCACGCCCGTAAATAACATAATTTTTTTCAAAAGTCAAATTAACATATAATAAATTTGAATTTTTAGCTATTTTATTATATAATTATAATATAAAAGTAAAAGGAGAAATATTATGAAAGATTTTAAGATGTATGATTTAGCTGTGAGCAGAACAGCTACAAACCTAATGTCCTATGCAAAACGGCACGATAATAAAATCGAACTCAAAAATTTTGACCCCACTAATCATACTCATATGTATATTTTTGAGGTCGCGCGCCTTGTAAGCAATATCAATAATAGTGAAAAAATTATTTTAGGAATGGGTTTTTGGAAGCATCTATTTTCCCCCAAAGACATTCGGCGTACTAAGCGTGCGAGGTCTTTTTCCGATGGAATCAATATTGAGAAGTTTTTAGATTTTACCTTTACAGAAATTGAGGCTACCCCAGATGAAATTTGGGAGGAGTATTATAAGTGATTTATATTTATACTGACGGCGCCTGTAGTGGGAATCCTGGCCCTGGTGGTTCAAGTTTTATTGCAGTGGAGAATGAAGAAAAAATTTATGAATGGAAAATGCCGATTCCTGAAGCTACAAATAATATCTGCGAATTGATAGCTATTATTGAAGGGTGTATATGGGCAAAGGAATTCTATCCACTTGAAAAAATTACAATTCGAACTGACAGTGCTTACTGTCATAATTGTTATACTCAAAAGTGGTATAAAAATTGGCAAAAGAATGGATGGAAAAATTCTAAAAAAGAACCAGTTGCTAATAAGACATTATGGCTTCAACTTATTCCATTCTTCGAAAATACTAATTTTATCTTTGAAAAAGTAAAAGGACATACAGGAGCAAAAGATTGGAACAATGAAGTTGATAAGTTAGCCGTAGAAGCCAGAAAACAAATCTAAAATTTGCTTTTTGTCTGGATTTGTGATATAAATAAACCTGTAAGCAGGAAAATTTTCTTTTTATATAAAAAGAAACAAAAACGATATAGAGTAAGAAATAAGTGAGAGCCCTATATAGACTATATGTAAGGAGTATAATTATATATAATGATAATAGTTGTAAATGGCGCACCAAGAGCGGGGAAAGACACATTCTGTGAAATGGTTCAAAAAATAATGGAAGAAAGAGTCGGCCCTTATAGTTGTAAAATTATTTCCACAGTTGATTTTGTAAAAGAAGTTGCTAAATTTTGCGGTTGGAATGGTCAAAAAACCTCTAAAGATAGGAAATTCCTATCAGACCTAAAAGATATTTTGACTCAATGGAATGATGTTCCCTATAAAGACATTATTGATTCTTATAATGGGTGTAGAGAAATTTGGAAGCAGTTTGGATACAATGAAGAAAAATGTCTCTACTTTATAATGTGTCGAGAACCAAAAGAAATCCAAAAATTTGTGGATAGAATTGGCGCGCGAACTCTGATAGTAGGAAGAGTTGAAGCCGATGAGCAGGTTCAGTCTAACCATGCTGATGCTAATGTTCATGATTATACCTATAATACTTATATTCATAATAACAGAACTCTGAAAGATTTAGAAAAAATAGCTTATAAATTTACGGATTTATTTTTGAAAGGAGAAGACTGTGAAAGGATTTATTGGTGATATTGATTGGGTTAATGCCGAGGCGCAAAAATACTGGAGTATTCCCGCCTCTTATTCTGAAGAAAAGCGAAAGTCTGAAGTAGTAAATGCTATTTATAGTGGAGATTATTATGGCGCCCTAAAAGTTGATGGCTACTATCAGCGTCTCATAAAGGATGAAGATGGAAATTGTTTTATGGTAGCTCGCAATAAAAATGTAAAAGGCGAAGCCGTAAATAAGATTGAGTGGGTTCCTCAGCTTCAAGATTTTATGACGCAATTACCAAATGGAACAGCTCTCCTAAGTGAGTGTTATCTTCCTGGACACGAAGGCTCTAAAAATATTACTTCTCTTTTGGGATGTCTCAAAGATAAGTGTATTGCTCGTCAAGAGAATGGTCAAAAGCTTCATTTCTATATTTTTGATATTTGTGCCTATGATGGGGTAAATTTAGTAGATACAAAAGCAATTGAGCGTTTTCAGCTTTTAGAGAAAATCTCTACTCAATTTACTTCTCCCTATGTGGAGTGGGCTAAGTATTATAATGGGAAGGAGCTATGGACTCATCTTCAAGACTACCTGGCCTCTGGTCGAGAAGGAGTAGTAATTACTCGAAAGGACTGTCCAATTTATTTCAAGCGGACTCCCGCGCATATGACAATCAAAGTAAAGAAAGAACTTCAAGAGACTCTGGATGTAGTAATTATGGGAGCAAACGCGCCGACTCGTCTTTATAATGGAAAAGAGCTTATGAGCTGGAAGTACTGGGAAAATTTATCTACTGGTGAGAAAGTCGAGGGCGCGCTTTATAAAAATTACAGTGATGGAGACCCTATTGAACCGATTACGAAGATGTATTTTCTAGGTGGCGCGGGCTCGCTAAAAATTGGAGCCTATAAAGATGGAAGACTAGTCCAGGTTGGAAATCTTAGTGGACTTGAAGAGGAAATTTTATTGAACTGGAAGTCCTATCTTGGAAAAGTCATTGAAATTACCGCAATGGAAGTCATGACTGATAGCTATGGTCTAAGGCATCCGCGCCCTGTTCGCCTAAGAGACGATAAGATGGCAAGTGAATGCGACTGGTATCGAATTTTTGAAAATGTATAAAGTTTCATCTTATGAGAAAAAAGTAATTGAAATTCTCAACAAGGAAAAAGTCAAATTTATAAAAGAAAAAACTTTTAGTGATCTTCATCATGGATATTATAGATTTGACTTCTTTCTTCCTGAAAAGAATATTCTTTTAGAAGTTCAAGGACGTCAGCATACGGAATTTACAAAAATCTTTTATAAAAGTCGCTCTGATTTCCTAAAAGCCCAAGAGCGAGACAGAGAAAAAATAAGCTACTGTCTTTCTCATAAAATTCCTCTTTATTGTATCCCTTGGTGGGATATGGATAAAATTTCCTCAGTAAAAGACCTACTAAATGATGCTTATTTGGCGCGAACTCGCTATCATAATGATAATGCTTATCGAGAATATCTAAAAAAATAGAGAAAAAGTCCCTCGTTTCTACTTATAATTTGAAGTAGAAAGGAGGGATTTCTTTTGACTATCCAAGAAGTTGCGAATAGCCTTGGAGGCATCCTCATTCTAATTTTTCTTTTTTGGCAGGTTTTAGAAAAAGTATGCGGAAACTTTGAATGGTTTCAAAAGATGAAGAAAAAGAAGACTGAAGCTGAAAAGAAAAGGCATGAAGAGATTGTTCAAAAAACAACCGAAAAAGTCGCTGAGCAAATTTTGACTCCTATTATAACAATATTTGAAGAGAAAAATCGTCTACAAGATGAAAAGTTAGGAATGCTTATCAAATCTTCGAATGATATGCTTAGGAAAGATATTGTAGGAATTTACTATAAATATTTACCTTATAAAAAAATATTACAATATGATAAAGAATTTGTTTGTGCTGTTTATAAAGATTATCATGCTCAGGGTGGCAATTCTTTTATAGATGGAATTATGAAAATAATTCAGACTTGGTTGGTTGTTTCTACAGAAGAGGAATTATATCAATAAAAAAAGAGGAGAGGAAAAAATCCTCTCCTCTTTTACTTTCTATTTTACTTATTTTCGCCCTTGATGCGAGCAATAACCTCACTAATGGCGCTAGAACCAGACATTAGTACAAAACCAGTTAGGATTTGACCAGCCATACTTACACTGTCTACTAGACCGCAAGCAAAAATTAAGTCTAGACCGAAAGAAAATACTAGACAGAAAGAACCAATACCGGCAACCACAAGAGTAATCCACTTCCCATAGGAAAGACTTTCCCATAGAGGATGCGCGCGGTCAATTACATACCAAAGTACGGCAGATAGCGCAACAATCAAAGTTAGCATCTCCATTTCCTTTACCTCCTATAAGTTTCTACTTATAAGTCAAAATCATTTATAGAATCTCCAAAAAATTGACACCTATTAAAATAAATGTTATAATATAAGAAAGAGGTGAAAGGAATTGGAACTAAGTAATATACAGAATACGATATTAGAAGCAACAGAGCCAATTATCTTTGTGAGTAGCGCGAGTGGGTCAGGAAAAACAAGAGTTTTGACTGAGAAAGTTCGCCAAAGTATCCAAAAAGGAAAAAGTGTAGTAGCTTTTACATTCACGAATATGGCTTCAGGAGAGATGAAAAAGCGCCTTCAAATTGATAATAATGATAATCTATTTATTGGAACTATCCACTCTTACTGCGCTCATCTTCTGCTCAGAAATGGTGTAAAAGAAGCTATAAAGTATATGAACGATGAAAAATTCGATGGACTTTTTCATCTAATGCAAAAACATCCAGAATGCGCGCCGAATATCGACATTTGCTTATGTGATGAAGCCCAAGATAGTAATGAAATTCAGTTAAAATTTATTTTTGAAATGCTTCACGCAAAAGAATATTTTATTGTCTTTGATTTACGGCAGTCGATATACGGCTTTGCAGGCAGTCGTCCAGACCTTTTGAAGCGTTATCAGTATGAACTTGGGGCAAAAGTTTATTCTATGAATGAAAATTATCGCTGTTGTCCTGATGTTCTTCGTTTTGCAAAATCTACTCTTCAAAAATGTAGTATGAGTGATGATAGTATTGCTATACGCCAGGTTAAAGGAACAGTAGCGATGAAACCTTATAGTGAACAGTTAATCCTAGATATGATAAATATTAGTAAAAAATATTATAAATGGGCAGTATTAGCACGGACTAATGCCCAAGTCGATACTATCAAAGATTATCTAGTTGATAACGGAATTCCTTGTGATAGCTTCAAGCAAGGAGACCTCAAAAAAGAAGAACTAGATAAAAAAATGGAAGAAAATACAGTAAAGGTTTTGACCGTACACAGTGCGAAAGGCTTGGAATGGGATTATGTAGCCTGTGTTGGGTTGAATCTTTGGAGTCCCGAAGAATGTAGAGTCTCCTATGTTGGGATTACTCGTGCGCGAGATGGTGTTTTATGGATGACGCCACAAAGAAAGAAGCGTACAAGAATTACAAATTGGGAGTAAGAATATGATAGCAGTTTTAGTTTTATTGATTTTAGTGGGTATTTTCCTTTTACTAAAACAACAAAAAAATATCCAAAAACTAAAATCTAATACTGATGAGTTGTATCGAAAGGCTTTAGAAGAAAAATACAAAAATTTAGAAGAAAACGCTCAACAAGAATTCCAAGCGAAACAAAGAAGTTATAATAATGAACTTTCTTATCTTAAAAAAGAATTAGAAGATTTTCGTAGTCGGCGCGAGGCCGTAAATGAAGCGATACGGCGAGAACGTGAGCTAAGTGAGAAAGAAGACTTCTATAAAATCCAACTTACACAAAGCGATATTGAAGATATAAAGCTTTTAGATAGTATGAAAGACCGTTTATGTCATAAAGAAGTTCTTCCTAAAGTCATATGGGAGAGTATAGCTCGGCGCCCTACAAATGAGATGATAAAAAGAGTTGTTGGTCAAAAAATTGGAGGAATTTATAAGATTACTTATATTCCAACTGGTGAGGCTTATATAGGCCGGACCGTCAATTTTAAGGATAGATGGCAAGCTCATATTCAGACCGCGCTGGGTATGGAAAAAGTTGCCAGCTCAACACTTCATACACATATGGCGCGGAATGGAATTTGGAATTATAGTTTTGAAATTTTAGAAGAGGTTCCGAAAGATAAACAGAGCGAGAGAGAAAAATTCTATATCGACTTGTATGGGACGAAAAAGCAATTGAATATAAAAGCCGGAGGATGAGAGGAAATTTGATTTTCTCTCATTTTTCTTTTATAATATAATAAAAAGATGGAAGGAGAGCTAAGAAATGGAACTCACAAATTTTGAAAAACTCAAAAATCTCTCAATAGAAGAAATGGCAGAATTTCTATCTGACCAAATGGCGCTTGAGGGTACGATTTATGACCAATGGATGACAGATACTTTTTGTAATAATTGTCCAGACACAGAAGACTATGATGGAAGTCTCGTAAGTTTTTGTGAAATGAATCATGATTGTCCTTATGGACTCTGTAATATTAGCGATAAAGACCTAGTGATGCGCTGGCTCTCTTGGGTGGAGGAGAAAGATGACTAAAACTTTTTGTGATTTTTGTGAAACTTATATTCCTAATCCGAGTTTTTTTAATAGTTTGTATCTTCCGGTTTGGGAGGAAGGTACACTGATTCGCGGAGATACCGAAATTTTTAGCGAAAAAGGAGTAGTTCCAAGAGCGTTTTGTCTTTGTGATACTTGTGTTCAGGATATAGCAACTATAATCAATAGATATAAAATTGAAAGAAAAAGGGAAAGGTTTTAGATCCTTCCTTCATTTTTTAAAAATTTCAAGTAGAGGAGAATTTGATTTCTCCTCTATTTTGTTGTATAATATTATTATAAATATAGAAAGGAGTTGGAGAATTTGAGCTATGATGCTAACTCTATTGAAACTTTGAGTTTCAGAGATGCGGTTAGAACCCGTGTAGCAATGTATATGGGTAGCGCAGACAATCAAGGAGTCCTCCAATGTGTGCGTGAAATCATTACAAATAGTATAGACGAAGCTACAATGGGGTTCTGCAATCGTATTGTTGTTGACCTTTATGATGGAAACCGAATAACGGTTCTCGATAATGGAAGAGGATGTCCTTTTGGTCTTCGAGAAGATGGCGTTGATGCCCTTGAAGCAATTTATACTCTTCCGCATAGTGGAGGAAAATTCAATAATAAAATTTACCAAAACGTGGGAGGCCTCAATGGCATTGGGGCGAAGGGAACAGCATTGTCGAGTGATACCTTCCGTGCGGTATCAATGAGAGATGGAAAACAGTGTGAATTAGTCCTAAAAGAAGGACAAAAGATTTCACTTACAACCGGTAGTTCAAATAATCGAGGAACTTTTGTTGATTTCACCCCATCTCAAGAAGTCTATAATCTTGAACCAATTGACCTCAAATTTTGCGACATAAAAGAAATGTGCCGGAACTGGTCGTATCTTTATCCTTTTTTGACTTTTGTTTTGAATAATCACAAAAAGGGAGAGGAAGAAAAAGTTCAATACCAAGCTAAAAATGGACTTTTGGACTTTATGAAAACTTGTGCCGATAAGCCTCTAAACAAAACTCCTCTTCATATTACAATGAAGGAAAATGATGTTGAGGCTGAAATTGTGATGTGTTGGACTAGTAGTAGAAATGAGGAATGGCACGTTTTTACTAATGGTCTTGAAAATACTGCTGGCGGAACAAGTCTAACAGGAGTCAAAACTGCACTAACTAATTACTTCAAGAAAAAAATCAAAGGCGAAGTTTCTCCTGATATACTTCGAAAAGGTTTATTCTATGCTGTTAGTTGTAAAGTCCCTCAGCCGAGCTTTAGCGATCAGACAAAGACAAAAGTAAATAATCCTATACTTCGCGGGCTTTGTCAGCGCGCAACTGGACAAATGTTAGAGGAATTTGAACGAAAGCATTCTGATGAATTTGAAAAAGTAATGGAGCTTCTTACAAAGGAAGCCAAGGCTGAGCAGGTAGCTGAAAAAGCACGCCGTCAAGTTCTTGAAGCAGGTAAAGAGGTCGAAAAGAATCAACGAAAAAAAGTTTTTGCAAGTGATAAGTTGAAGGATGCGGAGTTCTTAGGACAGGATTCAACGCTTTTGCTTGTTGAAGGTAATAGTGCTATGGGAGGAATGTCTCAGGCAAGAGACTATACAAAATATGGCATTCTTACTCTAAAGGGAAAAATTATCAATTGTCTATCTAATCCTGAAGAGAAGATTTTTCAAAATGAAGAAATTAAGCTGATTCTTAGCGCGATGAATATCACCCCTGGTCGGTATGATAGTAAAAAGCTGAGATATGGCAAACTGGCAATTTGTAGTGACGCTGACTCTGATGGAATGCATATTGGTCTCTTGATTATGTCAGCTTTACTATACCTGGCTCCAGAGTTCATCAAAGAAGGCCGGCTATGTTGGCTTCGGTCTCCTCTGTATATAGTTGAAAACAAAGGGAAAGAAACCTATTATTTTTCTGATGAAGAATTTACCAAGGCTCGAAAGAGTATAAAGGGAACTGTTACTCGTGCGAAAGGATTAGGTGAACTTCCTGCGGAAACTGCTCATGCTTCAATGTTTACTCCTGAATTCCAACGGTTAGAAGTTTTACATTATAGCAAAGAAGCTATTGATTTACTTCTTAAGCTAATGGGAAATGAAGTAAAACCAAGAAGAGATTTTATTTTTGAAAATATTGATTTTTCTACAATAAGAGAATAATTAGGAGAGGAAATTTGATTTCCTCTCTTTTTTATTGTATAATTATATTATAATGAAAAGAAAGGAGCTGTAAGATGGAAGTCAATCTAACACCAATTATAAAAGATAGTTTTACTCAGTATGCCGGTGCCGTTCTTCAATCAAGAGCACTAATTGATGTGCGAGATGGATTGAAGCCGTCCGCGCGCCAGATTTTTTATTCTATGCTTACTCGCAAGCTAACATCTTCTAATCCTCATAAAAAAACAGCCAATGCCGTAGGTATGGCAATGGCCGATTATTATATTCACGGAGATAGTTCATGTACGGCTGTAATTATGCGCGCAGGCCAGCCTTTTGCCATGCGGTATCCTTTGGTAGATGTAAAAGGTAATGCTGGTTCTTTGATTGAAAGTGGGAACTGGGCTTCTATGAGATATACCGAGTCTCGGCTATCTAAACTTTCAAATATTTTATTTGAAGATATTGATAAAGAAACTATCTTTGAATGGCGAGACAGCTATGATAATACCAAACAATTCCCTGCCGTTCTCCCAACAAAAGGATATTATAATATCGTAAACGGTTGTCAAGGGATAGGTATTGGAATGGCTTCAAGTGTTCCACAATACAATCTTAAGGAATTAAATACTGCTCTAATTCATCTTTTATATAATCCAGATTGTGATTTTGAAGAAATCTATTGCGCCCCTGACTTTGCTACTGGTGCCATTTTATATAACGAAGAAGAAGTAAAGCAGTCTATGAAAAATGGCACTGGATTTGCCTGTAAGCTAAGAAGCGTGGTTGAATTTGATGCAAAAGATAGATGTTTTGTAATAACTGAAATTCCTTATAATGTTTATACTAATACTATTTGTGGAGAGTTAGAACAAATTATTGAAGATGAGAAGAATCCTGGAATAGAAAGATTCAATGACTTGACAGGAAAAACTGCTCTTATCAAAATTTATCTATCTAAAAAGGCAAATCCCGATAAAGTCCTACAATATCTATATAAGAATACTTCTCTTCAATATTATTATAGCATCAATTTCACAATGCTTGACCAAGGAAGATATCCGAAACTTTTTACTTGGAAGGAAATGCTTCAAGCTCATTTAGAACATGAAAAAAGCGTATATATAAATGGTTTTCAATTCGACCGAAGAAAAATTCTCGCACGCCTTCATATTATCGAGGGATTGATGAAAGCCATTTCAATGATTGATGAAGTTATTAAGACTATTAAACAGAGTGCTGATGCTAAGAATGCTTCTATCGGTCTCCAGCGCCTACTTTGTATTGATGAAATCCAGGCAAAGGCTATTCTAGACCTAAAACTCTCTCGTTTGACTCATTTAGATATTACAAAGTTAGAAACTGAAAAGTCCGGTCTTGAAACTGAAAAAGAAAGAATTGAAGCCATTTTAGGTGATGAAATTCTCCTCAAAAAAGAAATTGAAAAAGGACTGCGCGAGGTTGCTGAAAAATTTGGAGACGCACGCCGAACAAAAATTTTGAATATTTCCAATGATGAAGAAACAATCGAGCAAAAACAACTGTCTCTTTCTTTCACAAATGAGGGAGCTGTATTTGTTAGCGAAACTTCTACACTTTATTCTCAACGAAGAAATGGTGTGGGTTCAAAGTTCAAGCTTGATAAAGGAGAGTTTGTAGTTGATACTCTAATTGGAAACAATACAGATGAAGTTCTCTTTTTCACACAGCGCGGGACCTTTTATCATTTGAAGATAGGAGAATTCAATATTGGAGAAAAACAGTATCTAAATTCACTTCTACCTATCAATGGAGACGATGAAATAAAATCAGCTACGATTCTTTCTAAAGACACAGAGTCTTCAAATATTCTCTTTCTTACAAAGAACGGAATTTTGAAGAAGTCCGCGCTTTCTGAGTATAATTTACGAAGAAATACAGGCGTTCAGGCTCTAAAGTTAGATGATGGTGATTTAATTGCTTCTATTCTCATTTTGAAAGATGAGAGAGTTGGTATCCTCACTAAGGAAGGAAACTTTATTATTATCGAAACTAAAGATATTAGACCTATTGGTAGAGTGGCTCGAGGGGTTGTAGGCATCAAGCTAAATGAGGGAGATAAGGTTGTTTCTGGACGAGTCATTCCTAAAGAAACAAGAGAAATCCTCTCTGTGAGTGAAGATGGGTATTCAAAGCGGACTGATATAAACGAGTTCAAAATTACTGGACGGGCAACCAAAGGAGTAAAGATTCAAAGAGCAGATAATCTTTGTGACTTTCTACCGATTATTGACCTTAATGATATTTTAGTTGTATCTTCTACTACCCAAATTCGAGTGAAAGCTGAGGAAATTCCTGTATTAAGTCGTGGTACGCAAGGAGTCAAGACTCTAAAATTAGGAGAAAATTCAAAAGTAATAAAAATCCAAAATTTCTAAGTTTGAAAGTTTGAAAGTTTTGTAAATTTTAGCTATAATATTTATAGAAAGTTGAGAGAGGCATGAAACCTTTACTCATCTAATAATAAAAATAATTTATATGTAAAAGGAGAAAAAATTATGAAGCTAACTGCTAAGAGTTCTGAAGTATTTGATTATGTAAAGTCCAATGGTGGCCATGTCTCTATTGATGAGATTTGTAATGCCATCGGTCGTGCCTCTCGTTCTGTAGGTGCTAATGTAACTGACCTACAGAAGAAGGGTCTAGTTGAGCGTGAGAAGGTTGAGGTTGAAGGTGCTGAGAAGCCCGTAGTTTATGTAAATCTAACTGATGCTGGTGCTACCTTTGTCCCCAGCGATGACGCTGAGTAATTTATTTTAGTAATTTGGTAGGAGGAATTTCCTCCTACCTTTTTATGAAAGAACCAAAGTAATTATTGTAAATGTAAAAAGGAGAAAAATTTTATGCTACATGAAGCCGAAAACCGTGTTCGTATTGAAGGTCTACTAAGTGAAACTGATTTAAAGTATGGTTCTTTTGTCAAGAATGGCGAGACAATCGAGACAATTGGAGGAACTATTAAGGTACTTGTTGAGCAAGTTGTAAACGCCGTTCCTCTACATCTTGAAATCCCCGTCCATCTTTTTAGTCAAAAGTATAAGAAGGATGGAGGTCTGAATCCCTCCTATGAAAGCATTCAGCGTGTCAAGGAAGAGTTTATGTCCATTGCTTCTGCCGGCGGGCGCGAAGGTGCTGATAAGATTCGTATTACTGGCGCAAAAATCAAGATGAATGAGTTCTTCTCTAAGGATGGTCGTTTTGTAAGTTCTCCCCGCATTACCGCCTCTTTCGTTGGTAAGGCTACTGGTGATTTTAAGCCAGAAGCTAGCTTCTCTCTAACTTTTGCCGTTTCTAATATCAATTATGTTGTTGATAAGGAAGGTATTGAAGTTGAGCCAAAGAAGCTAGAGATTACTGCTATTGTTCCTAATTGGAATGGTCAGGTTGAGGTAGTGAAGCTATATGCCTCTAATCCTAACGTTATCAATGCTATTACCCAGTATTGGGAGCCTGATTACACTTTTAAGGCTAATGGTCGTCTAAATTTCACTTCTACTACTGAGACTTATATTGAGGATGTAGATTTTGGTGAAGCCATTGAAAAGACTCGTACCCGTAGTATTAGTGAGCTACTAATTACCGGTGGTTCTCAGAGTGCTCTAGAGGGCGAACAGGCCTTTGACGTTGAGGATCTCGCACAGGCAATGAAGGCTCGTAAGGCTCGTCTAGAGGCCCAGAAGGCTAAGGATATGAACAAAGTAAAGGGTGAAATGAAGACTCCTGCGCCGACTACTTCTCGTTTAGCAGGAGACGACATGGGATTTTAAGGAGGTAAATAGTTATGGCTATTGATATTTTTTCCCTCCAACCCAATAAAATCTCTCGCGACCTACGTTCTAAGTTTATTCTTCTAGCGGGCGCTCCTAAAATTGGAAAGACTGAATTTTGTGCCCAAAGTGATAAAGCGCTAATCCTTGCGACTGAGATCGGCACAAATGCTCAATCTGGCGTTCATGCTCTTCCTATTCAGAAGTTTGCTGATTTTAAGCTAGTTCTTCGTCAATTAGAAAAGCCTGAAGCAAAACAACTGTATTCAACTGTTTGTATTGATACTATTGGTATTCTATATGACCTTTGTGAGCAATTTATCTGTCAGCAGAACGGTGTAAGTAAAATCGGAGACATCCCCTATGGCGGTGGATATAGTCAAACTTCAAAGGAATTTGAGAATTGTCTTCGTAAAATTACTATGATGGGCTTTGGTCTTATTATGACTTGTCATCTAAAAGAGACAACAGATGATGATGGAAAGGTAATAGGTTATAAGCCTGACCTCAATAATCGTTGCTTGAAGATTGTCAATGGCCTTGTCGATATTATTGGAGTTATTACCCAAACTTGGAATGAAAAAGGAGAAAGTGACCGGTGGATTCAGACCCGTGCTACTCCTACTATTACCGCAGGTTCTCGTTATAAATATCTTGAACCTCGTATTCCATTTGGCTTCCATGAGCTTGAACAAGCAGTAGCTAAGGCTATTGATATGGAAGAAAAGAATGGTGGTTTAGTAACTGATGAAGCGCCAACTTTCCAGGAAGAAAAACTCGACTTCAACGCTCTAATGTCTGAAGCTCGTGAGATTTGGACCACTAAGGTAAATAACGCTAAAACAGATGAAGATAAGGAAGCGGTAGTTCGCGCCATGTCTAAAAAGGTAGAGATGGTATTTGGACGAAAGATAAAACTGTCAGAGGTTACTGAGGATCAAGTCTCTCTTCTACAGCTCGCTGTAATGGACTTACGTGCGATGTAACTCATAAAACTAAATTAGAGGTAGGAGAAATCCTACCTCTTTTTTGACATTTTTGGAAAAATGTGATATAATATAATAAGATTGGAGGGATATAAATGGCAAAACATTTAGTTACCTGCCGTGCCTGCAAAGAAAGATTTGATGCACAACTATCTGGCGCGGATATAGAGTGGGTAATGCCATCCAAAGGATGGTACTATCACAAATCTTGTTATGAGAATCTAAAGAAAGGAAATATCCTAAAAGATAAAGATTGGAAAAAACGTATTTATGATTTTATCGCGCACGACCTAAAAGTTTCTTATGACTATCATCTTTGTGAAGCTCAGTTGAAAAAATTTGTCGAAAAAGATAAAATTGGAACTTATAAAGGCATTTTTTACACACTAAAATATTTCTATGAGATTAAGAATGGAGACTGGTCAAAAGGTCATGGAGGACTAGGAATTGTTCCCTTTATCTACGAAGAAGCTACTACTTATTGGAAGCAAAGAGAGAATAATGAACGAGGGACTTTAGCTGGAATTGAAGAACAGATCAAACAACGAGAGTCTCAGCAAAAAGTTTTACTAAAAAAGCCAAAAACTACATCCCAAAAGAAAAAGTCTCGATGGAATTTGGAGGATATTGAATGATTGATAAGAATACAGAACTCCAAATTATTGGGAGTCTAATGAAGCGCCCTCAATATCTGAGTGAGATAGATAAATATACAATAACTCCTACAGATTTCTCCTCAACTTTTACTCGTTATTTATTTGTGGCGATTGATAACTTGTATCGAGGTGGCGCTTCTCATATTACTCCAGTTGATATTTCAAGTTATCTTGAAAGTACGCCAAGTGGACAACTAGTTTTCTCTCAAAATAACGGTATTGAGTATCTTCAAGACGCTGAATTTATGAGTGAGCCAGGTAATTTTCCTTATTATTATAATGAACTAAAAAAGTTCAATTTAGTAAGAGACCTCAAGCGAATGGGTCTTGACACTAGTAATATTTATTGTGAAAACCTAACTCAACCTAAAGCCTTTGATATAAATCAACGCTTCAAAAATCTTTCAGTAGATGATATACTGAAAGAAGTCAAGAAAAATTTATTAGATGTAGAAAAATCCTATATCCAAAATGAAACTGTCCAAACTTGGGAATTAGAGAACGAAATTGATAATGTAATTGAAGCATTTGGTAGCGAAGAAGGTATTGGACTGTCAATCAATGGAGAGATTTTTTCATCAATTATAAATGGCGCAGAGCTTGGGGCTCTCACAATACGAAGCCTCGCTAGTGGTTGCGGAAAGACAAGGCTTTCTGTTGCGGACGCGTGCAAATTGGCTTTTCCATTTTTCTATAGTGAGGCAGATGAAAAGTGGGTCAAAAATGGTGCGTGTGAGCCAGTCCTTTTTATTATGACAGAGCAGAAACCAGAACAAATAATAAAAATGATTTTGGCATATCTTAGTGGAGTAGAAGAATCTAAATTTAAGTTCAATACCCTTACTGATGATGAAAGAAAAAGAATTGAGATCGCGCGACATATAATCAAAACATATAAAACTCTAAAACTAATGAGAATACCAAATCCTTCTATTGAGCAAATAAAACTAAGTGTTAGAGAGGAAGTAATTCTTTCCCAACGACGTTATGTCTTTTTTGATTATATTTTTATTTCTCCTGGAGTTTTGAATGAATTTCGAGGGCATAACCTTAGAAATGATGAAATTTTATCATTGATGGCGACGGCTCTAAAAGATTTAGCTATTGAGCAGAATGTTTCAATTTTTACTTCAACCCAAGTAAATGCCAAAGCAGATGATAATTCAGAGATACGAAATGAAGCGAGTTTAGCTGGTGGTCGAGCGACAATCAACAAAGCAGATAATGGTATAATCGGCGCGCGACCTACGAAAGATGAAATAGATATACTTCAAAAAGATGGAAATTTGATGGGTGGTATAATCCCGAATCGAGTCTTTGATGTATTCAAAGTTCGGTCAGGTCGTTGGACTCAAGTTCGTATTTGGAGTTATTTCAATACAGGGACACTAAGACTTACTGATTTATTTGTAACTGATGATAGGATGAATCCTATTCTTGATTTTTATGATACTCAGCAAAAGGTTGAATGGGAATTAGATGAAAAAGAACAAAAGTTCTTAGAGGAGATAAATAAGTAAGAAGGGAGATTTCTTTGGATTATAGAGAAATAATTGAAAATCTTACTGATGAAATAGTAGAGAAAATTTTGGATAAATTGGAGATTCCTTGGCAAGATAAGGGAGATTTCCTTTTATGTAAAACTGCGTGTCATAATACTAATTTAGATGAAGCATCTTGGAAACTTTATTACTATAAGAATACTCATATTTTTATGTGTTATAGTGAATGCGGCGCGCAGAATATCTTTCGTTTTATTGAGCATTATTATGAAACGAGAGGAATCACTTATGACTGGCATGAGGATGTTTTAGAATTTGTTCGGAGTTATGGTGAGAAAAGATTTACTGACACAGAAATCAATGAAAGCTATAAGTCAAAAAGAAACGAATTTATGCCCAAAAAAGAAAGACGAGAGCTTCCAACTTATGAGAAAGGTATCTTGGATGTTTTTATAAAGGAGTATCCTGCTGATTGGGAAGAGGAAGGAATCTCTCATAAGGCTATGGATAAATTCAATATTCGTTTTTCTATTGGTCAAAATAAAATCATAATTCCTCATTATAATGTTAGGGGCGGATTAGTTGGAATTAGAGGGCGCGCGCTCAATCAGTGGGAAGTAGAAAACGTAGGAAAGTATATGCCAGTTCAAATTGAGGGTAAATGGTATTCTCATCCATTAAGTTTGAATCTCTATGGTTTAGATAAAAATTTGGAAAATATCAAACGCTATGGAATTTGTTATGTCTTTGAAGCAGAGAAAAGCGTTCTTATGTGTGAAAATTTTTCATTTCCTAATTGTTCAGTTGCTTCTTGTGGAAGTCAATTCAATAAATATCAACTTGATATTTTGATGCGCTATGCCCAACCAAAAGAAATTGTTATCTGTTTTGATAATGAAGAAAAGCCCGGAAGTGAAGAATATTTTCAAAAATTATGGAAGATGTGTAGTAAATATAAGAATTATTCAAATTTTTCTTTTATCTATGATAGAGAAAATCTTACGAAAAAGAAGGACTCTCCGGTAGATGAGGGACAAGAAAAATTTGAAGAGCTATTGAAAAGGAGAGTAATTGTGAAGTGAAATACCGACTAGTAAATCAAGAGATAAAAAAAGACTATGGAAAGAACTTACTTCGCGCGCGAGGTATTCAGGACGTTCAAACCTTCCTTCATCCAACGAAAGAATGCTTACAAAGTTTTGAAGATTTGGATAATTATCAGATGGGAGTAAAGGCTATTGAAAAGACGATTTCTGATAAAAAGCCTTATGCCATTATTGCAGATTGCGATTGCGATGGAATTTGTTCTTTTGCTATAATTTATCAATATCTAAAAAGACTAAATCCAGATAAAGAAATCGAATTTTTTATCCATGAGGGAAAACAGCATGGTTTTTCTGATATGATGGACCAGCTAGAGGAAAAAGAATGGAGTCTTATTATTACTCCGGATAGTGCCACAAATGACGGACAATACATAAAGGAGTTTACTTGTCCCGTTCTCGTTTTAGACCACCATCTAAAAGAAGCAGAAAGCGAAATTCCGTCCAATATGATACTTATAAATAATCAAACTTCTAAAAATTATAAAAATAAAAATCTTTGCGGTGGAGGCGTTGTTTGGCAATTTTGCCGAGCCCTAGATGACTATTTTTTGAGAGACTGGGCTTATGACTATATTGATCTTTGTGCAATCTCATTAGTTGGAGATATGATGAGTATGCTTGAATATGAAAATCAATATTTGGTTCAAACTGGTTTTCAAAATATCAAGAATACAATGCTACGAGTTCTATTAGATAAACAGGACTATTCAATGGGTGGAAAAATAAACCCAACAACTGTTGCTTTTTATATTGTTCCTCTTATAAATGCTATGATTCGAGTAGGGTCAATGGAAGAAAAATATCGACTTTATCGTAGTTTTATTGAACCAGATAAAATGGTAGAGTGCCACAAGCGTGGAGCTAAAGGAACAATGGAAAGACTTTGCATAGAGAGTGCGCGCGAATGTACAAATGCAAAAGCTCACCAAGATAAGATGAAAGAGAAGATAGTTCAAGAATTAGAAGTAAAAATCTTCAAGCAAGATTTGTTGGAAAATCAGATTTTATTTGTAAGACTTGATGATGATGATGAATTTCCTGCTGAGCTAAATGGACTTGTGGCTATGGTTTTATCAGCGAAATATCATAAACCTACCATACTAGCCAGACGGAATTTCGAAGGCTATGACAGAGGTAGCGCTCGCGCACCAAGTAATACAGAACTAACTTCTTTCAAAGAATTTTTATCGGAGACGGGTCTTTTTGAATATACGTTGGGCCATGACCAAGCATTCGGAGTTAGCGTTTCTGACAAGAATCTTTCAAAACTTCATGAAATAGCGAATAAAGAACTCTCCAAAATTGATTTTGGAGAAAATATTTATGATGTAAATTTTATTAGAAAAGCTAGTGATAAAGATATAGAAGCCATAATTATTGATGTCGCGCCGTATGAGCAGGTATTTGGACAGCAAAATCCTGAAGCTATGATAGCTATTACTAATTTAGTAATTTCGCCTAATGAGATAAAAGTTATAGGGAAAAATAAAGATACATTACGGATTGAGAAAAATGGAATTACCTATATTAAGTTCAGAGCAAAAGATTTGATAGAAGAATTGAAAGGCTTTTCAAATGAAATGGAAATTACCTTAGTTGGTAGACCTAATATCAACACTTGGCTGGGGCAAGAATTGCCTCAAATTTTCATAGTGGATATGGAGGTTCAAGATGGAAGATTTTCCTTTTGATGATAATTTAATATATATAATTCCAACTAATATTAAAACACCAATAAAAGTTGTTTCCGAAAATTCATCCGATAAAGAAAAAGAATTGGATTATAGCCATGTAATTGAAGTAGATCTAGGTAAGGAACCAGATATACAGAAATTGACAGAAACAATTGAAAGGCTTCTTTATTATAATAGTTGAAATTTTTTGGAATTTAGTATATAATATATATAGAAAATAAAAAGGAGGTTTGTAAATGAGTGAAAGAATCTCATATCCGGGTTCGTTACATAACCACGATGAGTTCTCAAATCTTCGACTGCGCGACTGTATCATAAAAGTTGAGGATTTGATTGACTATGCTATTGAACTGGGACATGAAGTAGTAGCCATTACTAACCATGATTGTATCTCTGGAGCTGTTAGAGTTGAAAAATATTATAAAAAGATAAAAGAAAACCATCCCAACTTCAAAGTCATTCAAGGAAACGAAATTTACCTTTGTCGGAATGGACTAAATGCTTCAAACTATAAAGCTGGACAGGATAAATATTATCACTTTATCTTATTGGCCAAAGATGCCATTGGTCATAAGCAAATTCGTGAAATTTCTACTCGCGCTTGGCTGAGAAGTTATATGGCGCGAGGGATGCGTCGAGTTCCGACTTATTATAATGACTTATTTGAAATTATTGGTGCGAATCCTGGCCATGTAATTGGCTCGACGGCCTGTCTCGGAGGATGCCTCCCTACTCAGCTTCTAAAAGCAAAAGATAACCAAGAGTTGATGCCAAAAATTCATAACTGGATAAGTCAAATGGATAATTTATTTGGTCATGGAAATTTCTTTTTTGAAATGCAACCCAGTAATAATAAAGAACAAATTTATGTCAATAAAAAACTTTTTGAATTATCAAATGAGTTTGAAATTCCTTATATTATCACAACAGATACTCATTATCTCAAAAAAGAAGACAGAGCGATTCATAAGGCTTATCTAAATGCTCAAAATGGTGATAGAGAGGTTGATGATTTCTACGCTACAACTTATCTAATGGATACAGAAGAGCTTGAAAATTATTTTGGATATTTCTCACAAGAGCAGTTACAAATAGCATATAAGAATATCCTAAAAATAAAGGATATGTGTGAGGATTATAGCCTCCTAAAGCCTTTATATATTCCACAACTCCCTTGGAAAGAATCTAAGATTAAATATGTTCAGAATTATTGGATAGAAAGAATTCCTTATCTGAAAACATTTATGGAGTCTGATTATGTTGGAGACCAAGTTTTGGCTTGTATGATTGTTGAGGCACTAGAAGATGGACCTCAAGAATTGTGGAATCAAAAGACCTGGGATGAAGTCAACGCCTGCCTTGAAATGACTTGGATTTCTTCCAATGTAAATAAAGCCCATTGGTCAGCTTACTATCTAAATCTTCAAAGAATTATTGAGGAATGTTGGAAAGCTGGTACATTAGTCGGGCCAGGAAGAGGTTCTGGAGTAGGCTTTATCCTACTTTATCTTTTGAATATAACTCAAATCAATCCCCTACAAGAAACTACTAAGACTTTCAGATGGAGGTTCCTGAACCCGGACCGAGTTTCTGTACTTGATGTGGATGTAGATATTGAGGGGGGTCGTCGTGCAGAGGTCCTAAACCATTTACGAAAGGTATATGGAGATAATCGAGTTTCAAATGTTGCGACTTTTCGTCAAGAAAAATCTAAATCAGCAATCCTTACAGCCTGTCGTGGTCTAGGGATAGATGTCGATATTGCCTCATACTTAGCCTCGTTGATACCCTCTGACCGAGGATTATTACGAACTTTATCTCAATGTATGTATGGTGATACCGAAAATGATTGGAAACCAATCAAACAATTCGTATATGAAATGACCGAAAACTATCCCGAAGTTTGGGAAGTCGCCCAAAAAATTGAGGGATTGATTTGTGGGTACGGAATCCATGCCGGCGGAGTAATCTTTGTAGATGAGCCTTTTACCAATTCAACCGGACTAATGCGCGCGCCAGATGGGACTATCATTACAGCTTTTGACCTCCATGCGTGTGAGGATGTGTCGCTTATCAAGTATGACTTGTTATCAGTAGAAGCATTAGATAAAATTCATAATTGCTTAGATTTATTAGTTGATTATGGATATGTCAAAAAAAGAGACACTCTAAAAGAAACCTATGAAAGCGTCATTGGTATTTACAATTTGGAGCGGACGGCGCTGGATATGTGGAAAATGGTATGGGACCACAAAATCACCAGTTTATTTCAAATGGAAAAGCAAAGTGGAATTAATGGCATTGCACTGACTCATCCTCAATCAGTAGATGATTTAGCTGTTTTGAACTCTGTAATTCGTTTGATGGCTCAAGAAAAAGGAGCCGAGCAACCTCTAAATAAGTTTGCTCGTTTCAAAAATGATATTTCTTTATGGTATAAAGAAATGGAGAATTACGGTCTTACAGAAGAAGAAATGAAAATTCTTGAGCCAGTAGTAAAGATTTCTTATGGTATCTGTGAGTCTCAGGAAAAGTTTATGGAGTTAGTTCAATTGCCTGAATGTGGAGGTTTTAGTCTTACATGGGCAGATAAACTAAGAAAATCTATCGCAAAGAAAAATCCTAAAGCTTTCCTTGAACTACAAGATGAATATTTTAGGGTCATAAAAGAAAAAGGATTGGATGAGAAATTTTGTAAGTATGTTTGGAATGTGTTAGTTTGTATGAGTAAAGGTTATGGCTTTAATGCATCGCATACCTTAGCTTACTCACTAATCGCTCTTCAAGAAATGAATCTGGCTTATTGCTTCCCGATTATTTTATGGAATTGCGCTTGTCTTATTAGTGACAGTGGAGGAAACGAAGGAGCAGAAGAAGATGAGGAAGACGATACTATTGAAGAAACTTATGTTGATTGCGTAGAAGAATTTGAGGATGATAACGATGATGATGAAGATGATGATGAAGAAGTCATAAAAGAGAAAAAGAAAAAGAAAAAAGCTAAAACTACAAATTATGGAAAAATTAGTTCTGCCATTGGAAAAATGAAGATGTCAGGAATTGATGTCGCGCCACCAGATATAAATAAATCTACTTATACCTTCTCTCCCGATGTAGAAAAATCAATAATTCGTTTTGGTATGAGCGGAATTGTAAAAGTAGGCGAAGATATTGTAAAGTCCATAATCGAAAATCGCCCTTACTCCTCAATTGATGATTTTCTCTCAAAAGTAAAAATCAATAAGCCTCAAATGATAAATCTTATAAAGGCTGGTGCCTTTGATGAATTTGGCAAGAGAGAGGACTTAATGCGATATTATGTCTCAGAAATTAGTGATACGAAAAAGCGAATAACTCTCCAAAATATGAAGATGTTGATTGATTTTGGTTTGATTCCTGATGAGTACGACCTTCAAAGACGAGTCTTCAATTTCAATAAATATCTAAAGAAGATGAAGATAGGGACTCAATATTATGGATTAGATAATATCGCAATGAACTTTTACGAAAAGAACTTCGATGTTGACTTTCTAGAACCTTATGATACTGAAAGCGGGTTTGCGATTCTTCAAACCAAGTGGGATAAAATTTATAAGGCTCAGATGGATATTATCCGTCCTTTTATAAAAGATAATAGCCAATTATTACTAAATGAAGTAAATAATAGGCTAATGTCTGATGTTTGGAATAAATACTGTCTTGGTTCTATTAGTAAATGGGAGATGGATAGTGTTTCTTGTTATTTCCATCAGCATGAACTTCAAGATGTCAATTACCGGCTATGCGGTTTCTCCAATTTCTTTGAACTAAGCGAACAGCCTGAAATTGATAGAATAATTGAAATAAAAGGAAAGAAAATCCCACTTTTCAAGATTCATCGCATTTGTGGCACCGTCCTTGATAGAGATAAGGGTAAAAAAATGGTAACTGTTTTGACTAGAGAGGGCGTTGTAAATGTAAGAGTTTTTGGTGAAGTCTTTTCTTATTATGACAAGCAAATTAGCGAACGAGGCGCCGATGGCAAAAAACACGTCATTGAGAAAAGTATCTTCAGTAGAGGAAACAAAATCATTATCACAGGCATCAGAAGAGAGAACGAATTCGTCATGAAAAAGTACAAAAATACTCCTTATCATGGCATCGAACTAATCACAAAAATAAATGAAGATGGCACAGTAGAAAGTCAAGGGAGGATTGAACAGTAATGGGAATAATTGGGGTATATGATTACGATTTCTTTACTTACCAAAATGTCCTCCCCAATCTTGAGTGTGCGAAGCTTTGTGCTTATCATAAGAAAAAAAGAGAAATTTCTGTTCTGGCACCAGAGTTGGCGCCAGAACGCTTCTCTACTCTTTATGTAAGAAAAGATTATGATGATGGAATTTATCCACGAGAATTATTTGATGATAAGATAATTCTTGGAGGACGTGCGATACAACCAGGTCCATACAAACCTCTTCCTCTTGAAATTGAACAAACCATTCCTGATTTTTCAATCTATGAGCGTCATTCTCCTAATTTTTGTCGTATAAAAGATGATGCTCGCCTATTCAAGAGAATTTTATGGAGCGCGCATATTCGTCTTTCAATTGATGGGAAAAATATAGACCCTTGGCTAAAAAAAGAGGACTATATGTTTCAAAATACAAGATGTCTCATTCTTCATGATTACGATGTAGGTGCCATTGATGGTGCTTATGATTTCATAAAAGAGTGGTTGTATTCTCGAAATAATTTGAACAGCAATACTGTAAAACCATATTCGCTTGGAACTAAATTTCCTATACAAGTATCTTCAGAGGAAGAACTACTAAAATGGTTACGGCTACCTATTATGGAAGATGTTTTTGGAATACAATATAATAATTTTATGGATGACGCTCTATGTGACAAAATGAGATATTTATGGGATTTAGGAACAAGCCAAATGTCTTATAAAGTTGACGAGGGATGCAAGGATGAGAATGACTTTTTAATGAATCGTTTACCCTTAATTATTCCTCAAGTTCTATTTTTCCATAGACATTGGATAAAAATTTCACTTGTATATGATGACACACTAATCACAACTCCTGAATTACAAAATCTTTTTGAAGTCTTGAATTGGTTTATAAGGTCAAAATACTATAATTATAAAGCAGATAGAATTGTTGATTATTGTAAATGGATAGCTAAACATCAAGATCCTTGGAAATGTTGGCGGGCAAAATATCAACGAAGATGGCCTTCTACACAAGAAGCCAGAGATGCTTTTCAATATGTTAGATTCAATAACTATGAAGCCTTTAGAATGTTTTATGAATGGAGAAAAGTAATTTTTGATGGGAGGAAAATTATAAATGACTCAAATTGAAATTCGAAAAGCTATTGATTTGAATAATCAACTTATCAATACGCTTCTCACGCCTAATCAGTTCACTCTAAATAATGAAGTCGCGCGCCTTTTGCGAGAGAATAAAAACTATCAATCTCAATGCCAACATCATTTTGTTGGAGGATATTGTGAATTTTGTGATATGGAGGAGAGCTAATGACAGTAGAACAGTGGCTAGGAAAAGATAATAGCTTGGGTATAGATATATGGAATCGAAAGTATAAAAAGAATAACGAAACTTTTGACGAATGGCTAGATAGAGTTAGTGGAAATAATGAAGCAATAAAAGCACTAATTATTGAAAAAAAGTTCATTCCCGGCGGACGAATTCTTAGCAATCGGGGAATCACTGATACGCGAGTAACTTATAGTAACTGTTATGTTATTACTCCTCCAGAAGATAATATTGAATCTATTTTTGAAAGTCGCAAGAAACTAGCCCGAACTTATTCTTACGGTGGGGGCTGTGGAATTGACCTTTCTAAATTAGCCCCCGCAGGTGCAAAGGTTCATAATCAAGCAGAACAAACTACCGGTGCAGTAAGTTTTATGCAAGGATATAGTCAAACGACTGAAGAGATTGGTCAAGCTGGCCGGCGCGGAGCATTAATGATTAGCTTAGACTGCCATCATCCCGACCTTTTGGATTTTATTGATGCAAAGACTTCTCCGGATGCTGTTACCAAAGCAAATATTTCTGTTCGAGTAACTGATGATTTTATGGAAGCCGTAATCAATGATAAGGACTGGATAATGTCCTTTACTCGTCCAGAAACTAACGAAACTATTACAAAGACAGCTAGAGCTAGAGAGATTTTTGAGAAGTTATGTAAAAATAATTGGGATTGGGGAGAACCTGGAATTCTTTTTTGGGATACTATTTCCAATTATAATCTACTTGAATTTGATGATACTTTTGAATATGCAGGAGTCAACCCCTGTGCTGAAGAGCCTCTTCCTGCGGGAGGGTCTTGTCTCTTGTCAAGTATAAATCTCTCTGCTTTTGTAAAAGATAAAGAGTTTGATTTTGATGATTTTAGTGAAACGGTAGCTAATGGTGTCATCTATCTAAATGAAGTACTGGAAGAAGGACTTTCTTTGCATCCCTTAGAAGAACAAAGGCAATCAGTAGCAGATTGGCGCCAGATAGGTCTTGGAATTATGGGTCTGGCTGATATGCTTATAAAAATGGAGCTTCCTTATGATTCAGAACAAGCCCGACAGTTATGTGAAGAAATTGGCTTAGTAATGGCCGACCAGGCTTTATATACTTCAGCTTTTCTTGCCGGACACGCTGGCTCTTATAATAATTATAAATCTTGTATCCAAAAAAGTGAGTTCTTAAAAAATAATACTTGTGAAAGCACAAGAGAAGTAATAGAGGCTTATGGACTTCGTAATAGTCAATTGCTAACAATCGCGCCGACTGGCACTATTTCTACAATGTTGGGAATTAGTGGAGGAATTGAACCAATTTTTGCTAATTCCTATACTCGAAAAACTGAATCTCTTCATGGTCATGATGAATATTATAAGGTATATACTCCAATTGTAAAAGAATATATGGATGAACATGGAATAAAAGATGAAACTGAGCTTCCTAATTGGTTTTGCACTTCATCGACAATTTCTCCTCTAAATAGAGTGCTAATGCAAGGAGTATGGCAAAAACACATTGACGCCTCTATTAGTAGCACAGTAAACCTTCCAGAAGAGGCAACTATTAAGGATGTTGAAGAGATTTATCTAAATGCCTGGAAAGAAGGGCTAAAAGGTATTACTGTTTTTAGAAATGGCTGTAAGCGACTTGGGATTCTAACAACTAACAACTCTCAGGAAAAAGAAGAGGAAAAAGGTCTATCTCGTGGAGAAATCATTAGCTGTTCTGATAATCTAATTGGAATGAAACGACGTCTAACTACTGGTTGTGGCTCTCTCCATTGTACTGCTTGGTTTGATCCACAGACAGGCGATTTGATGGAGATTTATCTAAATAAAGGAAGTACTGGCGGATGTGCTAACTTTATGGTTGGTCTTTCTCGAATGATTTCCCTAGCTTGTCGCGGTGGTGTAAAAATTGAAGATATTGCCGACCAGCTACAAAGTACTGGCGCCTGTCCAAGTTATGCCTCTCGGACTGCCACAAAGCATGATACCTCAAAAGGTGCCTGCTGTCCTATGGCAGTAGGCAATGCTCTTATGGAAATGTGGAAGGAGATGAAAGAAAGAATTGAAAAAGGAAATTCAATTATTGCCTTGGCAAATTCCAATTCTCAAATACCAAGCTCTGAGAGCCGATCCTCATTCAAACCAGAGGCTGATAATGGCGCTAAATGTCCAGAGTGCGGTTCTGAGCTTATACAAGAAGGCGGGTGCGTCATATGTAAATCTTGTGGTTGGAGCAGATGTGGGTAAGGAGAATTAGTTATGGAAATGACAGTTTCAAAAGAGCGTTTTCAAAAAATCTCAAAAGTTGTTGAGAATTTTGATGGCGACGAAATTAGTTTTAGTTTTTTGATTGGTTCTCTTTTTCCAGATGCTTGGAAAAATATCCAACAAGCCCTAAAAGACGAACATATGAGAGGATACCTAGAAGCAAAGGAGGAAGAAGATTGAGTTCTTTAGACTACACTGTTTATAATTTTGTAAATGACCATTCTCCAACGGTAGCTAATCTAATTAGAATTGAAGCAGAACGCCAACAAAAAAATATCGAGCTCATCGCTAGTGAAAATTATCCTAGTGATGCAGTTCGAGCTACTATGGCTTCTTGTCTTACAGCTAAATACGCTGAGGGATATCCTGAATGTTCACGATATTCTGGACGTCAAGGACGCTATTATGGTGGATGTCAAGTAGTAGACCAAATAGAGGAATATTGTTGTAATAAGTGGAGAGAAGTTTTCAATACTGACTATCATGTAAATGTTCAACCTCACAGTGGAACACAAGCTAATATTTCAGCATATATGGCAGTTCTAAAACCAGGAGATACAATTCTTTCCATGTCCTTGGCAAATGGAGGCCACTTATCACATTGTTCTCCTGTCAATATTAGTGGTAAAATTTTCAATCATATTGAGTATGGAGTAGATAAAAATGGATTTATTGATTATGAGGATTTTGAACAAAAAATTCGTTTTTATCATCCACAACTAGTCTTAGCTGGCGCGAGTGCTTATAGTCGCATTATTGATTTCAAGAGAATGAAAGAAATAATTGATGCGATTCAACTTGAAGGGATGATTGAAAGAAATGATAATTATCGACCATATTTTATGGTTGACATGGCACATATTGCAGGATTGATAGCCGGTGGATGCCATCCTTCTCCTTTTGGTTTGGCTGATATTATTACTACTACTGTTCATAAGACTCTGCGCGGACCACGGGGCGGACTAATTTTTTGTAAGCCAGAACTGGCGAAGAAGGTAGATGGCGCCGTCTTTCCGGGTAATCAAGGAGGTCCTTTGATGCACGTCATTGCAGGCAAAGCAGTTTGTGCTGAAGAAGCTCTGACTCCTGAATTTAGAGATTATGCTAATCAAGTAGTTTGGAATTCCAAAGCAATGTGCAACGAATTTCAGAGCCTTGGATATAAAATCATAAGTGGAGGAACAGATAATCACCTATTCCTAATTGACCTCACTTGTAATCATCCCAATCTTACAGGGCGCGAAGTTCAAGAAGAACTCGATAAGCACAACATTACTCTAAATAAAAACTGTATTCCTAATGAAAATCGAAGTCCAATGGAAGCTTCTGGTTTACGGATTGGAACACCAGCTATGACTACAAAAGGATGGACATCGATTGAATTTAGAGAGTGCGCGCGCCGAATAGATCAAATTATAAAAGAGTTAGATAAAAGAAAAAATTTGAAAAAAGAATAATTTTATGATATACTTATTATAGTAAAAAGAAAGGATGAGTTGATAGAATGACCCATAGAGAAAAAAGTTTCTTCAATATCGCTAAAGAAATGTGCCGGCTTTCTAATTTTGATAGAGCAAGAGTCGGCGCGGTGGTCGTTAGTGGGAAGAGAGTTTTATCTGCTTCTTGTAATTCTACAAAAACTCGTCCTCTTCAATTTTACTATAATAAGTATCGTAATTTTGAGGACTATAAAAATTCTAATTCTTGCGAACACGCAGAGATTTCTGCTCTATCTCCTTTGATCGGAAAAGAAATAAAATGGGAAAAAGTCTCTATTTTTACTTTTAGAGAACTCAAAACAGGAGAAAAGGCGTGTAGTAAACCTTGTCCTGCTTGTAGTAGGCTTATAAAAAATTTGGGTATCAAGAATGTTTATTATATAGATGAAGATGGAGATTTTGTAAAGGAGAGATATATTTGAAGATTGAAAATACTGAAGTGTATGGCTTTGAACGAGCAATTAAAACTGCTAAATATCCAAAGGCTGTCAATATTGAAAAATTGAATAGTGAGCTTACTCCTGGTATTAGAGCTTGTCTTACTTGTCCAACTGGACAAGGGCATGATAATGCTCTAAAAGGAATTATCGTTCAATTTGATTTGACAATTAGCCAAAATGCTTGGATGCAAATTGAGCGTTATCATTTTTGTGATTTTATTAGTTCTTGTTCAAAAATGCACAAAATTACTAAATTTTCTCTAAATAAACAATGTAATACTTATGTTGATAGAAGAATTATTGATATTTGTCAAGAAAAAATTGATGAATATAATAGACTGTCTTCTTTAGAGGAAAAAACCGAAGAAACTCATAAACTTATGAATGAAAAGTATCTTGAAATTCTTTATAATATTCCAATGGGTTTTGAGCTAACAGCCGGAATGACAACAAACTATCAACAACTAAAAACAATTTATCAACAACGACGTCATCATCGCCTACCTGATTGGCAAATGATTTGTGATTGGATTGAAACGCTACCAAGATTTATGGAATTGACGCAAAAGGAGAATAATAATGATTAAAATTAGAGTTTTTTCTCCCAATGAAAGAGGTAAGATAGAATTTACGAAAGAAGAGCTTCAAAAATTACTAAATGAGGTTTATAATGAGGGCAAGGTGGATAGTTATACTATTTCTTATGGCTCTACCACTACGCCCGCCGTTATGCCTTATCCTACAATTACTGCAAACAATTTATCAACATCAATTGATAAAAATAATCTTACTTCTATAACCACTGATGTAAAAGACTAAGGAGAATATATGAGAACTTATAAAGAAACAACAGAAATTATCTGTTTTACAGAAGAAGAAGCCAAGCAAGTAATTGAAGACTATCGAAAAGATGCTCGTGAAAAAGGGTTTACTATTGGTTCAGCAGGATATACCTATAAGACGAAAAAGGCAAAAGGTGAGATTATCGGTGAGCTATGGCTAGTCAAGATAACTGAAATTTTTGGAGAGTTATGGGAGGAATTAGATGGCTGAGATATTTGATTTTTCTACTCAAGAGAAAGTTACTAAAGAAGATATTCATCAATTATCTTCTATAATGGGAGAGATTTCTGGTAAAGAGGATACACTTGAAGCAATTGGTGAATTACTAGACCTTCCCGAAGATAATTTCGCTTTGTTAGCTCCTGGTATTTTAGACAGCTACTTACGAAGTTTGAATAATGCAAATACTCGTTTGCTTTTTGCTCAAGCGATAAATGCTAATGGGGCTACTGTTGAGGATATGATTCAAAATTTTGCCCAACTAGCCCAAAAGATTGATACATTAGAAGGTTTCTCTGCCCAAAAGAAGGATTTTCTAAAACAACTAGCTAATGGGTTAGCTAATTGTATAAGTGAAACTCAAGGAATTGCTAAAAAGTATATCCAAATTCCTTATGAGAAGTGCAGAGAGGGAGCTCGGATGCCTGAATATGCCCATATAGATGATAGTGGAATGGATTTATATGCACTAGAGGACTATACTATCCATCCCGGAGAGACAAAACTAATTCCTACCGGTTTGAAGTTCGCTATTCCTAATGGTTACGAGTTACAGATTCGTCCTAAGAGTGGCCGTTGCCTAAAGACAAAGCTAAGAGTCGCGAATACTCCCGCAACTATTGACGCAGGGTTCCGTGGAGAAGTCTGTGTTATTGTTGAAAATGTAGAAGCACCTATTCAAGATATTACTTATGAATTCGATAATAATGGTCATCCTATTATTACTTCTATCCTACATGGCTCGGATCATTACATTCATAAGGGTGAGAAATTTGCCCAGTTAGTCCTCGCTGAAGTTCCCAAAGCTAATTTCTATCTGGTAGATAAAGTTATGGAAGATACAGAAAGAGCTGGTGGAGGCTTCGGTTCTACTGGACTAAAATAATAGGAAGTGGGTGAAATTGGCAAAAATTCAAATAGAAGATATAAAAACAGAATTGTCTAAAGATGGATGGAATTTGGTTTCTACTGAATATCATAATTTAGACGAAATTCTCGAATATACCTGCAATGAAGGACACCACGTTTTCGCTCCTTGGAAAAAAATTCGTACTCGGCGCGACTGCCCCTTATGTAAAGAAAATCCACTAGTCTCTTCCACTTTGAAAGCTATTCCCAAAAAGAAAGATACCTTTAGGGTATTAGGATTAGACCAAGCAACAAAAGTTTCTGGCTTTTCAATCTATGATGATAAAAAGCTTATCAAATATGGCATTTTTAGTGCCCCCGTTGATTTAGAAGAAATTGCTAGAGACCACATCATAAAAGAATGGCTAGTTTCAATTATAAAAACTTTTAGTATAGATTTTGTTGGAATTGAGGGTATTCAGTATCAAGAGAAAATGGGTGTGACTACTTTTGAGACTCTAGCCCGTCTTCAGGGAATTCTGATGGAGACTTGTTTTGATTTGGGAGTTCCTTTCAAAATTGCGCCAACAAATACGTGGCGCGCGCATTGTGGAGTGAAGGGACGTTCAAGGTCTGACAAAAAGCGCTCAATGCGGCAACTGGCAAAGGATTGGTTTGATGTAAGTCTTACTGAAGATGAAGCGGATGCTGTCGGAATCGGAAAATATATAAGTGAAACTTGCTATAAAAAAGTTGAAGTCGTAAATTGGGAATAAAAGAGAGGAGAGCAATAAAGCCCTCCTCTCTTATAGTTAGGAATATTTCTTTATTTTTCGTTCAATATCATCATACCAATGCTGGAACATTTCATGGGTTTCATGCCACATACATTCTGAAACAGTTTCTTTGTCTACAATCTTTTCTTTAGAAGCTTCAGTTTCAAATAGTTTATGGAAATTCATGAAATGCTCTAGTCGGTATTGGGCATATTTTGCGATTTCATCTGCCAAAGCTTTGTCTTCTTCGTGTTTACTGATTTCACAAGCATAGTCAATCATCATTTCTGCATCTTTTAAATCGTCGTTCATTCCCTTATATAATGCTTTGAATTTTACCATAATTATGCCTCCTTATGCTATTTTAGTTATTACAACATTTACATTAGTAAAAGTCGCAGCTAAACCAGCATTGTTGAAGGTTAGGTTAGTGGTATTATTTACGGCACAACAAGAAGGTTTTACTTGGATGAGTTTAGAGAATGCTAAGCTACGTACATCAGTTGTTGAAGCAGAAGAAACACTAGCGGTTGCTCCAGGAACCAAAGTTCCATTATTCAACATGGAGACAATTATTGTACCCGCAGTCGCTCCAGTAATAGCACCAGTCCCATTGAATGTTATGAAGTAGAAACCAGGTTTGTTTAGTGAGAAAGTAGTACTACCGGCGCTATGAGTTGCAGTGCATCCAGTCTGGATACTATTTATGGCAAAGGAAATATTACCTCCTGCTACAACTTCTTGAGAAGTATTTGAATAGCTATCAATCATTTTTATTTACCTCCGATACGGATATGTACTCGCGGTAAAAGATTAAATTCCACAAGCGCAACTATTATTATAGTTGTGGCTACTTCCCCAAGGGTTGCAGGTAACATATGCAGGGACAGGACAGGGTTTGATTTGGCCTACAATATTATTAGTCTGCGCGATTTGAGATAGCTGGAAGTCGCGAGCCTGGACCTCTCGATCCTTTTCAGCTAACTTATCTCGTAGTTCCTGCATAGTATTGCTATTGATTAGAGCGCGAGTGGCTTCACCTTCAGCATGAATAGCGGTTGTGATTTCGCAGGTATTACGATAACCTTCGGCAGAAAGGTCTTTAATACCACCCTTGATTTCACAGCAACAATTTTGCTGAGCAAAACGATTCTCAGCTAGCGCGCCCTGGATGCCATAGAAGCCATCTTTCATAGTGACTTGATTATCATAGAAGCCATCTTTCAATCCATTATTGACAGCGTAAAAGCCATCACATAGACCATTAGTAATGCCACGAAGCTGACTATTTATATCCTGATTGTTGAAGCCTTCAAAAAGGTCAGAACGAGTTAGAGAACTTTGTAGGGTACTATCATCCCTACGACCAAAAAGGCCTCCGTTCCCGCCAAGTAGGGCCAACCAAACAAGATAGATAAAGGGGTTGTTCCATGCATTACCCATTCCGTCTTGGTCGCGAGTTAGAGCTAGGATGTCACCTGCTGATAGTCCTTCATTCATCATTTTTATTCCTCCATTTATTTATTATAACTTATGCCCCGGACGCAAAAGTTATTTTAAACTTAATATAAAGTTGAGACCTTGTTCGATTTGGTCTTCGGGTATTCCTTGCAAACGAGCCCGTTGAACTAATTGGACAAGGTTTTCTTTTGTCAAATTTGGTATCATTTGTTTCATCTTTTCTGGTTCAATTGGAGGAGTTATTTGAATTGGAGTTTTGGGTTGGCTATGACCCATATTCATCAAAGCTGATAACATATTAGAGTTCATTCTTCAGTTTACCTCCTCCGCTTAGTAGCTTTTTGATTTCTTCGATTTGGCCTTCAAGTCTTTCCAGTCTTGAAGAAACTTCATCATTTTGTAAATTTTGTTTTGTTTCACAAGGAGTAATCGTATATACCATTAAAGATGGCGCGCCATTGACCATAGCTTTTATATACATAAGATTTTCACTTGGACAGATTCCAACTGAAATACCACCACTAACGGGTATATTAGCAATTTCCATTGAGTTATTTAGAGTATAAACATTTCCTTGAGGTTGCGGGAACATTTGAGTTCCCTGATATGAATTTGTAGCATATGGATTATATCCTGCCATTTTATCCCTCCTTTTTCTCCTCTATTTATAAATAATTAGAAAATTCTTACTCCAAAATAAAAAGAGCCTACTCTTGATAAGTTCTAACAACCAATCAAAAGTAGGCTTAGCTTTTTATTTATTTTTCACAAATAAATGGTAATAATACAGAAATTTCACCAAGGGAAATCTTTACAGCTTCTAAACTGTCTAGAGAAATGGAGTAATCTGGAATTTCTAGTTCTAGGTTTTGAAGGTCAGTAATCTCTTTTTGACATTCTTCTATCTTATCCTTTGGAATGGAAACATTTTCATTTTCTAGAAAGATAAGATTTCCATTTTCATCCTTTTCGCCGTACTGGGTTATAATTTCTTTGAATTTTTCTTGATAGAATTCTAACTCCTCGCGCGCCCGTGCGAAGATTTTTGAGAGATTATATGCGGTACGAATCGGAAGCTTTTGGGGTAAAAGCTCTTTTTCAATATTTAGGGTGGAAATTAGTTGATAAATTGTAATTTTCATAAATCTGCCTCCTTTTGATTTTATTATATAATAAAATTAGAAAGAAGTCAAGTTTCTGGTTATTTGATTTCGCCACAGTCAATATTGAAAATGAAACCTTCTAATGTACCAGTTTTTAAATTTATCGTAAAAGATTCCTTTTCCGATCCAGCTTTTCTTAAACGAATTACGTCTCTATTAGAAGAGGGAGCAATAACCAAAATATCATTGTCATTAAACAGAGTAGTATTTACTCCTAAATGATTTGTTCGATAAGCTACTGTCGGAGAAATACCATAAACTGTGTAAGTATTAGAAATTCCAGTTTTAGTTAATTCTACAATTTCTTCCTTGCCTTTAAAATATTTTATAGTAACGGTTAATAAAAGTTCTCCGTTTTTAAAATCGTTAATTTTAGAAGTAATATAAGAAAAAGAACCCTTATTTATATCAGTAAGTGAAGGGGTAGGCGAGTCTTTGGTTTGAAGAGAAAAATTTAACGTCTGGCTTATTTTAAAAGAATAAGGGCCCGTACCTCCAACCTGAGTATTATCATATCCAAAATCTAAATTAGAAAAAGAAGTGACAACTTTCCCTTCATCATTACTATAATTTGAATATTCTGCTTTGGTAAAAGTTAAAGAAGGAGTAATACTTTTTAAACGCTTATAAGCAATCTTATTATCCCAACTTGTTGTAATCTCTTTACTCCCATCCAAAATTCTAATAGAAAAATAGCAATTTTTTGAATCTTGAATTTCACCTATTTCTTTTTTTAAAGTTTTAGTAACTATTCTCGGACTTCCAAATTCGATACCCTCGCCAGTATAATTTACAGTTTCTGGACCAATGTAATTTACAAAATTTCCATTTTCCCCTCTTCTTATCATTACTTCAAAAGTAACAGGATTCATAGAATATGTTTTAATCGTAAGAGGAATTTCTATATTATACCCTTCATAAAGAAAACTATACGTTCCTAAATTATTATCTTTCACTTGATAATGTGCTGTTTCTTCAAAATCAAGGGTTACGAGAGCAGCTTGTCCAGAAACCACTTTCCCGAAACCATTTGTTATAGTATTTCTTAAAATACCAGTAATTTTCCCTTGACGCTGTTGTTTGGGAATAATATCTTTTAAACTATTAAAAAAAGCTGAGTTATCATTATTAATTCTAGTGCTAAAAGTTCTTGTTATATAGTCGCTACTGTTAATTTCACTAACTTTAAGAGGCCGAATAAAATCGGTTATATTTAAAGTGTTGTTGTTTATAATTAATTCAGTTTTCCACCATTTATTACTATCTAAATTATAATTAGTATAAAAGGCTTCTACATTCCCAAAAGATTTTGACCCCTTAGCAGAAATTTTTAATTCTTGAAAATAACCGTCTATTGTCTCTAATCCACTAGTAAAAGGTTTTACTAAGAAAGAGCTACCACTTGAAGGAGTGGGGTCTAGTATAGGAGTTCTCTTTATACCTTCAATTGTTTTTTCAATGGTTTGATTATTTAAAGATAAGCGTAAAACTATATTATATTCTTCTCCAAATATTAAACTATCAGAAGCTATTAGATTTACATTTACGGATGATTTTTTTAAATTATTTACTGTTAATATAGAACTTAGCTCTATTGTTCCAGAAAAATTGCCTTCGCCTGCTACTAATGAAACCTTACCGTTTTTTACAAAATAAGAATCATAACTAAATAATATTCTGAGTTCATCAGCAAAATTGTTACTTTGTGTGTGTGGCGCATTAGAATATGCTCTTTGATTGTAATATCTTAAAAATTCTGGTAAAGGAGGAATTTTGTAAATCTTATTTAGCTCTACGCCATCTCCAATTTCATAATCATCTTGAGGAGTTATTTTAAAAGAATAAGAGATATTTTGGGGTAAGTTCAAAATCCTTGGATAGAAAGTTTGAGTAATTATTTCTGATGTGCCAAGAGATTGATTATCTTTTAAAAGATAATTTTTTTTGACATTATTCTCACTATAACTAATTTCTATTTTATATTTTAAATTTTTATTTCCTTTTAGATTAAAACTTACCTCTTCCAAAGCACCAGGAATAATCTCTGTTTTTCTATAAACTGTTGATAAAACTTCTTTTTCAATTTTACAAGTTTCTAATTTTGGTTTTATATTTTTTGAAACTGTTGCAGTTACATAAGAACTACTATATTCTAGACCATCATAAGTCCAAAAATAATAAGTTCCTTCTTTGGCTATTATTTCATTATTGGTAACTACTTCGGTACTTACTGTATTTGAAGAAGTAGAATAGCGTACCGTCTGACCACTTGCACCAAAATTTGCATCTCCAGCCGTAATACCTGTGATAACTATATTAGAGTCAGTAGATTTAAAAACCCACGAGGTCTTTGACAAAGAGGGGGCATTTGGTCTTTGATTTATTGCGATTACAGAAGAAACAGAGCTGTTAGCTAAACCAGTTGTATTGTGCTGACTAACTGCGCGAACCGAGGCCCGTAAGTACAGGCCCCGATTAGCTTCGGCAATCGAAATTTTTGTAGAAGAAGATGAAGACGATACTGATTTATACCCACTATAAGTAGAGGTTGTTGGAGCAGCTTTGTCTGAAGAAAAATAATAATATATTCCATAACTGGTAATAGCATTGCTTGTTCCATTTTTCGCCCCACTCCAAGAAATAGTAATAGTATCTCCTGGGATAGTGACTGATTGTCCATTATTACTAATAGAAACGGAAGTTGGGGCAGTACAATTAGTCCAAACGGGAGGAATATCATTTATAGTTCCGCTAACTTCAAGATGCGAAGGCATATAATTGTATCCGTCACCAGGATGAAAGACACCAGTAATTTTAAAAGAAGAACCAACATTATAAAAAGTTTTTGAACCAATTGTATATTCAGTTGTCCCAGAAAAGTCAAAAGTAGTCCATGTTTGACTTCCATTGATTCCCCAATAAGCATCTGCTATACCTGTCCAAGAGTGAGCTCCACTATATCCAGCAACGGTTAGAGTAACTGTTACGCTACTCTGATTAGTATATGAATAATATACTCTAATTGTCCAAGTGCCACCATTTTTTGTGACAGTATTGGTAAAAACTCCACTTGCCATTTATTTTCCTCCTTTAATCTCCAATAACTTCTTTAACGTATAAGTCATATCCAATTTCCTTTGAGTCAGAAATAACTTTTTGATATAATAGTGATTCGTTAAAGTAAATATTTTTTTCTGCTTTAAAATCCTCAGAAGAAGTTGTTAAATTTTCTTCTATTTTAAATTTCTTATTACTGTCCCCATCTCCTAATATAAATTCAAATGAATTTTTATTTAAAAGAATCGTTGAACTACTAAAAGAAGAATCACTAGTTCTATAAAATTTAGATATTTCTCCGTTAATATAATAAGTATAATCATCTTCTCTTGCACTAATAGATGAATAAGCTTTTAAACTATTCCCTATAAAATCTGTTGTATCAGTATTAACAGATAAAATCGGAATTTCTTGGTCTAAATTTTTTCGAATTAACCCTTTATCTTTTATTGAAAATAGCTCTTGTTCATTAACGGTAATTTTCCCATTTTTATCTTTAACTGCTTCGGTTTTAAAAATAATTCCTGCCGAAGTATTATAAATATTAAGTGCGCCCGTTTGCTTTCCATTGAGATCCCATCCATGAATATTAGCTGTATAAATATCTGCGCCTCTTATTGTGCTACCTTCAATTATAGAATCTGAAAAAACAGAATCTGTAAAATAACCTTTTTTAGCATATAAATTGCCCTTATCTGTAACTTGAAAAGGAGACGCTTGAATTTGTGCGTCTTCTTTACCAGTGGCGCCGGCCCAGAAAACTATTTTTTCTTCATCATTATGTTTTCCAATAGTATATGAAACTCCACTAACAGTATTAACACCAGCATAAGTTGATTGTCCATTATTTGGAACTTTGGTTGTAAGAGTTCCGTTTAGAAAAACATTATCACCATATAAACCATAACCCACTTCTCCAATTCCAGAAAGGTCACCAATAAATAAATTTGGTTTATCAGGATATTTGATTTCTAATTTTGATTCTGTCTCTTTAATAATAGGAGCAGTTACTGTTAACCCCCCTCTAAATAGGTGGCAATCTTGAGCTATTACCTCGCCACTTACTTCATTTGAATTTACTCCAATTAGAAGTTTATTTTTAATATCTTTTATTTTATCATTTTCATTTTCAATATTATAGAGTTTTATTATTGATAAAGTTTTTCCTATAAATGATTTTCTTTCAATTTTTTCACTACTGAAAGTTACAAAAATTTTAGAACCCTCAACAGAGGTAATTATACCTTCTTCTTTATTGACAAGTATTACATCTTCGACATTTAATTTTATATCTCCGTCATAATTTTCTAATTCAAATTCACAAACTGTTTCATCATTATTATTACTTTCAATGTAACGCGCATTAAAAGAAGGTTTAAAAATCATTATTCCACCGGAAGCCTGAACTGTACTATTTTTAAAGACTACATTTTCAATAGTACCACCTTGCGCAATAACATTATTAAAAATAGCCTGCTCTTTGTCAATAGACCATAAAGAGGAGAAAATTTTTGGATTATCAGAATCTCCAGAAATTTTTATATCTCCAAATTCAAGAAGGCCGCTAGTTCTCAATTTCAATTTTCCTGCGCTGAGAACGACTCCATTGTGAAGAGTCGGATTTTGAAGATAAGCATTCGCAATTAAATTAGGACTCTCTTCATAATAAGTAGCTATATTTTCTTGATTTGGATTTTTTACAACAATATAGTTTTCAGTGTCTCTATTGTAAGTATAATAAGTTTTTCCCTCAATCAAGATAGTATCTTCGGTCGGTATCATTATTTTTTCTTTGAATGAAATACGGTCACTTACTATCGCACCATTACCTAATTCAATATCTTCTGCAATAATTTTCCCTTGACTTCCCTCTTGTTCTCCACTTATTAAAACAATTTTTTTATCTTTAGATTGGAGTCTATCATTAAGTATGTCAAAACCACCAATTGAACCTTTTGTAGCTTCAAGCAATCCCTTAAAAATACCATCAGTAGCATTTATTATACCAGTAAAAGAACCACTTGTAGCCTGTATTTCTCCTGAGAAATATGATGAAGTATATTGCTCGTAGACTCCTTCTGGAACTTTATCGCCTTCATTTAGAGTAATTAAAGTATAGTTATTATTTAAGTCTTTTTCATAATATTCTTTTCCAGCAATAGCTATTGTATCAGAAGTTTCTTTATACTTTTTTTGATTAGCTAGAAGAACTGGCGTATTACCATCAAATATTGAAAATGTGCCATCATTTAAAATATTTATTCCAGTTGGAGAAATGACTACATTTTCATTAGATAACCCACCATTTGCTATCTTAAAACCGCCAATACTACCACTCGTAGCATTTATTTCGCCAGAAAAAGAACCATTAGTAGCATTTATCGTACCAGTAAAGTTACCTTGTCTAGCTAAAATTGAACCATCGGTATAAACTATAAAACTATTATTAGAGTTAAAAACTTGATCTTGTTCTCCACCCATTGACCCTAAGTTTCCAATAGCAACCCCAGAGTTTTTAAGTTCATAATATCCTACTACCGAATCAATACTAGTAATATCAATTGCTTTATAAATACCATCACTATTTTTTTCATAGTAAATTTTTCCAGAAACAGGAATGGTATCAGAAGTTAATTCGTAAATATAATCAGAAATCCGTAATTTATCCCTCAGCCAAAGCTGACCGCTATCATCGGTTTCCATAGTGGTCGCGCCGGTATCATCTTTCAGTTGAAGACCATAGGCTACTTTATTATCTTTGGTAGTTATCTGACCAATTCTAATTTTATCAACTACTTCATCCTTTATAGTTTTACTAACACATATATCTTTTTCGGTTGAAATTTCAATCTGTTGGTTCTTATCGGCACTTCTGTTTTTTAGGAAAAAACCCTTCCATGTCATTCCAAAAAGAGCATCGTGCCAAATTTTATCTTCACCGACTATTGTTTTGCCATCAACAGTAATTTCTTTTTGAGGGTTATAAGGGTCATCTGCTGTTCCTTTTATTCCATACACACCATATTGGTCAAAACGAACAAAGTTATTAGTTATAATACCTTTGAGAACTTCTTGATTAGTCGCTTCGTCTATCTCTCGAGTAGCATCATAAGCGTTTATACCATATTTGTCCCATCTAAATGAGGCGTGCGCGCCATCATAGATTGCGATATTATTGGTATTGATAGAACCCGAAGTTAGATATTGGGTTGCTACGCCTTCACCACGAACAGCGTTCTTCCAAGTAACTCCACCGTCGGTAGATATGAAAAGTCCACCAGAAGTAAGCTTAGTCCGTTTTGAGGGATCGCGCTTATCAGTCAGAGTTAGACCAGTAGAATCCTGGAATATCTCTTCATTTTGAGATTTAAAGACTAGTTCATTATTTATATTGATACTATTCTGAAGAGTTTCAGTATTGATGACTCCCTTTCCTTCAACGATACTTGACGCACGATTATACTCGCCAGTAGAATATTGTAAGGATTGGGTCGTAGCAGTTATACGCTGGAATAAATCTTCAAATTGAGTTTTGTAATTCTGAATTGTAAAGGTGTCTTTTTCAGGACTGTCAAACCAAGAAGTAGATTCACTTATCAGAACTTTTTCATGATAAGGAGTCTTCCAAGCATCTTCTCCTTTTATATATCCAAAGAATTCTTTATCTTCAATAAAAGAAATATCTCCAACATTGAATTTTTTGCCCTTATACTCATCAAGAGCATTCAGCCTAATTACGGAAATATTATAAGAAATTTTTGGACGAGAGCTAGTATATGCTACGCTACGAGCATCTAAGTAATAGAGATTTGGGTCGATATAGTCTTGAGAAGTCCAAGAGCCTTCTTGGATGAAACGAGAGAACTTTTGGTAGAAAGCATTTTCGAGGACCTTCTTTTCATTAGCTTTTGCTTCTAAATCCTCTTCATAACTGTTTACTACTTTTGTAAGTTCATTGACACTAGCTTCTATCAATTTCAAACTAGCTTGAAAACTTTCTCTTTTATGTTGCTGAGTTATCAAATTAGAATAGATATTTTTTACTTCTTCATTATCTGAATGAGTTTTAAGATATTCAAGGATTGCTTCATCATCAAAATTATCAAAACCAACCAACTTACATAAATTATTTTGAAGAGTGGTAATTTCGGTCACAGAATTTGATACATATTGGTCATAAATAGTTTGAAGAGAAGTCTGCTTTGAAAGCTCAGTCTTTTTAGGAGTAAGCTTTTCTATAATCTCATTATATTCTTTATTCTTCTTTTTTAGTTCAACATAGAAACCTGATTTACCATTATTATCAGGAAGATATAAGTATTTATTAAGTTCTCCAGAATTTAGAAGTCCTTGAGAAATGTAATACCCAAAGTCTAGAATATAGTTTTCCCCATTTTCGTTTAAATCAGCATCAGCAATTCTGCAAATACCATTTTCAGCATACTCACTCGTATTCGGCGCGACTACTACTTTTGTTGTGAGTTGGTTACTGTCGATAGAACGAGAAATCGTTTTTAAGTCAATTCCATAAACAAAACCATATCCAAGGTCTTCGCCAACTTCCTCTTTGAAGTAGACTGTTTTTTTGGGAATTCCATTTTCATAGATAATCTTTCCAGTATTTTTGTCATGCTCAATTTTGAACCGTACCCAACATTGAAAAGTTTCAGCAATATTTTGAAGAATATTGAAACGGTTTGAATTCTTCGCCGTAATACTTCTAATTTTTTCATAAAGAACATGGGTAGTATCTTCACTTTTATCTTCATAAACCTCTGTTAGGTCTGTTTTTTGAGTAATCCCACAATAAAGATATGCAATATCTTCTTCTTTTTTATAGTTATCATTTGGAAGGAAGTATTTATAATAGGTAGTTCCTATAGATTGAGTGTCGAAATCTCCAAGGTGAATCACCGAGCCATTATATCCTTCTACTCGTTGATAAAATTGAACTTCTTGTATCCATGAATTCGCGGGGAGAGAAATAAATATACCAGGACGAGCGATAGAAGTTTCAGTCTGAGAATTGCCATTGCTATCTGTATAAGTATGCTTTCCAAAATAACCAGCAGTAATCTCTTTTTTAGGTCTCGCGCGAATTACTTCGAATTCAATCTGAAGAATTTGCCCCTTTTCATATAAAGGTTCATTTCCGGGAAAAACGGCTCCATCTGGAAAATCTTTGGGGTCATATTGTTTAGTTTCTGTATTTCTAATATAATAGTTTTTATGTATGTTTTTTTCAACATCAGAAGTAATAAAATAATAATCTTCTAGTTGTGGTTCTCCAATTTTTTCACAGTAATCTTCCGTATTATGGACTGGGATTGAATTTTCAGAAGATAAGGCAGTAAAATAATCATAAATATGAAATTCAATTCCGCTATTCTCGTCTAAAATAGGAAGTTTTTTATTTTCGTCAGCTTTTGGCTCACTATTATATCCTCTAATTCTAAGAAAATATCTTTGTCCTGGTTGGAGGCCATCTTCTAAATAACCTGCACTATCTTGAAGGCCACTATTAAATACCAAAATCGGGTCTTTAGCTGTATTTCGTAAATAAGTTGTTGAAGTATAAGAATAATTTAATTTTTCTTCTCCAAAGAACAAAGGATAAAGCTCCCAACTAAGCGCGCCCTGCCATCCATTAGTATCAACGAACTCTTTGGAGTTAGAAATTAGGTTTAAAACAACAGTGGGGTCTTTATACTCAACAGTTGAATAACCTAAGACTTTGTTGTTGCTCTGGTCTTTATAGACATAACAATTTCTATTTAGAGCGTTATTGAATTCTTGGAGTTGTTTACGAACTAGGCGTTTTCCTCTATAATCAGAAAATACGATTCCCATATTTCTATCAAGGAGAGTTTCAAAAACACTCCAATCCATCTCTACAGAGTAACAATTATTTTCTTTCAGAAGTTGACTGTTACTTTCTGTCTCATAGGAAGTATTATAAATAAATTGAATATAGCTCTTTTTTTCTTGAACAACAGAGTAAAAGAGATAAATAACGCTTCCTCCAAGAATCGTCTTGATGGCACCATTTTTATCTTTTGCGTCTAAATTTTGAGTAAGCGTGGCACGATAAAGAGGCTCCTCAATAGTCTGTAAAATATGATCACTATTATCAGTATCAACAATCCAGTCAGTTCCTTCAAGAACTTTCTTGGCTAGCTCCTGCGCGGTTCCTTGATTGTTATTGAGCTTTTGGTCAAATTCTAAACTGAAACCGGTTTTACTTAGTTCATTGATATAAAGGTCTTCGCAAGTATAAGTAATTGTCTTCCCATTACTATCTTCTTGAATGCCTTTGATAACGAAATCATACCACTGGTCTTCCCATTTACATTTTACCTTTCTTTCATTTACCAAAAGAGAAGTAAAAGGATTTTGAATTCTCTTTCCAGTTTCATTATCAATATATGTATAGTATAATTTGAAAGTTAGCTTATTTGTACCATTGACATTTCTCACCAACTTCGGTTCAAGGGCACGGGCCTGTGATGTCATGGTATCTGAGCCAATTATACAAACCTTTTCTTCTTCATAATGTTCGGGAACTATACTTTGCCCTTCTCCAGTTTGAAGGACTAATCTATCTTCCCATAGGCTTATCTCATATTTATTTTTTTTCATAATAAGCCTCCTTAATAGTAAATATAATCATACACAATTCCTGTAGGGGTTGCACCGGTTGCGCTAATCTGATAACCTTCCTCTCTAGGAGGAATTTTGAAGAAGTCTCCTTGAGTAATATTTTCATTATAAAGAGTTCCAGTAAGACCTTCTGCATTGAATCCTTCTATTAGATTTGTTTTAGTATTTATCTGAAATCCTGTGTCGGCACCTTTCTTACCAAAACCCTTTAGATTTAAAAAAGCTTCTACTTTCCCAACATTTTCTTTACCTAATGTTATTTTTATATCACTAATAGAAGTATTATTAACAGGAAAGCTAAATTTTAGAATAAAATCAGCCTCTAAGTCTCCGGCATTATATACAGGAATTGAACCATTATTTGAAACTGTATCATAAGTTCCTTTTTCTGTTTTCATTCCAGAAGCCTCTTTCCATTCATCCTTATTTTTATCACTATATTCATTTAAAAATTTATAAATGCTTTTTGCAAAAGGATAATAAGCCGTAAAAGTCAGCGTCCCTTCTCCCTTATAAGTTCGAACTTCTCCCTCTCTCCCAAAGCAGATATACTTCAATTGCGGTTTACCAGATTTTACCATATAGTACTTGTAAGGTCTTTCATCAAAAATTAATTTTCCAAGCTCTTCTGTTCCAAAAACCTGCTGTAATTCTCGGAGCTGTTTCTCAGTCAGCTCATCAAAAGCAATATTTATACTGAACTGTCTTTGAGTATAATTACTTCCAAAATAGTAAAAACCGTCCCCTCCAGGAACCTGTACGGTTTTATCTTGAGTGGTAGGAACTAAATCTTCATTATACCTACTACCATCGCTTACCCGCACAATTCCTAATTCTTCGGAACGGTGTTCATTAAAAGAAAAACCAATAAAATCTCCTTTTAACGCAATAGCCATAATGGTTTCCTCCTTTCCTCAAATTTCTCTAAGGATAAGTGAAGAAACCATTATGGCTTTATAATTATCTGATGAAATTTACCAAATTTACATTGCGATACATGGCACTGTCTGTTAGCTCTTGTTTTATCTTTTTACTTAAGTTTTCAACATCATAGTCATTACTTATCTCATCAACATTTATGTCAATATTGAAATACATATCACCAACAGATTGAGTATTATTCTGCAAGCCTTTTCGGTCCATAATAGAACTCAGAATATCTTTTAGCGCAATAAAGTTTTCAGTATCGCGCGCATTCAAAATAAGTTCAGGATTAGATTTAGTTCCATCTAACCATGCCGGGCCCGTGAAATCTGCAATACCACCAGTCTTATAGGGAGTTAGGTCTTTCTTGCGGAACCAACCAGTATAACCACCACTAACACCATGATAACGAGTCAAATAATATCCATTATTTTCGTCTAGAATAGTATAGATGGGGTCGTTCCTATAATACTGACTACCTCCACCGCCACCGTAGGAGTCGGCGTAAATAATTGCGTTGGGGTCAGCTTTAACTCTGCTACCAATTGAAAAAGCACCGCTACCACCCGAACTACTACTAGAACCTCCTCCACTTGGAGTAGGGGCTTTAGTCATTCCAGAGTATGTAAAGCCACCAATTTTTGAGTCATAATCAACTCCGTTATAAATATTCCCTTTACTATCAACCCAATTAGAACCATTATAGTGAAGGCTTATGCCATTGGAAGTAACCAAATTTTTATCAATTTCTTTAGCCTTATACATATTCCAATTAGCATATCCATGGCTTGCCGCGAGAATTGCTTTTGAAATTTCTTCTTGCCAATTGAGCTGACCGAACTTACTCATGCCCTTCCAACCTTCATCTTTTTTCAAAAGCTCCCAAACCTGAGAAGCAAGATTTATTTCTCCACTTTCGGTAAAGGCGCTAGTCAATAAATCATAGGTCTGGTTCCAGAAATCTCCATTCTTTGAAGCATAGTCGAGCTGTTTTTGCATCAAATCAATTTGACGCTCCCGCGCCGTTTGAGCATCGTCATTTTGTTGAGTTAGACGCTCTAACTGCTGGTCGATTAGATTATCTTCATAGTTCTGACGGTCATCAGCAAGCTCTTCTTCAAGTTGCTTTATTTCCAAAAGATTTCCATTTGAGGTATCCTGACGTAGATAAGCTAAACGAGCCTCTTTTTCATTTATGTCTTCTTCAGTTTTGGTATTATCTCTGATTTGACGCTGAAGATCAATTGAACGTTGGATTGAATCCAAAATTTTAGAATTGGAATCGTTTATTTTGTCTGAAAGGTCTTGATAGTTATCAATTAGTTGTTGTTGTTGATTTACAATTGCGTCATAGACTTTCTGCTCAAAATCAAGATAATCCTGCATACCTTCCTTTTGAAGTTCAGTTACTTTATCTTTGAAATCTTCGATTTGAGTGTCGATATCTTCAATTTGACCTTGAAGTTCTTCTAGGCGACTAATATAAGCTTCAATAGCACTACCTAAATTTTCATCTTTTACAGAATCAATGGCATCCCAGTCAATTTTGAGTAAGCCAGTATTGGGGTTATAGCTACCATATTTAGTAACACCCCAATCAGCAAAGGACTTTATGAGTTCATTCCCTTCGCTATCTTGGCCTTTGTAAGTCTCAGAAGATAGGGCGTTTAGTTGCGCGAGACGACCTGCACGTAATTGATTTTGGAGAGCAATTTCTTTTTGAAGAGATTGAAGCTGGGCGTTATAATTTTTGCGAAGTTCTCGGAATGTAGAGCCACGACGTTCGAGTATGCGGTCATATTCCTTTTCAAGCTTTTCGCGCCGACGTAGAGCTTCGTTTATTTCTTCGGTTAAGTTATAGAGCTTATCATAGGGGTTTTCCCAGGTAGATTCTTTCTTTTCAGAGGAAGAACCGCCAGTAGAGCCTTTACCAGAACTACTTACTGAAGGAGCTACAAATTTATTATAAGGAGACCCCGCTTTAGAAGCGGAAACAGCAGTAATAGCTTTGGTTCTAACTAATTTTCCACCTTTTCCAACGTGCCAGCCTTGTGCCAAAAGACCTTCCATAGATTTGGCAGAAATATATCTTCCTCCAGAATCAAACTCCTCTTCTTCATACTGGACATTTATTTTTGTTCCAGTTAGCTCTTCAAGCATCTCTATGGCAGGAGCTAAAGCAGTTTGGACATCTTTTCCTGCATTATAAGCTTGTTGGGCAAGAAGAACTAATCCCGACTCTAACCCCTCTGTAGACAATTCCGTTCCTATCCCAATGGTTGGATCTATCCCATCTATCCAAGTGTTAAAATCATTAATGACATCTTCGCCATCTTTAATAAAGAAATCAAGTCCTTCTACCATTGAATCAAATTTTATTTGCTTCATAGCTTCCCAAAGATTCTGGAAAGCTTGGGTTCCAACTTCTCCACCTTCAGCCAAATTATAAATATCCTGAGTATACTGTTGAATAAAATCATCAGTAATTAGTTTTTTGTCGACATTAAAAAGAGTGGAAAGGTCACTCTTGGCATTATCTAAAGCGGCGAAGAAGTCAATTCCTGCACTTTCACCTTGAATTAAAACGTCTCGATAATCCCCGACTTTCTTTGCAGCTACTTTGTAATGATCAGTTAATTTTACTAGTTGGATAGCCTCATCTGCCAATTCTACATTTAATTCTTTAGAAGTATCATTGGCTTCAGCTTTTAGCTTATTATAAAGTTCCATTGCTCCAGTATTCTTAACTAACTGAGCTTCCACTATGTCCTGTTGTTCCTTTGGGGTTAAATTCCCAGTATAAGTTCCAAAATCACCAGTTAAGTCATATTGTCTTGAGGCGTTATTAACAAGTTCTCTTCTTACTGCTTCTTCATTCTCTCCCAAATTTTTATACATATTATAGGCATCAATGAGTTTTTTTGCAATACCTTCATCTGATAAATTCTCTACTGCGATTCCTAAAGTTTCGGCCATTTCTTTCAGTTCGGCAGACTTAAAACTTGTTCCTTCATACCCGCTTTCAGCAAGAGTAGCAAGGCTCTTTCCTAATTTGTCATTATTTTCAATTATTGTACCATATTTCTTTCCTTTCTCGACGCTATCTTGTAGATTTCCAACAATGTGTTCTCCAATCTGTGCAACTTTTTCATTTATCTGTCTTAGTAAATCATTATTGTCTTTTCCAACATAAGTCCATTCATCAATCCCAGTCTGTAAGAAGTCAGTATCTGTAAAACCAGCGCTTATTAGACTTTCCTTATCACTAGAGCTAAAAGTCTTTTCCCCATTCTCAACTAGACTTCGAACCTCGCCAAGTTTAGAGATTCTCTCATTCAAAGATTGAACTTGCTCTAAACTAGTAATATAAGGTTCAACGGCGGCATTAGCAGTGGCCCAAAATTTCTCAATTTGAGTTTCATCCATTCCAAGATTTTTCATGAATTCTTTTGCATCAAGAACTTGAACAGCATCGGAAAGATCAATTGAGGAAAGATAATTATCCAGACGTTTTCTATCCTCTCCTTTTACGCCATCCAAAGCTTCACTATAGGCATCAAGATAGGCTTTTGCGTTCGCTATTGACATTTCGTCAACTTGAGAGGCTATATTTGAAAGATTATCTGCTGAAAACTGGTCTAAGAACGAGACAGAGTATTCATTGCCAAATTTTGTGAATTGAGACTCAATCTGCGCAATATTCGCAGAAATAGCTTCAGTTCCACTTTTAGCCATATCAAAAACAGCTTGAATATTATCTAATCCTAAAATGTCTTGTATAATCTTAGCATCTTCATCACTAAAAATTTTTTCTTTGGCAGTATTCCAACCACTCTTGGTGCCAGTATAAGTTCCTTGAATTCTGTTCAGAAGTTCTTGCTGGTTGGGAGTAAGATTAGCTACTTTTTTGGCTATGTTCTCTATTGCTACGCCTTTTTCATAGTCTATTAAAGCGGATTTAATTTCTTTATCTTTCATATTTGCTACGGCATCTTTTCCAAAGACTTCTTCTGCTTTCATTTTTCTTTGAGATGCAGAAAGAGAATTTACTGCTTTATTAGCTTCAGCATTGACTTTACTCTCATAGACATTTGAAGTTCTTGCTTCTTTATGTGTAGTATTTACTTTGCTCTTATTGTTTCCATTACCTCTCGTATCCTTAACTTCAACTTCATAAGTCAGGTCTTTAAAAATTGTCTCTGCTAGATTTTGTAAAATATCTTCATTAGCTTTAGTTTGATATTTACTAATTAGACTACTAATCAAAGCGACATTAGTGCTTTCTGTCTTCATTTTTTCTGCTTCTTTCTTGCTTGCTTTTTCATCAGGAGTTAGCTCTTTATCACTTGAGATATCTGCTCTAGTTACATTTAATCGTTTATTATTCTCATTGATTTGTGCCATGGTTAACTGTTTATTAGTTGCTTCCACTCTTTCCGCCTGAGCCTCTAAAACGTCTGCCCAATTATCAATTTTCAATTGACCAGTTGCCTTATCTACTGATACTTTTAACTCAGGGAATTCCTTCTGGAGACTAATAACTTCATTGTTAGCTTCGGCCAAAGCTTTTCGCCACTCAAGTGTTCCTTGAGTCAAAGTCTCAAGGGAAGTAGTAAGCTTATCGAACTCTGATTTTTTATTCAGTAGCTCATCATAAGCCTGAGCCGCCCCTTCTGCCATTTCTTTTGCTTTTTCAGTTGCTTTAGAGGCTTTTTCAAGTTGAGCTTCAGGACTATTTCGTTTCATAGAGATTAGCGTCACAGATACTAATCCAGCAATAACAGCTAACGCAGCAGAAATAGCAAGAAGCTCAGGGTGAGTTGCTTTTAAAGCTAAATAAGCTTTACTTATCGCCGGGATAGCCTGTCCAATTACTACTAAAACTCCACCAATTGTAGCTAAAACAGAGGCAACTTTTTGTCCTTTTTCGCCAAACATTGAAAAAATACCAGCAAGTGCCATAAAAGCTCCGCCCACTACGGTAGTTGCAGTTCCAAGTTTTTGAGTATTGACCTGAACTTTTTTCTGTTGTTTATCAAAAGACCCTAGTCGAGCTTTGGCAGATTCCTGAGAGGCCCCTAGAGAAACCAAACTATTTTCATACTCTTCGGCAGATATAGCATTCTTTTTATATTTTCTATCTAATTCTGTCAACTGGTCATCAAGGTCTTCTGGAACCGCTATGTATCCCATCGTATAATCTTCTTGGCTTCCTGCTATATCTTGTTTTATGTCCTCTACATTTTTAGCCAACTCTTTTTTTATCTGATTATTTTTAGTATCTATTCCAAGAACGTTTTCCAGAAAGAAACCGCCTTTCCTATCAGAGGCTTTGAAAGATTGGAATCCTCTTTGGAACTCATTTGCCATATTCGCGCCCTTTTGATAATAAGAAGTTCTCTCTGTGTTGGTTCCTCGAATATTAGCAACCGTCTCCGAATCGCCTTTTGTTAACTTTATTTTATTCTGAACCCAGTTAGAAGCTAAAGCTTTATCAACCAAATTTCCACCAAGTTTAATTCCACCCCATACAGCACCGAGTGTCATAACACTCTTGATGAGGCCTTGGCCACCAGAGAGTCCATCAATTAATTTATTTACAGCAGTTAGTAAAACTGTCAAAGTATCAACTGCGCCTTTGATAATTACATTATTAGTAAGACCCATAGCAAACTCGTCCCAGGCATTTTTCAACTTGGTTAGTTTAGCCGCTAAGCTTTCTAGAGTCTTTTCAAACTGACGTTGACCAGAACCAGCACTATTGTATGCAGAATTAACAAATTCTGTTGTCTTGGCATAATTATCCATCATAGCAATGAAACGAGATTGCTGACGGCTACCAGCTGCCATTGTCGCTATATAGCGTTGAGTGAGAACATCCAGATCGTTCCAACGACTAGATAATTTTAGTAGAACCTGATCAAGACCTTCTTCGCCTTTTAGGAAAGCAGTCATTGAAATACCAGCAGAACGAAGAGCGGTTTGAACCTTATTTACATTAATCACTTCACCTTCTTCATCTGCCCCAGTTAACTGACCTTTTGTAACAAGAGATTTTACTTCAGCAAATCTAGCGATAACAGTTTTGAGAGCCGTACCAATTGTCTCAGGGGCTTCACGAGTAGCTTCAATACCTTGAGTTAGGAACGATGCAGTTGTTTCAAACTCCATATTAACGTTATGAGCCAAAGACGCTACCTTGCTCATAGCGGTAGAAATTTCTTGAGTATCAGCAGCCGAAATCGCGGCCAACTCAGAATAAACATCATTAATTTTTTGTGCAGATGTTTCATTCAATTCCATATTGAAGCCCCGAAGTGCGCTTGTCATAGCATCGGTGGCATCCTTAGAATCCATTCCAGCTACAGCAGCCATTTTTAAAGTTTCATTGGCTAATTTTAGTGAATTATTAAGGTCTAGACCCTGTTGAACATAAAGAGTAGTTGCACCATAAACATCACTTATGGATTTTCCTAATTGGTTGGCTTGCTCTGTAAATTTTGGGAGTTGTTTCCACATATCACCAACAGAAAAATCAGAAACTACTGCAATTTCAGTCATTGCCTCATCTAGCTCTTTTACTGTCTCAAAAGCACTTTGAACTGCTCGTTGAAAAAGTTGAATCGCTCCAGTTATAGTAAAAAAACTTAGAACTTGAGATTTTAGACTAGCGAACTCTTGGACTCTTTGAGAGGCTAGATCAAAATCATCTCCGGCTTGACTGATTTTATCAGAAATTTGGTCAAGAGAGGGAGTTGTACTCTTAATTTCAGTTTTCAGCTGTCGTAAAGCAGTATCAACAGCATCGATTCCATTTTTTTCTAATTGTTGGAAACGATTTATAAGTGTTTCTACATCATCGACCCCTCCAATTCCCTCTAAACTAATTCCTAATTGCTGAGCAGCTTCTTTGAGAGTATTAAAAGCTCTACTTTTTTCTGCTAAATTCAATTCTTTCCATTGAGTAGTCAAAGTATCAACAGTCTCATTTTGAACTTTTAGCCTTTGATTAATTTCATTTATTTTTTCTGAAGTTGTCAGATTGTTGAGATCATTCGTTAATTTTGTTTCTTCTTCTCTAAGCCTAATTACCTTTTCTGTGATATCTTTTAAAGCAACTTTTTGCCCATCGACGTCTACTTTGGTAGAGCTTTGATATTTTCTGCCCGTGACTTCAGTGGACCATCCCTTTTGCTTATAAGCCTCGGCTGTCGCTTGTTTTAGTTTATTAGCCTCTCTAAGTTGCTTTTTTATATTTTCTAAATTAGTAGTTTTTGCTTCTATTGCTGATTGTGAGGTCAGACTTTTTTTTTGCTCCCTAGATAACTCTTCTTGAATACTAGTCAAATCTTTCTCAGCTTTTTTTAGCTCATTTGTTTTACCAATTGTTTTATTTATGGATTTCTCGTATGTGCTTAAAGCTGAATTTGCTTTTTCTATTTTTTGTTTTTGTTCATTTGGTAAAAGTTCTAATTTTTTTTTGTTTGAAGCAGTTTGTAATTGTTCAACTTCTTTAGTAAGTTTTTTTATTGCTGTCTGAATCGACAAAGTTTCTTTTTCTGCTTTGGAAAAATCAGATTTTACAGTTAGTGGTCTATCAGCTAATTCTTGAAGTTTTCCTATTCTATTTTGTATGTTATCAAAATCTGAAACTAGGGCTCGTCCACTCAATCCATTTAATTGTACTTTATTTAACTGCTGTTGCAACTGAGACATTTTGGATTGAATATTTCCAAGTTCAGTATTGATATCAAGAGATATTCTAATTTTTTTATCCATTATTCCTTTTCCTCCTAAAAAATAATCAGCATTAGCTAAAAACTAATGCTGACTACAGTTAGAAATCACTATCTATATCATTGTTCAAAAAGTAAAACTCACTAACATATGAATTTCCTCTTGACCCCACTGGAACGCCAACTCCTTTGAAATTGGCTACGACAGGTGTAGCTTGCGCGCCCAGCCTTATAGATAAGCCAGTCATCAATTTTAGCTTTGGGATTTTTATAAGCCCCGTAACTACCTGACCAGTAGTATCATCCTTTACTCTTGTTCTTCCTTCTAATTCAACAAAACCATTGAAAAGCCTATTGCCAACCTTTACGACCTTCGCGCCTTCTAGGTAATTATAAGTATAGGATACCATAACTTCTTTATAAGGCTCGCTAATTTCTATAACTTTTTCTTCTTTGGATAGAGGTAAAATTTTCTTTCCAGTTTCTTTTTCATAGATAAATAAATCTACCGGATTCTCCTTTAAGTGAATTTTATTCTCTTCATCACTTTCCAAAGTTTCTATTTTAGTTACTAATACCGGTTTTTCTTTCTCAATTTCAAAAAGTCTAGAATTAGTCATAAGCGCGAACTGGTCTTTTGAGAATATCCCTTGAGAAAAACTTAAGTCAACTTCTTTCGTAGCTTCCCAAAAGACATGAGGCCGATTGTCAAATCCGCCATTGGTGCTGACCCATCGCTTCATTTCATCAAGGCCAGCAATTTGAATTTTATCAAATTTTGCAAGGACTTCTTTTGCTTCAATGATTCTATTCCCAATCTCTATTGGATAAGTAGCTTTTAGATAACACTGTTCCAATTCTTTGAAAGAAAACTCGTTCATATTTCCTCCTAAAAAGAAAACGGAGAAGGTCCTCCCTCCTCCGTTTCAATTTTATTCAATTATTCGCTAGCGGTCAAAGAATACTTGATAAGCTTCATCATAGGACCATTTGCAGGACGTAGGACCTTTAGATTCATGCTGAAAGTAGAGGGATCGCCCTCAGCTTCCATGGTTAGAGTATTCTCAGAAGTTATCTTTGCTTTAGGAATTACCAACTGGAAGAACTCATCCTCTCCATTATCTTCACGACGAGCATAAGTGTCACCAGTACAATAATAAGTACCAGGGAAGGTTTCCGGACTAATATCAATAGTAGCAGACTCCTTCACATTCATCTTACCAACAGCATAAGCATAGTCAGCAGGTGCGGTGCCACTTGCAGTAGCAACTGTGCCATCTGCCTTATAATACTTTACTTCAGATAGAGCATACTTGGAGCCACGAATTTCAACATTACAAGTATTCGCTTCAGCATTTAGTACATTAGCCTTAGAAACTGTACGCCAAATAGTCGCATTAGTGGTATCAATATCAGCCTCTCCAGTAGATTTTACGGAACCAAACATGATAGCCATAGACTTAGCGGAGAACAAAGCATCTTCTAGAGTTACATTGATTTCCTTACCATAGTCCCAAGTGATAAGTTCTGGATTTCCCTTTCCTCCACGGGCAGAAGTATTCTCAGCAGTCTGCTCGGTAGTAGAAACTTTTAGTGTATCAAGATATAAGACGGGAGCACCGGGCTTAGCATTACCGCTTTCATCTTTATCAATTTGATAAAAAGTAAAGTCGCAAACTTCCTTGATACCATAACGGTCTAGAATATTTATCGCCATTACCGTATTTCCTCCTATTTTTTATCAGAATTATGTATCCAATATTTTGGTTTTACATCTTTACTACTCGCTCCAGCTAATAGACTTCTTATATCAACTTCATATTTTTCCTTTTCTTGATATACGCCTATCAACTTAGAAAAAGTAGCATAACTCAACTCTCCAACTGTAAGTGGAGTAATTCCAATACCCATACAACAAATTGAAATGAGTAAAGTATCAAGTGTTAGTCCTTCTTTTTTTGCTTTTATTTTATCACGATACCGCGCTTTTGCTTTCATTTTTTTTATCTTTGGATGCTCATTAGGATTTGGAGGATCAATACTGTCTTCTCCCACACTATTTCTGATAAGATTTTGAAAGTCAAAAAAATTTTCACTGGTCAAAAACCGCAAATCGTCTAATGACTGCGCGCTCTCTAAGACTTTTTTCAAATCTCCAATTAAAATCTTTTTTTCTTCATAAATGAAAGAAACTGGTTCGTGAATAAAAAACTCAAAAGCTTTAATAGAAAGAGCTTCTACTTGTTTATTATTAAAAGAAGAATTCAAAAGATATTCTAATGGAGTTAGAATATTTGATAATTCTATTTCTTTCTCCATATACTCATCTTCAATTTCTTCTTGGGATAGGGTCAAAAGTTTTCGATAAACTAAAAAATTATCTTCTGTAATAACCTGGCGAATAGTAGGAGAATAAATCTTACAAATATTTTGAAAATTCGCCGGTTCATTTATCACAAAATGACAATCAATCATAAGCAGTCAAGTCAAAAGTCATTTCATAACAGGACATCTCATCAGTTAGGAAATTTATTTCAAAATCTCCTCCCCAAAGCTTACCCATTCCATCAATAACTTTTCCATTTAGACTTTTTTGAATTTCACCCATTATACTAAATGGACGAAGATTTGTCCCCTTTATTTTCCATTGAGTCAAAGGAACAAAAACTTCAATAGCTAAAACTATTCTTTGAAATTCAATATTAGAAGAAAGACGCGCGCCATCAACGACTCGTAATGAAATAAGACTCTTTGCATCTTCCTTCGGCCCCATTCTAGGGACTATTTTTATAAGTTTATCAAAAACTTCATTTGTAATTTGGTCTTGTGTAAGATCTTTTTTCTCTAAAGGAGCCTTATCACTATAATATAATAACTTTAGTAAATTTTGATTAGTTGTTAATCTAACCATTATTTTCTGAAGAAAAGGTCCTAGCTCTTCAAGGTTTCTTACCATCAGCGTTTCCTCCTTGTAGCCAGAAGTAATCTTCTTCGTTATCACTTTCCTCCTTTTGAGGAGGAGGCGTCAGGTCAAACTCATAAACTGGATCAACACTTACATATTCTACGCCAGGCGAGGATTGAATATCATAACCAGTTACTCGATAGAATTCTCGATACGGTTCTTCACCTATAATAAAGTAATCATCTTTTTTTAGATACTGTGTTAAAGGCATTATGAAGAAACTTTCTTTGAGATTCTCGGCATAGATAGTATCCATACGACTACGAGACCTAATCTCATCTCTAAGCATATTATTTTCTTGACCATACATATATGCCCAACTTTCTTGCTTAGAGCCATCACGAGAATGCCAAATTAGATGATGCGTCATACGAAGCATTACATAGCGATTATAGCCACTGGCCTTTATCTCCTCAAGATAATAAACCATCCAAGGCTTGAGTTCATCGTTTTTATCCGGTATCATCAAAATTGTACCTGGTGCGAACTCAACATCAATTTTTACAAGCAAATAATGAAGAGTTTTGCTGTCATCCTGTTTATATCGTTCGAAACTTCCACTTATATACTCATTGTTATATTCAAAATCTACTCGATAAATACTTTTTTGAAGATAGAGATCAAAATTCTGCTCTCGCTTACCTTGGATACGAGATTGGTAATCTAGTCCGTATCTATTTAAGCGCTTTTCATATATATCAAAATAACTCATCTGATTTTCCCAATAATGTCATACAGCTAAAAACTGTACTACGAAAATAATCATATCTGAGATAACGTAATGAAGAAATCTTGTAATACAGAATATAATAATTGATAGTTCGAGAAGCTTCTGGAACCCCTAATAATTCTGTTAGAATATTGTCCAGAAACTTCTCCCACTCACCTTTCTTTTCAAACTCACACAAAAGTCCGAAAAGTTTATTTTTCAATTTATTACTATATCCTTCAGTAAAATCAGACATCTTGATATTGCTCCGCAAGTAGTCTATATGAAAATGGCTTGCGCTTTGGCGCGCGGTAATAAACTCCTTCTAAACGATGGACCTTAGCCTCTTCTTTTCTTAGAAGTTCAGTAAATTTACCAATAAGATTAGCTTGGGAGAAGTCTCTTTCCTCATATAAAGGCTTTACATTTTCCCAAGTTAGAATGGTTCGATTCAACCATTCACATTTCATATAGCAGGCAATAATTTGGATTTCTTCATTATCTAGTTCTTCAAAAAAGTACTGTTCGTCATGTTCAAGAGACTTGCGCGGGAACTTGAACCAAGGTAGCGCGCCGTCTAAGATAGTTAATAAGTCCTCTTCTACTTCTTCCTGTGTCCAGTTCAGCCATTCATCTTCGAGCATCTTAGACAGGAAGGCAGAATAAACTTTCTCTAAGGGGGTTCCCATTATTAGCCCTCCTTATCCTCTCTATTTAACTTAATAGCAGTTAGAATATCCTTCCCACAAGCCTTCTTTATAGCATCGCACTTACCGAAATCTCCTAGCTCATTCTTGATAGCAAAATCAGCCAAGGCTAGCATCTGCTCATAGTTTAGAGTTTTTAGCTTAGCATCAAACTCAAACTGTGGCATAGCAGTCATCATCCGCTTCATATCATTATCGCTCAAAACAATAATATTAACAGGTTCGGTAGCATCTTCTGGTTCAAGGCCTAGTTCCTTCTTTACCTCTAAGTCTTCAATATAAAGCATCCCAGTATCAATCATATACTTGAAGCCGTTATCATACATCATTTCTTCCAGAGTTTCTCTTTCGATAGGAATGCTGGCACCCTTATTGGGCCACTCGCGCTTAAAACGCAAGTCTGGAATATTTACGCTGACAGGGCCTTGATGCTTACTAATTACTCTAATCTTCTCCATTTTAAATACTCCTTTTACTCCTAAAAATTTTTATATAAATCGAGGGAGGGAGTTTGTCCCTCCCTCGAAGAGAATTAGAAACCGTAAGGATTCTCAAAAGTCTGGGTAATTCCAGTATTCTGATAAATACCCCAATTATGATGAGCTAGAATGGCGCAACCCATCTTTTTATAAGCATAAACTTCTAGAGAATTATCACGATTCTTGAAGTCATTGATTTGAGTATTGCCTTCTAGAACGACCTTTACTACCTTCTCTCCGCCAGTAGGTAGAACATAAGCTAGCTGAGGATCAATCCAAGTCTTGGTATTGGTTTCATCAATAAAGGACTGAGGAATCTGAACAACAGGAGTTCCACGGAAAATATTGATATAACCAGTGTTGTGAATAGCATCAATATCCTGAGGATGATAAATGCCATTAGTAGTATCAGCAATGCCACTTACGATAGCATCTGCACCCATAGCACCAACGAACTCAGGAGGAGCAAAGATTACAGCACCGTTACCATAAGCACGAACAACATTAATTAGTTTTACCATCTTATTGGCCTCAAAGGTGTTAGAAACTACCTTATTAGCATCAGGACGAGCAGAAGCATTTACGGCAGCACGAAGAGCCTTATGAACCTCATAGAATACAGCGTCAGTTAGACCATCGGTTAGAACCTGCATAACCTCAGCCATAGTCTCAGCACCATCTAGCATACGCTCAAAGTCGATGGTGGCGCCTCCGCCGACGGCGTGGCCAGCTAGCTCAAAGGTGTCACTATCTAGACGGAAGGTCTCATACACACCAGATAGGCCAACCTGAGTTAGGAACTTCTTGGCGCGCATCTTACCGATACGACGCTTAAAGATAGCCTTCTGACCTTGAGGAACAGTCTGAACCTCAGCGAACATACCGATGGCGTCAATTACCTTCTTGGGCATAACCTCATCAGCGGTCTTAATTACGATATCATAAATATCATAACGATTCTTCATAAACTGGTTTACGGAACCAGCTAGCTCCTTTAGACCATCTAGGAAAGCAGAATCCATATCTACATTCTGGTTAGCATAGGTGGCAGGAACAGTACCCTTAGCGCAATGAAGGGCAATTTCTTGTAGCTCTTTAATAGTCATTATAATTTACCCTCCTTTTATTAGTCAGCTAGCACTTGTAGCTTGATGCCCTTTTGACCATCAGGCATAGTATCAAAAGCAACAACCTTTAGCTTGGGGCCAAAGGTACCCGCAGTAGCAGATAGCTTAGTAGCACCAGAAGCATCAGCCATACCATATACAGGCGTGGTGGCACAAGCCTTTAGAGCGGTAATTAGAGCTTCCTCAGTGCTAAATTCGGTACTATCATAGCAAATGCAATTGGTACGATATTTATCGCCAACAGATAGGTAACCTAAACGGGGGAAGAAGTCATCAGAACCATTTAGCTTGAAGTTCTTTAGACCAGGAGTCCGCTCATCATACATATGCTCAGTAGAATAAACTAGGGCAATAGGAAGAGAGCCATCTTTAGGTAGCTTTACACAATGATTAGCATCATCAACAGCTAAAAGCATACCATTCTCAACAGGGATATTTGCGAAATCGGTAGCATTAGGAGCACACTGAGCCTCAATACGACCATCACGACGGAAGGCAACATTATTTAGCTCAACTTGACCATAGCCACTAATTACTAGTCTTTTTGTAGCCATTTTATTTCCTCCAATTACTTAACATATTTAGCTAAGACGGCATCTAGACCTTGTAGAGGCACGTCCTTAGGAACTAGACCTTGACGGTCGTTTTTAGAAAAAGCAGAAAAACCAGTCTTCTTCAACTCATAAGCTAGCTCCTTATCCAAATCAGATACAGAATAGTTAGCGCTATTTTCGCGATAAGTATTTAGAACCTCTTCACTTAGATGTCCTTCATACTCAGCGAATACAGCATCTTTCTGCTCTTTTTCAATCTGAGCTTTATACTCATTTAGAGAACTGTTTTCTTCTGTTAGTGTTTGGACCTGGGCCTGAGCCTCAGTATACTGAGCCTCAATACCAGCCTTCTCTGCTTGTAAAGTAGAAATCTCACTATTTAGTTCTTCAATTTTGGAACTAAAATTAGAATTTTCTTCTTTTAGAGTTTCAGCATTTGTCAAATCCTCATTTACAAGTTCATAGGTACCGCCATTCAATTGACGCAAAGTATCAACAGTCTGTTTTTCATTTTCGGTTACATCAATAATATAAACTTGGATACGTTCGCCTAGCTCAACACTATCAGTCTCATCATTCTTCGTATAATAAACTCGCTCATAGTTACCGCTCTCATAATTATAGGCTAGAGCATAGTCATCAAAAACTTCACAAATAGCATAGCTAACTGTCCAGTTTCCTTCCTCATTATACTCGGTGTTCAAGAGAGACCAAAGAGCATCATGCTTTTGGCCATCGGAAAGTTTGAAATTTATTTCCATAGTCTCTGTTCCTCCATTTTTAGTATAAATAGCTTCAATTTCTTGAATCTTCTTTATAACTTTATCAATACTAGTTTGAAGTTCGAAGAAGCTCGCGCCTTCAAAGCATGGCTCAACATCATCTCCTAAAACTTGGAGACCTAAAAAGCATCCTTCATCAAACACAATGAACTTTTGTCCATCGTAAATTGCCTGATGGTATTTCAAAGATGGCTCATAAAGTTCCATTGATTGAGATTTCCCTACGATGTCTCCAGCTTCAGCATAAAGCGCAGTAAAAATTAGAACATCCGCGCAAGCGTAAGTTCTTTCTACTCCGTCTTCATCAAGATGAGGTTCCCAGCTGATATTGGGATTTTCGGGAACAATTCCATAAATTCTTCCCTCGCTTCTTCGACTTCCATGGTCGGTGTAGTCATCATATTCATAGATGCCCTTGACCGGCGCGTAAGGAAGAGTTTTTAGAAGTTTTTCCGCAAACTCATCCGTTATATAAGTACCGTTTCTATTACCATATTTATAGAAAATTCGGCACCGCGCCTTCGATAATACATCATTATATTTTTCTATATTACCATAAACAGCGACTGGAAACTCAAATTTATTCATCTATATTTAAGCCTCCTTGTTTGTCTTTTGATGCTTCTTGTTCAATAGTAGTTTGTGTCTTTTCTTCCGTTTTCATTTCTGGACGTCCGGGTTCCCCAGAAGTTCCACTTTGAGTGTAAGTTGAATTTAGAGGTACTAACTTTTCTTGAAGTTTTTCAACTTCATTTTCAAGTTCTTTCATGCTTAGAAGCTCTCGCTGATTCAAATCCATAACGGCGCCCGGTAAGAAGAAACTATATCCACTTTGAGCTAATTTGAAAGCATCGGTTAAATAATCACTTTGGTTATAAATAGAAACCGGTAGAATTTTATAAGTAAATTTTATGTTAGAATTTCCAAAAAGTTGGGTTAGAAGCTCACTAATAAATTTTGAAATTTTATTAGTAATTGGCATTATAAAACTTATATCATTTAGTATAGAAGTAGATAAAGCTTGAGAACCAGTCGGCGCGAAGAGCTGACCACTGACGCTGGCTTCAGCATAAACATTTTGGAGCATCTTCTCTAGATTATTTGAAACAGCATCAGATGAAGTTTTTGAAACAATACTATCTACATCAGCATAAGTAGTTAAAACGGAAAGGTTCTTATTTCCTTTCATCATACCCACAGCGCCAGTGTGCATTTCGAGAGCCTCATCTGGTTCAAAAAGAAGCGCCCCATCCTGCAAGTGAGGTATCTTCTGAATGAGAATCTTACGAATTTCTTCCAAGTCTCTTTCTCTTTCAGTATCTACTGCTTCATCATATTGAATTGTAGCAGGAATGACATTCAAAAAAGTCGGATTCCCCTCTTCAAGAATACTAAAGTAAAGAGTACTATCAGTAGATAATTTTATCCAAGAAGTTTTAGTTTTACCTTTTTGATATCGACGATAAAAACTTATAACTTCTTTGGGATAAATCTCTAAAACTTGGTTTCGAGTATCTTCATCAGTAAAATGGTCAAAATAATTGACATTGAATTCAATAATATCTCTACCATAAATATCTCTAAATCTAGACTGACAGTAAGAGGCCGGTAAATCAATTAAAACGAAAGACCCCTTATCCAAAGATGAAATTAGCCCATAATACGCGCCATCAGTGAGGGCTCGCGTTGTAATTTTATTATATAAAATTGGGGGATTTATTTCATCTAAGTAATCCAAAGCCTTATAGTATCTTTTCTGAGTAGCTTTATCAGAAAGTTTCTTTCCAAAACTTACTTTTGGAATCAAAAGGTTCGCGCACTTTAGAAGATTAGCATAATAGAGGATAATAGCACGATATAGGCCATCTTTTAGGAAATAATTCCTTGAAAGTTCTCTTTGCTCTGATAAAGAGCCTGAATTGATAATATTATCAATTTCTTCAGGTTTATAATCTTTTAGAGTGCGGGACTTAGAGCGCCAAGAAAGATAATCGTAGTCTCCATAAACTTCATCATTTTTAGAAACCATTCCACTTGATGCTCTTTTGAAGGAGGCAAGGTCAAAATTTCTTTTGAACTCGGTATTTTGTTGTTCCAAATTATGCCCCTCCCGTAAAGAATATTAGATTGCGTTTTCCGGCGCCCCGTTTTCGTTGTTTTTTCATTTGTGCTTCTTCAATTTCCTTAATGCGCCATAGGCCATAGGCAAAAGCATAATATCGGTCGTCATGGAAACGTTTATTTATTGCTTCAAGGACTATATCCATACCTACGTTTTTGACGCGAAGATTACCCATTTCTTCAAAAAGTTTTGTTGTCTGCTCATGAGGAAGTAGCCGTTGGACTCGCTCGCGCATTGTCATTTTTTGACCAGCTTTCGTTCCAAGAAGAGCATTGCGCGCCTCCTGCTCACTAATCAAAAACCGAACCAATCCGCCATTCAAACGAGAATAGGCATTACCATTGATTTTTGATTTTAGAGGGCCATTTGCTTTCATAGAATATAAAATAGGAATAGAGTCTTTAGGTTGGATTTTTTTGTAATCATCGTTATTGAAAAAGCCGTATGCAGGAAGCTCACGACCTCGCGCATCTGTATGAGTTTTTATCATCTCATCTGCGAGGCCTAAACCTAAACCATTGCAGTCAATCAAAACTTCTCGAGGATTGTATCTCTCAATCAAAAGTTTCAAATCAATTGCCTGTTGTGTAAAGGTTTTTGTCTCTGCTTGTCTTCCAAGAACTTCAATATTGACGAGAGTTGAGTAGTATTTGTCATTCTTGATATTTACTCGAAAGATACAAGCAATTGTTGAGTCTTGTAAGCGTCCTACGTCTACACTGATAAAGTAGAAACAATTCTGCTGGTTTCTAAATTTCTGAGTAAATTCTGGATTTTTCTTTGTTCGATACTTAGAAAGTTTCTCAAAATCGAACCAAGATTCTTCACTTCCTCCAGCCCAAGTTCCCATGAACTCTGATGCGAATGTCATTTCATTATAGGCTGAAGACATCCTCAATTTCTCAACGTGCTTCTTATCAACTAGTCCATGCTGGGCAGGAATACGATAATCTAGACCCATAACAAATGCCCTTTTTGGGTCAATTATTGCTTGTATCATTGTTTCTATTAGAAGTGAATAAGCATAGGAAGACTTCATACCGGCTGAAGTTCCGGCGATGACTTGCTGATTACAAACTTCATAAGGATTTACTAGACCATTTACGTCACGCCGAGAAACATTTAGTTGAGGAAGTATAACTTCGGAAATAATATCTCCATCAGCATCACGTACCTCGTCGAGGAATGTTGAGTGAAGTCTGAGACCACGTGATGAGTCCGTAGCGCCCTCACAAGTAAATTTGGAACCATTCTTGAAATAAAGTTCGGCCACATCTTTTGAAAAGTTCATGTGTGGTTTCCCCATGTAAACTTCAAGCTCTTTTTCAAGTAGAGGCCATATCTTTAAAATTTCCTCTACCTTTTGGCGCATAATCTTAACGCCTTGCGTCTTGACAGGAGCGACAATCGAGCATCTATGATTAGGAATAAAGACGCATTGGAGATAGAGTCCAAGAACGCTTAGAAATGACTTTGAAGCAGCGCGAGTTGCGGTAATATAGATTTGATTATAACGCATAAGCGCGCGCAGAAATAAGCGTTGATAAGGAAACAAATCAAACTGCGAGTCGATTGGTTTTATTATATCTAAATAGATGTCAGGATAAACTGTATAAAGCTGAAGTTCCTCTTCCAAAAACTTCTCATTTCGCTCTAAGAAATCCTCAGTTATAACGACTCCTTTTTCTAATTCGACCCCTTCTCTAAAAAGACGATTTTGGGAGTTATAAATTGAAGTGGGGTCGCGCAAAGTAATTACAGCCATTAGAGAGTTCCTCCCGCATCGAACTCCTCACTTTCATCCTCTTTGAAAGCTTCGGACTCATAAACATCCGCATCGAAGTTATCTACTTGGAGGTCATAAAAATTATCTGTTTGAGCGACATTCTGAAGAGCCTGAAGTCGCGCAGTTACCTCATCTCCAAGACCACCTTCGTTTACATATAAACGCTGATTCCAAGCTTCAATATTTTTCAAAGTCTCATCAATAACATCTCTAGTAGTATTATCATAGAATTTATTTTGATGTCCGCGCTTTTCGAGCCAGAACATTAGTTCTCCAATACTATCAAAGTCGGTTGCGTTTTTGACTGATTTAGGAGTAAAATCTGCCGTCTTCACAATCTTATCATAAGATGAGAGGAATTTATCGACGTCTTTGTCGCCGGCGCGGATTCGTTTATCTATTTCTAACGAAAGCTTACAGAGCTTTTGAGCTTGGTCAATGGCTAGCGCGCCAGATACGTTTTGAGAAAGAAGCAAGCCTTTATAGAGGTCCTCTAAGTAATAGAGTTCATCATCATCATAGTTGCCTCCCCAGCGTCGGCGCAATTCCTCAAAATGCTTTTCCTTTACTAATGGAATCTCGTCCTCAATAAGTCCAACCTTTTTTAGTTCGAGATATTGGGAGTTATAACTGTCCCATCCTAAGTTCTTATATTCTTCTGTTGCAAAGACTTTTGCGTAAACGCCCCAAACAGTATCATCAGAATTTAAATCCCTCAATCTCTCAAACTCTTTCACAATAAAGGGAATATCGGCCCATTGACAGACTTTGTCGACCGCGCGCCAACTAAATTCATTCTGTTTGAGGTAATGAGTAATGCAATCATTACAAATGGGAAGTACCCCATCTGGATAGAAAATCGAGTGGGTTTTTGTGAAATCTTCTTCTAGTTGTTGTTGCTTACAACGCGGGCATTCTTTTGTAAGAAATGAGCGTTTTTGTTTTGGTATATTTGGTTGTAGTGGCATTACTACTAATCCTCCTTTTTATTTATTGACTTTTTTGAGGATTTTTATGAGTTCGCGCTGACGAGGCCGAGATAGTTCCGAAAATTTTTGGAGCAAATCACTAAATAAGTCCGAAAAATCACGGGTTTCGGATTTTTGAGGAGCTTCGTCATTTGGCGTAGTTGGCGCCGGCTCGCTCTTTTCCTCAACGAGCCGGACACCTAAAAACTTACAGAGGCCCACAAACTCAATAGCCTCCAATCCTACCAGTAGCTCCATAAAAGTTTTTGTACGATTATTTTTGTCCATAGTTTTCTCCTTTATACCAAAGGGACTTCACGCCCTTCTCTTTTATATCGTAATAGTCGGTCGCACTTTTTACACCGACAAGAATATCCATCACGAGAACTTTGTCTCCTCATAAAATACTTAGTATCCAAAAGTAAAGTTCTCCCACAATCCTTACAGCATTTGAAGTTTTCAGGGAAAAATAAATTTTCGGCGTGCTCACGATGGGTGGTGGCAGCCGCGCAAATTTTTGAGAGGGCTTTTTGGTGGAAAATAGTGGAGATATAGTTTGAGTTATAGGTTTTGTTGTATTTTTTATTGATGTATTCGACGATTGGCTGGTTTTGTTGGTGGGCCATTTTTAGTTGGAAGACATCTTCTTCGAGGGGAGTTAGGTCAGCTAGGGATTTATACCATTCGAATGTTTCGAAGAGAGCGCGCAATGTACTTTCAAGAGGTAAGGAGTCGAGTCCTTCTTCTAGGGTGTCCCAAATTTTTACCAAAGCTTGGAGATGGGTTAGATCCTCAAAGTCAAAGTAGCGAGAAGAGCGAGGAGCCCAGATTTGGGCTGAAAGGGCGCGCTGGTCTTTTTCATTTTTTAGGTCTGATGGAATTGGGAATCTTCCTTCGGGGAAAAGGAGTCGCGCCAAGTTTGAGGTTCCTTTGAAGCCGAGTGGATAGATGGGGATATCGGCATCGAAAGTTGGGGTTTCGAGCGGATTATAGGTATGGGGGATAAAGCGTTGGAGTTTTGTTTGGTAAAAGTCTTGGAGAGTGAATTGCTCGCGTCGTTTTTCGATTAGAAGACGTTTTTGTTTTAGATAGGAGTAGGGATTTAGGAGTTTTGATTTTTCTTCAAGGTTTTGGAGCTCTTGGGGAGTGAATTTGGCGCGGAGGTCTTCGCGCACGTGATCTTTTTTACCTGTTCGGACTTCGTAGGTAGAGAGTTGAAAGTCGATTTCGTCGATTTCGCGCCAGAGAGGTTCCAACAATGCTAAAATGTGGGGTGGGGCGTTTTTTCGAGCTAACTGGCGTGAAAATTTTTGTTTTGAAGTTTTGGTTGGGGTGTCACTTATGGGACGGATTGAGTCTTCGTTGAAAGCGGGGCTTTCACGTAACTCGTCGAGAGATATAATTGGACGAGATGACCATGTAGACTTTAGTTCGATATTAGCGCTTTTGTCTGAGGAAATACCCTCGGAGTTTTTGCCCCATAGGAGATAGTCGGCGATTTTTTCGAGTTCAGAATTTGTAAGGGGTTTTTCTGTGTCGAAGTTTTGGATATATGTTTGGACATATTCCGCGCGGGCTTCATCACTTGAAAGTGAGAAGTCGAGATTTAGACGATTCATTAATATGCTCCTTATGTATAAGCCAAGACATAGTTGGCTCTTAGTTTCTATCTTTATTATATCATAGGAGAAAGGTTAGAGTCAAATTTTCGGGGAGAAAATCGGATAAGTAATTTTGATTTTTTATCTCGGTGAGAAAATTTATAAGTCTTATTTTGATTTTTAATTTCGGTGAGAAAATGTTCCAGACCCGATTCGGGCGAGGGGATAGCAAATTGCACAATTTTACAAAATACCCCCGGCTATTTCTTGTGCAGTTTTTAGCCCGAAACCGTCTAAAAAAGTATTGACATTTGGGGCAAGGTGTAGTAGTATAATAGTCACAAGGGAACAACAAAAGCGGAGCGAGCCGACTGCTTTAATGCGGTGTGTATCTTGACAACTGAAACCAAAAAACCACAAAGAGAGGAATTTTTATCATGAAAAACTTTACTATTTTAACCAAGGAAGATGCTGTTCGTGCGCTGGATTCCGCACGCTACAATCCCGCTATTGATAGCGGTTATTTTGGACGTATCACGGAAAATCAGTGTGCAAGGCCGAAAAGCCGTAAAAAGTGCGTAAGCTCCGCCGGGCAAGCTGATGTTCACATCAAGTACAATGGGCGTTATGTTCCGGCAGAAGTAAAGACTAACGGCGGGCGAGTCGATAGTCTTATCGACGGCTCGAACAAGAGTAAATTTGTCATCTATGTTATGGAATACGTTCAACGCCATAAAGCTGGGAAAAAGACGGAAGCATGGGAAGAACGGCGTTCTATCGGCCCGGTTATTATCCCTACGGCTTTATTTTTGAATTGTCTCCAAGAAGTAAACGCTATAAAGACGGTAAATAAGCATGGCGAATATGACGGGCTGGGGATTCAAGTTAGCTCCAAAAAGCTATACCAGAGACTTTTGCAATGGCCGGTTGAGTATGACCGCACAAGGGACTATACAAGCGCAGACTTTGAGGGGCTGACCCTGTAAGTATCAATCAATAGGGCTGGGCTTAACAAGCCCAGCCCACCAGAGAAAGGAACATGACTATGACTATCGACTTTGTGAAGAAGTATCTTAACCGCTATCTGAACTATGCAAAAGCCCCGAACAACGGTTTCCAAGATAGGGATTGCTACAATGTAGCTTTCGGCATGGCACACATGGCGGCGAATATCGCCTATGAGCGAGGCAATGGGGAGCTGGGTAAAGAGATTGAAATGTTGTGGGATAACACTTACAGAGACCTGTTCCTGCAAGCCTATTATGCAGAGCTGACCCAGCACTAAAGAGAACGCTGACCTACCGGCGAGACGGGGAGAAAGGAAGCACTATGAATTATCGTCTTATCGTTCACTATGAGGATACCGGCGTTACCACCATTCAGCAATTCGCAGACTTACGTACAATCAGCACTATTACCAGCTATTTAGACGACGCCATAGAGAATGGCGCTCGACTTGCTTATGAAATCCAGCAACGGAGCTACTTTAGAGGGATTGAAACCATTGACTATTGCGGAGATGTAGGCCGGTGGAAAGATACTGACTGGGACTAATAATAAACGGTGTGTATAATTGAAAAGGGGAGAAATTCCCCTTTTCTTTTTCCGAAAAAGTTTGTGAATATTTTCACAAAAAATTTAGACGAAGTAGTCTCGAAGATTGTGAATATTTTCACAAAAAATTTAGACGAACAGTGCTTGTGAATGTTTTCACAAAAAAATTAGACGAATGTCGTCTGAAAAATATTTTTCTTGACTTTTTCCGAAATTTGGTGTATACTTTAGATACACTAAAAAGAAATGAGGTTTCTAAAATGGTTGTTATCGCTGTGCTGTGTGTTCTGTGCGCTGGGCTTGCGTGCGCTGGTATGTCTTTTGTGGGTATGTGTTCATTCGTAAAAAGCCACGATTGGCATTATGCCGTAGGGGCTGGACTGTATGCGCTGGGAGCCATACTTTTCATCGGCTGGGTTTTTTCTATGAGCTGGTAAAGAAAGGAGAAAACTATGAAATTTTTTAAGAGAATTAAAATTTATTTTTTCCTAAAAAATCTTGGGATTAGCTACCCTTGGAAAGCGAGTGGAGATAAAAGTTTCATTACTTTCGGCTGAAAAGATAGCGCTTCGGCGCTATTTTTTCAGAAAAATAAAATTTAGACGAAATTCGTCTAAAAAATATTTTTTCTAAAAAGGTATTGACAATTCAAGTTTTATATGTTATAATTTAGTTACAATAAAGGAAAGAAAAAAAACTTATGACTATTTATTTTGATATGGATGGTACAATTGCCGACCTGTATGGTGCAAAAGACTGGTTGCCCCGCTTGCGGGCTTATGACGCAAAAGTTTATGCGGAAGCTCGCCCTCTTTGTAATATGAATACGCTGGCTCGCAAGCTAAACAAAATCCAGCGAAAGGGTGTAAAGATTGGCGTGATTTCGTGGGGAAGCAAAGATAAAAACCCCGCTTTCCTTGAATCTGTAAAAGCCGAAAAAATGCGCTGGTTGCGCCAGCATTTGAAAAGCGTTTCCTTTGATGAAATTCATATCGTAGAATATGGAACAAAGAAAACGAATTTCCGTTCTTCCTCTGACGATATTCTGTTTGATGATGAAACAGGGAATCTGATTGAGTGGGGAATGGGTGGCTTTCATCCCGACGCAATTGAAAACGTTTTGAAAGTTTTGGCGAGATAAAGGGAAGAAATTCCCTTTTTTCTCCAAAGAAAAATTTAGACGAAATTCGTCTAAATAATCTTTTCAAAAAATTTTTGAAAAAAGTATTGACATTTTCAAAAAATCTGTTATAATAGATAATGTCAAGAGGGAAAGCAAATGAGTAGCCAGCGAAGTGGGAAACTGATGGCCCCCCATGGATGACTGAAGAAAATTTGCCCATCTTTTCAATCGATTTCAGCGGAGTCATCACCCAAAGAAACAAAAAAATTGAAAAAACCTCTTGACAATTTCTAAAACCTATGGTATAATAAGTATGTAATCAAGAGAGGGACACCTCTTTTGAATATAAAAAATGGGTGGCGACCTATCCGCCGATGAAAGGAGAAAATTATGACTAATCGTGAGGCTTACAACGCTGTAATCAATGGCGAAATCACCGACAAGGTGATTGAGCATTTCACCGCCGAGCTGGCAAAGCTGGATGCACGAAACGCAAAGCGTTCCAGTAAGCCCAGCAAGACCCAGCTTGCAAACGAGCCTATCAAGGCGCATCTGCTGGAGATTCTGGCCGTCAAGCCTATGACGGCAAGCGAAATTCATGAGGTAGATGCAGACCTCTCCACGCAGAAGATTAGTTCCCTGTGTCGTCAGCTTGTAGAGGCTGGCAAGCTGGCGGTTGAGGAAGTGAAGATTCCCAAGAGGGGCAAGCAGAAGCAGTACAGTCTTATCAGCGAGTAAGAATAAGAGGTGGCGAGAAATCGTCACCTCTTTTTTCGGAAAAGATTATTTAGACGAATTTCGTCTGAATAATTTTGTACTTGACATTTTAGTAAAATTACTGTTATAATTTAGTTACAGTAAAGAAAGGAGAAATAAAAATGGTTGCTTGGTATTGGGTTTTGATTTCTATTGTAATGTCAAATTTCTTAACAGTCCTTTTGTCCGACATAATCAATTTTGAGAATCTTTGGGAAGATTTTTTGTTTACTTTGTTTTACCCCTTTGTCTGGATAGGAAAATTCCCCTATGCCTTTTTTAGAAACTTCTTCGTTCCAGCAACACAACAACGATTCGAAGAAGCAATGACTACAGAGACAGATAAAGAGACTATTTATAAATTGTCTAAAAATGTCTATCTTTGGCATGATAAAAAGGCAAAGAAAATTCATAATCATTGGTTTTTAGTAAGAATCAAATAAAGGTTATTTATGATAGATAATAGGAACGGCGCATTTGCGCCGTTTCTTTTTTCACTTTTTTATTTAGACGATTTTCGTCTAAAACGTATTTCTCTTGACAAGTTAGAAATTTTATGATATAATTTATTTACAAAAAAGAAAGGAGACAAAAAATGAAAAAGTATTGTATTGATAATGAATGTATGCGGGACATCCTGATGCTATATTGTGAGGGAAAGTCTTATCTTTGGAACGCTTTTTTTGGCTGGAGACGAAGTCATTTTAAAGACGGAAAGTGGGAATATTCCATTTATATGATTCCTGAGAGAATCTATCGTATGACAATGAATATAGCAAAAAAATATGATGATTATGAAATTCTATAAAAAGTGATAAAAGAGTAATGGATTGTTCCCATTACTTTTATTTTATTTTTAGACGAAGTTCGTCTAAATAAAATCGACTTCGGCGCTTTAACACACTAAAGTACTAAAGAAAATTTGAAATTCAAAAAAAATTTTGTTATAATAATTTTAGAAAATAAGAAAAAAGGTATTGACAAAAAATCTAATCTGTGGTATACTTTAGTTACAATAAAGAAAGGAAGTGCTTTGAATGGCAAAGAAAAGTGAAGTTGTGAAGATGGATTTCATGCAGAAAGTCAAGAATTTCCTCGAAAATGAGGGAGAAACCGTTCTTCAGATTAAGAGCGGAACGTATTCGATTCCGTGGGCGCTGGACGGTGACGAGGGCTATCTAAATCTCACCTTTAGCGTTCCCAAGGGAACGAGGGATGGCGACCTTTTCGACGGTTACGAAGAAGCCGAAAATTACCGCCTTGAGAGTGAAGCCAAGGCAAAAGCCAAGGCAGGACGAGAGGAGAAGAAGCAAAAGAAAATGGAGAAAGACCGCCTTGCACGAGAAAGGGCAAAGTCGAAGAAGTCCGAACGAGAAAACGCGAATAACGAGTAATCGAAAGGGTGGCGAGAAATCGTCACCCTTTTTTCAAGAGAAAAAATTTAGACGAATTTCGTCTAATAAATTTTCTTCTTGACAAATAGAAAAAAATCTGTTATACTATAAATACAAGCAAGAAGAAATAATGGTAAAAAGGAGTGCTTTCTATGAGAAAAGGAAAAATTTATTGCCCGGTAAACGGATGGGATTGTCCCTATTATAAAAAAGGCGAATGTGGTATTGAAAATCCGTTGGAAGAATGTGATGACTTTGGATGTTTTTGGGATGCTGATGATGATTATATTTGCGAAGATGAAGAAAGGACGGCTTTTGAAAAATAAGATTAGTTATTGAATAAAATTATTGGGGATAATATTTTATATTATCCCTTTTATTTTTTTAGACGAATGTCGTCTAATTTTTATTTTTTGAAAAAAGTCCTTGACATTTTCGGAAAAACTGATATAATAGAGAATGTAAAGGGAACGACTGGTAAACCTTTATAATAATTTTGAATGGAGATTGAAAAAATGAATATCTGTGTTTTCGATACGGAAACAACTTCCCTTGAAAAACCTTTCTGTTACAATATCGGCTATCTTGTCACCGATAGCGAAAGCCGGAAAACGCTTGTCAAGCGGGAATTTGTCGTAGAGCAAGTATGGCATAATCCAATGGTTTTTGCGTCTGCTTACTATGCGGACAAGCGCCCTATTTATGTAAAGGCCATGCGTTCCCATAAAATTGCTATGGATAAATTCGGCTATATCACGCGAACAATGGCACGAGATTTCAAAGTGTTCAATGTAGAACGGGCTTTCGCTTATAATTCATCTTTTGATGAAAAAGTGTTCAATTTCAATTGCGACTGGTTCAAATGCATAAATCCCTTTGACACCATTCCTATTTCCGACATTCGCGGTTTTGTTCACCATTTTCTAATGGATGAAAAATTCTTCAAGTGGGCAGAAAAACATGGCGCATTTACCGAAAGCGGAAACTATTCCACCACCGCCGAAACCATCACGCAATATATTAGAAACAATCCCGATTTTTCCGAAAGTCACACCGCCCTTTCTGATGCATTGATAGAAACCGAAATTTTGTTTTATTGTCTGGAAAAAGGGGCAGACATCAACGGAGACTATACTACCCGCCGCTCCATTCCTCGAAAAGTCAAAAAGATTTTCACGATTGACACCAAGGGCGGAAGATTCACCATTGAGGGCGAAAGCGCAACTTACTACAAAACAAAAAATACTTTCAAAATTCGTTGAATTTAGAGGACTTCACCACTTTACTGTGGTGAAGTTTTTTTCGGAGAAAAATTTAGACGAATTTCGTCTAATTTATTTTATACTTTACAAATGAAAAGACTTGTGTTATACTTTAATTACAAAATGAAAGGAGACTAAAATGAAAACTCACATTGGTTTTATAAAAGAGGGTACAATCCTCGATTTCCCTAATTCTGCTTATACCTATATGAAAGTTTGCGACAGAAACGGAGTCGGTGGTGTAGTAAATCTTTCGACAGGTCTATACATTTCAACTTCAGATTTGGAGAAAGAGGGACTTTCTCCAATGATTGATTGTCCAGCAGAAAATTCTTTCTATTATATTTGACGGCGCACTTCGCGCCGTCTCTTTTTTCCGGAATTTTTAGACGAATATCGTCTAAATTTTATTTTTTTCAAATTTTCTCACTTTAGCGCACTAAATCGTTAAAGTCAAATTTCTATATGTGTCAAATCTTACCCGGCGCCGGCCACTGTCAAATTCTACACCTTGTCAAATTTTGAGCGCGCAAATAAGCTGGGAACAATAAGCTGCGAATAAGCTGGAAGCTGGGTGTCAAATTTTACAAATAAGCTGGGTGTCAAACTTTCCTTTCGTATTATAAAATTTGAAAATTCCCTATTTTTACGCTATAATATATATAGAAAGTCAAGGAAGACTAAAAAAATAAAACGCTCCTAAGCTGGGAATAAGCTCCAAAAGAAAACGGCTACGGCGCATCAAGCCACTTGTCAAATTTTAGGCCGTAAATTCTTCTGTCTTTATAAAGCAATGAGGAGCAGAAAGAGGTATTTTATGACTATTCGTGAGTTCTACACTGCTATTTCCAATGGTGAGATGAATGATGAGCTAATGGCTAAGGCCACTGAGCTTATCGAGAAGATGAATGAGACCAACGCAAAGCGCGCCCAGAAGGTTCTGGAGAAGAAGCAGGCTGCCGAGGATGAGAAGGCTCCTATCCGTGAGGCTCTGCTGAATGCGATGGGCGATGAGGGTATGACCGCTTCCCAGCTCATTGAGGCTGCTGGTCTTACCGATGAGGTAAAGGTAGCGTCTGTGCCTTCCCTCCTGAAGCCCTTCGTGCTGGACGGCACTGTGGAGAAGGTCGATGTAAAGGTTGAGGGCAAGAAGGGTCCTCAGCGCGGTTACGTTAAGGCCCACTAAGAAGAAATAGAGGAGTAGGATTTATTCCTACTCCTCTATTTTTTTATTATTCTGAAAATTTGACAACGCTCTGAAATTTTGGTAGAATAAAATCAAAGAAAAATTTGACACCGCGCTAACTACGCTCTATAAATACACATTATATATACACATAAGGTGTACACATTATATATACACATAAGGTGTACACATTATATATACACATAAGGTGTACACATTATATATACACATAAGGTGTACACATTATATATACACATAAGGTGTACACATTATATATACACATAAGGTGTACACATTATATATACACATAAGGTGTAC